ATCCACAATAGTCATATCAAATTCATTGATATTGCATAATTCACCATCTTGTCTTTCTTCACCTAATTCATATCCTAACTTTAGTTCATAGTCGTGTTCGCATACACGGATACCTCTTGCTAAGATAATACCTGATTTAAGCCATCGATTATAAGCTTCTAAAGTATACCTTTTACCAAAGCAGTCATCATCAAATACTTCTGTTCCCGCCTTAAACCAAGTATCAGGCTTGGCAATTAGTTTAACATATTTCATTGGGGAAACATTTTAATACGATTGTATTTTATATCTACATTGATGCTAAACATTAATAGCCCCAATGTCAAGCGTAAACAGGCATAAGTATGTTTATCTATCGCTTCAATATCATAGATAATCTTTGGAAATTGAAGTCTGATTCCTAAAAATAATCCGCCGCCATTTCTATAATGCCATTGCGGATATATACTTAAATATTTTGTATTCATATTCCTAATGTTAATGTAATAGTCATTTTAATACTTTTCCCTCATTTATTTGATTAATAAAATCAATAGAAACAAATACAAGATGAACATAATTTAGTTTTTCGTCCAACAATACTCCTAGATGCATACCTTTATATGATCCTTCGTTATTATTAGGATGTAGATTCCACACATATTCTGCGTTTTTGAAATGCCTAACCTGTTGTTCTGTTAACTCAGATATATCTTTTAATCTGTCCGCAATAATTTTAGGCTTACCACTCTTTAATAAAGCGTTTAATCTATCTATAATATTTGAGTCTGTCATATATTAATTATTTTAATATTGAGCAGTTTCCCTTACATTTTCTATCTTAGTTGTAGTTTTATCATACCCACCATTTTTCATCCATTGATAACCTACTACAGAAATTGATACAAATCCTGTATTATTCTGGGTCACAGACGGAATAGGATGATCTATGATTATGCTTTTATAAATTTTAATTGGATTGTCTACAGGCATAAATTCAAATTTCCCATCGTAAAAACTCATACGATAACACTCTTTTGTTACATATTTATCTGTGTCAAAATCGTAATATGATACTTTGAATTTCATATTGAATCACCGGGCTTTTTTGGTTTATGTATTCTCATAGTCACGCCAGCAAAGCTAGGTATTATCTCCCGCTTTTCTCCCTTGGGTAATTTTGAAGTAATAGAATCTGCATATTCCCACATCTTTTCAAAGTTTTTTAAATGATAATAGTCATTTATGATATCTGATTCTTTGTCGGTGAATTTGTGATCTATATAATTGACAAAACCTACAACCTCTGGTAAAGGTTCGTCACTCGACTTCAGCGGACCATGAAAATCAACGGTGTTGCCATAATAGCCGCCGTTTCTCTTCACCGCAAGAACTTCTTCAAAAGTTTTTTTGATCTCATAAGCAATTTTAGCATCGCCAATTTCTAACGCATTGTAACCATAACTTGAGCCGCGAACTGATAGTTCAGGCAACGCAAAAGATCTGATTATTGTGGAAATAGCTGATGACTGTTCATGCTTTATTTTGTAATTATAAGCAATGTCAAGTGCCATATCAATCTGCCCAGACTTTAGTCTATAATAAGTCTCAAGCGCGGCATTAATAACAGATAAATGAGTATCTGTTAGGTTGACGACATTGATGTTGTCTTTTTCTTTTTTAGAAGTTTTTTTGCTCATGTACAATTATCTTTATTTATGATTCCACTCGTTTCATTCCTAAAGCTTCTCTTGCATCATCACGCAAGAAATGATTAACAGAATATCCTAAATCTTCAGGATTTAAAAATCTATTAACAAAAGCTTCTAGTTGTTTGATGCGCTTGTTAGCTTCATCAAGCTTCCTAGTCAGAAATATCACCTCACGCCTCCGACATACCTCGGATTGTGCGGCGCGTTTGAATTGAGCATCTGACCAAATTATATCTTGAACGGTTTTACACTCGTATGTAGCGAACCCGCCATCCGATGACTTTAATGGGTTTCCACCATGAACTAGAATGCTAGACTCACAGAACGGGCATTTATCTGGTACTTGTTTCACGGCTTAGGCTCCTTAAATTGCATATATATTCCCCACGCAGCATCAAGTTTATTAGTAATACCCTCCAAAGTTTCATCCAGTCGCTTAATACGATCTTGCGCTTGTTTTAATTCTTTTTCAAGCATATATGCTTTATTTTCTGCAAATGTTTCATTGAGTATTGCAGTATTTAATTCAACTTCAAGTTGCACAGAAAGCTCGGCCATGAGCTTCGCAAGTTCTTTAACGTCATAAGCTTTTTTCCAAGTTGCGTGTGTTCTTGGAGCTTTTGTCGCGTCAATATCCATTTTGATTCACAATCTTCGCCCCGAAACCCAAGAAAGTCAAGGAAAAATGCCAATAACCTTCTCGGTCATTTAAATAGTAAATTTCTGTCGGGAAACTCATTTTAAATCCTGAATAGTATTCATCAGTCCATTCATTAAACGCGTCGATTTTACCTAAGCTTGGAAAATGCAGTTCAATAAATAAAAATTTAAAATTCTTTTGGTCGTTTATGATATTTATTTTCATGCTAGTATAAATAGTATACTATCCACGCCCAAAAACCAATAGGAAATCCCACAAAAACAAAAGTAATTAACCCCAGCATTATCTTTTGAAGTGTTGTGTATTTTTTATTATTTGATTTCATAACGTAGCGTCAGACGCTTCGGGCTGCAAATGGTTATTGTTTTAATATTAATTTAGGAGAAGGGCAAAATTTAAGAAATGGGCAATCTGTGGCCCATGCGTCACAAGTTAGGCACTCACCATTGTGATCAAAGCTCTTAGGTTTACGACAAGGCCACTCATGCAAGTTACCAAGAACTTCAATAGTCATCAACCTCCAATAATCCCATTGATAACCTCTTTCATTATCCCAATGCACAGGAAGTATTTCTTCTTTAAAGCCAGCGGGGCCAAAATCAAATATTCCACGAATAACGTCGCCTTCGTAAATTTCTTTGCCGTACTTATCTTTTAAGCCAGTGAACCATTGAATGATTCTACCTTGTTTCTTAATCTCTTCATCTGGATATATAAGCAGAGATGATTTATCCCAACAATCGTATTTTTCATCCCACATTCTAAATTTTAGTTCTCTCATACTTCTTTATGTTCAAATACATTACTAACGACTTTCATAATATTATAATCAGCCGCTGGACTTTCAAAGTTTGGTATAAAGAACCAATTGGGTTTTATAGTTTTTAATTTATAGCAACGGTCCCAATATATTTCATACAATCCACAATGATTATCTTTAATACCTTTGGCTTTATCATTTGCTGCTGTATGTAGCTCGACTATGTCGCCGCAATAAATTTCTTTGCCATCTTTGTCTTGTAATCCTGTATATTCTTGCGGCTCACTTACGCCGCCAGCGATACCTTGAGGTACGCCTTCGTATACATCAAAGTAAATAAAATACTTAGAAACAAAAGAATAGATTCTGAATTTATATTCGCGGCTCATATCATTACTTAATTCTTACTAGAAGAATATTCTTCATGAGCTTGTTTGGCTGCATCTCTAATTGTTTTATTTGGCCGGTGCATTATTTCTTCTCCCCAATTCAGACAGACTTGACTTTGTAGCTCTACTGCCAAATTATCATCAAAAATATTATCAATCGGAGCTTTAGTAACTTTTTCCCATATTGACTCATACTGTCTGCTCACCAATCCCAAAGCATAAGCAAACATCATGCAGTCAGCATCTAGTTTTAAAGAACGCGATAGTCCAGTAACTTTACTAATTTGATTTAAGTTTTCATATTCTAAATCGAGATGGTTTTTGATTTCTTTTTTGAATTGTTTTTGTTGTTTAGCTGTCATATTATTTATTTTTTTTACCGAAAAATTATTTCTTATAATGTATTGTGTTCGTGCAATTGCCTTTATGAGTTAGATTCCATCCATGACCATTGTAGTTCTTAAGATATTGGCAACCATCTATTACTTTAATGGTGTTGTTAGTCGATCTGATATAAAGACCCCAAGCAATAGCACATATAATAACTAAAACAAACATTGCGATAAAAGCTGTATTTTTTGTATGTATTCTCATAATTAATCTAAATTAGGGGGACGTTCTAGTTTCATTTTCTCAACATACCAGTCTCTATCATAAAGAGATTTGGAATTTGATTCGCAGTATTTTTCTGCTTCTGTTTCGCAAATAAAAGCCTTTTTAACATAAGACTCTTCGCAACATTCATCTCTGTCCAAACCATAAACAAGATAAATTGTCATATTAAAGGACTTTCATTTCTACAACATATTCACGGGCAAGCTTATCTAGCGAATATGAATCCATACTCTTAAAATAAGGAGCAGAATAATACTCTTTTATCACAAAATCAAGTGCTTTGCGGTCAGTGTCGAAAATAGCATTAACGCCTCCATCTCGATCACTATTATTATAAACAAGATAAACTTTCATATTACTTAAATCTTTTTAATATCTTTGGGATGCACGGCTGTCCATTTATCGAAGCGTTTAGCATTAAACTCTTTAATTGGAGTCTGAAGATGTTGACTCCACGGCTTGTCTTTACTAATCCAAATAGATCTGTAATTTTCACTGCCCTCATATAGCAGACCATTTTCAAATTTAAATCCTTCAAAACGAATGCCATGATGATCGAATACGAGGTAGCCCTTCTTGAAAAGGCGATTGGCTTTAGCCGCCTTTCGCAGGATGTTACGCCATCTAGCCTTCTCTAGCTTATTCATTGCTGCTAGTCTCGCTGGTACAGAACCAAAAAGCGAGAGAAATTATCGAAAATTTCATCAGCCAAATTGAGAGTTGACAATGAACGTAGCCCTGCTTAGGGCCAACAGCCAGCAGAGTCGCGCTTATAAGTCCCGCCAAGCCCACGGTCAAGAGGTTTTTTCGGCTAATTTTCATAATTTATTCTACTACTCCATCATTGAAGTTGCCAATATATAACCGCCCATCACTACGATCATTCGGGTCGTTATAAGCAAACATCAAATCAGAACCAAGCATATAATCCCGGCAAATCAATTCGATGAAATTGTATGAGTGTGGATGGAAATATTCTTCACTTACGAGGTGTAATGTCTTGTTGCTCTTTGGATCGACATCATTCAAAAAACACCTAAATTTAATAGCAGTTTTTGTTTTTTCGCTCTGCTGTTTCCCGATAATTGTAACTTGTGTATTCATATATTAAATATATTTATAAAACTCTTCTGGTAAAATTACGTTTTCAAATACTCCTGTTTTAATTATCTTAAATAATGGGGCAATATCTTTTGGTTGATACAACGCCAATCCGCAACCGATTTTGGTCACTAAAAATTCATATTCTTGGTGAGAGAATGCCGTTGCGAGGAAATCATTAACATGAACTTGAATTTTGTCAAGGGGCAAAGTATAAATTTGACGATCCTTGGTTGGGATGCCATACGTCTGACCGTTGAGACCATACTCGTACATTTTTGCGCCCCATTTCAAGGCTAATTTTGCGGCTCCTGCACCGTGGATTCCTGCGGCGTTTGCTCCATAGCAAAAGATTTGATTTGGTTCAAGATGCGTGATATTTTCTGGAGTGTATTTCATATTATTATTCAGTTAATTCGCGCTCTGAATAAGAGTCGTAGTTTTACCATAGCCACCGCTCTTCATTTCTTGAAAACCATCCACAGTAATATTCAAGCCTTTATCGTTGTAAAATACATTGACTCCAGAACCACTTATAGAAAAACCTTTCCAATTCTCCTTTGGCCCATCACTAACAGGAACAAAATCAAATGATCCTCTGTAAGATGCCATCCAATATAGTTCTTTTGTTAGATAGTTATCGCTATCGTAATCGTAGTATGTTACTTTGTATTTCATATTTAAAAACTCTTTGTATAATCAATACCATCGCCGCATTCATTTGGGAATTGTTTTTTACTATTTTCTAATCCGCAAATGATAGTTTCCATGTCGCTGCCCTCACTAACGAGGCTGATTGCAGTGTCTAGTCCTTGGTTGTAGGCTCCATTGAAATTCTGACGCGAAGATACGTCATACAATGTCCAACTGTCAAGACCTTGTTTTTTAAAATAATTTCCAAGCAAGATGGCAGCATCCTTGACTTCTTGGGGAATTTTATGGATTAAATCTATGTCGGGGGACATATTATTTTTATTCTTCTTTGTTCATTTCTTTCAATTCCTTAGTCAATTCAAACAAAGATTCAATTTCAGTAAAAGTACCACTAGTGACACAATGTTCACTGAATGTTTTTTTGTCAAGTATATAGCACAAGGCTTTAATGTTGTGGCTTAAGGTTACAATTTTTAATTTATTTTCATCTGTCATTTTCATATTAATCTTTCTTCTCCATCTTCTTCACTTCTGTATCAGTAAAAAAACAACTATCTCCTTTATCATCTACAAAAAACTCAAACCCAGAACCTTTAACTTCGCGTCGAGTTCCAGTGTATGTCACTTCGTATTTTCTGCCAACGATGTCGGTGTGGATAAATTTATCGAATTTTTCCATATTATTCTTCTTCGCTTATCTTCTCTTGGGAATGAAAATCATCATAATCAAAATCCCAAATACTCATTCTACATTTGTCACAAACAGAAAGAGTGTCGCCGCTCCAAGAGACAGCGCAATCTTCTAGTTTAGCTTTAGTTTTAGTTTTTGAGCAAAACATATTTCATATAGTTTGTTAATTTCTTTCATAATTAATCCCAGATGCGGTGTTTTTCGTATACGCTTTCTATACCATCATAATCGTGAATATACCATTTAACATCATCAGGCACTTCAACAACCTTCAATTTACAATAATGTCCATTCGCTAAATCACCAAGCTGCTCAACAACTTCTACAAGGACTGGATCGGTCCTTTCGATCTCCCACTCACCGAATCCATTTTCTTCTTTCTCTTCATTTAAGAAGTAATGAGTAATGGTTTTAACTTTTTTATCTTCTTTAGCTATGATGTTAAGACCTTTCTTATCACCATATAATAAAACAGCTTCTTCGCTAAGGCCAAAGCCGCCGTATTTTTTATTAATTACTATTTTCATTTTTCTTTGAGGGCTGTTTGGTTTGCTTGCGACTTCCGGTGATTTCGTAGACTCCCCAGTCAATCTTATTTACTCCAAATATATAATCTTCTGGGATAGTTAGATAATGGACTTCAATGAAGTGCTTGATTGCTCTCTTAGCGTTGTTGTCTGAGTGATAATGCTTGCCGACAATCGGCGGGGCAAAGTTAGTGGGGCTTTCGCTCTTTTTCAAGCCTTTTTTCTTCGCCATTTTCGCCGCTTCCTTGCCGAGCTTTTCTTCTTTGATCTGTCTAGCAAGATGATTCTTAAGGGCAATCCCGCGAAGTGGCTTGACAGGTTGAGGTTTATTTTCGTTATTCTTTAAAGGATTTCCAATAAAATTAGTTTCAGTTGCGAAACCTCTACGTTTTTCCCATGCTTTGAACTTTTCGTTTATCATCGTGAAAGTTCCTTGCGGGATATCTGTTCCGCCAACATCCCACCATGCGAAACTCTGTTTGATACTTCCTTTGTATTGATCGTTCATTTTAGTAAGTATTTTTAGTAATTAAGTGTTTTATTTTCTTGTGTGTCGTTGTAATTGTAAACTACACCGTCTCTGGTACTGGTAATTTTTGCAGAAATTAAATCTTTTTGAATAGACTCTATTAGATCCATCGCTTCGGTGAAGCCCTCTCTATTGTGAGGAAACTGAAGGATACGAACGCTGGCATGAGTGTCAAGTTCCAATTCATAGCTCAAAAATATTTCATTCATCACAAAAACAATTTACAATTAATAAAACCGCAAGTATCCCAATCGCCAAAACAGGCGGCGCAATGTCTACCCCCAACTTAAAGTGGAGAACGTAGGAGGTCAAGCAGGAAAAAAGAAAAGTTCCTACGATCCAAAATAAAAGCCTTGACTCTTTCATGGGCTAGGGCATGATTCTGTACTTTTTCAACTTTTTCTCGTACTCTTGGATCTGAGATTTTAGTTTTTTAATGGTCTTTTCAGATTGCTCTGCATGGTCGCAGACGAAATAAAGGTCAGCAGTTAATTGCGCTGGCACGATTTCTGCTTCTTCCATTGTCTGGTCATTCTTGCCGGTGCGCCAATCATTGAAATTACGCAACCTAATTATCACTTCTTTAATCATAATAAGTATGGACCGAAAAGAATCACATACGAAACACTATCAAACTTAATGCTTTATATGTGACTCGTTAATTTGAATGCGGAGATAGTATGCTCGAAAGGGTTGCCTTCGATACACTTAACTAATCTTAACATTTCAGCAGCAATTTCTCTAATTTCTTTTTGTGCATCAGGCTTGTTACGCAAGTTCAAGAAATGATAAAAAGACCGCCAATTAAACATAACATCAGCTTGAATTTGAGAATTATAATTCTTGAAATAACGAGCCGATTCCTTAGCTCGCTTGCGGCCTAAAGTTGGCTCAAGGTCTTTAACGCATTGATGATAAAGAGTATTGCCAAGTTCAGTATAATGTTCAAGAATAGTAGTCCATTTATCGTTTTGTACTCCTAAATTATTATCACTATTAAAATTAGACGTAATACCTTCCCAATCATCTGGGATAAGATACTTGTCTTCCTTTATCTCCTTGTACCTAGCAGATTCACCATTAATACAAACGCCAACCCTATGCTTTAGAAGATGAATGTGACTAGCAATATCAGTATCAACTAAAAAGTGAAGAGAAGATTTCTCAAAAGGAGTATGGTGTCCCGCATCAGCAAGCATCTTAAGGAGTTTAGGAATCCTATTAATTTTATCTTCATTTAAATCTCGGCTTGTAGAAGTCCAAGCTGAACAAGCGTGAACTTGATCGCTGCCATAATAGCCAAGTAGCTGCACTTTGTTATCATTCTTGTCGTTAATCATGTTTAAGAGTTTTTCTAATTTCTGCGTGAATTTTTTTGTTAATTTTACAATTACAACTATCCATCTTTAAATTACCGGGGCCAATTAATACCCATTCCCAATTGCGGCAATAATGCCAGCCTATACTTATCTCTTCAGGACTTAATAAATCGCAATCGAATTTGTCTTCCACAGATCATCCTTTGGTTTTTTGATTATAACGCTACTAGCGAATTCATTTTCTTTCGTATCTAACCAGTGTATTTTAAAATCACCATTCTCATCTCCTGCCATTTCTAGCATTCGATCATTAACATGAAAAACGATACCTTCAACGTGGAGTTTATTCCTAGGTGTGCTAGTTCCTAATCCAATGTTGCTTGATCCTCCAATGCCAAGATTGCCATGTTCATCAATTCTTAGAACTTCTCTACTGAGTGATAAATCTTTTGGCGGTTGAGGAGTCTCTTCTGCTTTGATTAGAGATGGCGCGGCAGAAGCAGCGACAAAGCCTCCGAATAGAGTCTTGAAAAAACCTTTGCGATTCATACTCATATTATATAGAGCTTCTTCTTGTTCAGCAAGTTTTTTAAGGGGTTTTCCAGTTAGAATTAGTACCGTCAGAGCAATTAATAGTATAAGTACAATAAGGGCTAGGGCTGCCCCAAGAATAAGGTACAGTATACGGTTGATGATTATAACCTAAAATCCCTTTGAGTTGAGAATAGAGGTCACTCGCTTCTTCCATTGATAGGGTAATTTCTTGATCTTTTATTTTTAAATTAACAGAGACAGTAACAGATGGAGAACTCATACTGTATTTTATCTCTTAATCCTATAAATCAAAGAAAATATTTATCTCTTTAGCTTAAAAGGCTTTAAATGTTTAATTTCTAAATTAAAACAATCAGCTTTAAATCTAAATCCGCAGTTTGAAGATGGGTCCAGTTCCCCTTCTTTGTAGAACTTAGCTTTATCATAGAAGTCTTCTCTCTTTATTCCTCCCAAAATCCAGCATTTACTAAAATCTTTTAGTATCCTAACGAAACCATATACCTCGCAGTCTTGTGAAGTGTTGTAATTCGCCACAGAGCAGTAATAACTAGGGTCTGGCTTGCTTGTGCATTGTTTCGTTTTGACATCTATAGTCCTGCCATTCCTTACCAAATCGTAATCATAAGTATTAGCCCTATCTGCATTAATATAATCAGCGACAATTATCTCTCCAAGGATACCATGAGCATTACCTTTGCCTTCAAGGATAGAGTTGTTAAGAACTCCAATTTTCTTAGCTTCTTCTTTAGCAAAGACAAGCTGAGAAGGCGTTGGAGTGATTTCTATGATATCAGTCATGGATATCTATGTGTCGAGCGTTAAGTTCATCATACAAAATTGTATGAATGGTGTCAAGAGCTTCGCTCGCATTTTTGAAATCATTACCGTGCTTACGATAGCTTCTTAATCTTTCAGCAAGATGACAAATCACTGCATACATATCAGCAGATTGATTTGCTATTCTGTATTCTCTTTCCTCTTCAGGAAGATTGAATTCTAATGTTGCTTTCATACTTTAAAAAAATCTTTTGCTAGTTTTTTTATACAACAGTCTCTAGCTTCTACAGCTTCTTCTATAGTGGCGAAAGTTCCAATACGTATCCTCTTGCTTTGAAAATCAAATTCGCAAAGATAAGGTTTTGATTTATTGTTTTTATGAATACTAATATTTTTATACCCGCTTGTGTTGTTCTTCTGTCTCCCAGCGTTTAATTTGTTTTCAGAAGTAGTGGCAAGTCTTAAATTATTAATATTGTTATTAAATTTGTCGCCATCAATATGATCGACGAACTTGCCTTCAAAATCAGAAATATTATGATGAATAGCGTAAATAACTCTGTGATTATAATATTTTTTTCCATTTAATCTAAAATGATAATATTGGCTGCTTTTCCATCCATCTTTACCACCACAAGGTTTTCCAGCAAATTGGATATTGCTGTTCTTCCGTCTAAGACCGTGAGGGATAGAAGGATCTAATTCAACATATTCTTTTAAATAATTTAAATCAGGGAGTGGATTTGCTTTCATTTTTGTAAAGTTAATGTAAAAGATTTAACCATATTGACTCTCAGGTGTCATTATTATTGGTATGAAATATTTATTACTCATTCTACTCACGCTCGCAGTTAATGCCCAAGGTAAACCAGAGCATCCTCCCGGTCAAGGGGGAAATCATCGCAAGCCTCCAGAATTTAGCAAGGAAATTCATAAAGAGATGTTGAAAAAGTACGATCTCAATAAAGATGGTAAGCTCGACAGAGAAGAAAGGTCTAAAATTTCTTCAGAGGATAAGAAAAAGATAGGCCCACCTCGCAGAGGACCAAAGGGGCCACCTCCTCACAAAAAAGACTGACAAAAAACCCACAGAGTTAAATCTGTGGGTTACTTGTTTATACTAATAATTATTCAGCGATTGTGCTTGAATCATTGTCAGAAGCAGCTTGCAAACGATCTGCTTGAGCATTGATTACATCTACGGCTGCTTGAATAGCCTCTTCAGTAGGATGTGGAGTGTTTAGTACCTTTACAGCTTCATCAGTGATTGAAGATAGGCGAGTAATGGCTTCTTGTAGGTTATTTAGTGATGACATAATTTTGTTTATTTGTTGTTGTAACGATGCTTGATTTTCTAAGACTTCTTTAAATTGCCTATCCTCACAAGAGAAAAGGTTTATTAATTTCTGTAAAAAAAATCTCATCGTTAATATATTATAACACTTATGAACTGAATTTTTGCGACAAATAAGAAACTTTTTTATTTATACTTGGAAATGACATCAAGTAGCGTCGTTACAAAAAGTCTTTTATCTAGCTTGCAAGCGTCTACACTTGCCAGCCGCCCCTTCTCCACTACAGTGCTTGGATTATTATAGGCGAAGCGCATGGTTTCTATCAAATGTTCTTCATCGTATTTTGACCATTTTGAGGCTGGAGCTTTCCAGTACCCCTCTGCTGGTACTTCTTTATAATTAAGACAAAATGAATTCTCTTCTGTCATGAACTCAGATAATCCAGCATACTTAGCAGCAATCACTGGCCTCCCACAAGCCATGCTCTCATGTTGCATCAACCCCCAGCCTTCAGCGCTTACACAAGAAACAAAACAATCATTATCAGAATACCAGTCTTTCAATTGATTTCTTGTAAAAGAATCTTTGCAGATTTCTATCTTACTGCCAGTAAATATTTTATCGTAACTTTCTTTGGGAGATATTTTGATTTTGAGTTTAACGTCTTTTTTATCTGAGAAAGCTTTATTGAAGCAGCTTACTACGTCTCCTAGTCTTTTGCGAGGGTCTTTATTCGCGGTTCCAAATACGAAGTGATCTTTAGCAACAGGTGGCTGATAATTAAATATTTCGGTATCAACGAAGAGATTAACGACATGAATAGGAACTTCGCATCCTTGAGCTTCAAAATTAGCCTTGTTCCACTTGTTTGGGACGATGATTGCTTTCATGTTATTCATCTGCTCAATGAATATCTCGTTGATCCTTGTGCTTTCCCACATTGTCAGCATTACTCTATCTTTTCTAGGATTTAAAAAAAAGATAAAGTTTGAAAAATTTAATTCGTTACAAGGCGGTAAAACTAATAAATCAAGATCTTCTTTAAAGACAGGGAGATTCTCAAAATACTTTTCAAATCTGCCAGCATCATTAGAAAATGACCTTGGTTTTATTAAACAATTATACTTTGGAAGTTCTTCTAATATGCATTCTACCAAGGTATTATACCCTGATTCAAAATCAAAAAATGTAGAGACGCTTAATTTAGTCATTTGATAAAATACCATGAAGCGAACCACTCATAGCGAGTAGTTTGTAAATTATAATTGTTTTGAGCGCAAAATTCATTTACTGCTGGGTTAACTCCAAATGCTGCTAATTTAATGCCTTCTGCGTTAAAAACATATTTATCTATTCCGTTTGAAGCAATATCAGAAATATCCTCCCAATTATTAAAATAATCATGCCCAGATACAATTCCTCCTGTCCTCACTTTTGGAAACCAAGCTTCTATATCTGCTTTAACGAAACTATACTTAAGGTTAGCGTCAAGATAAACAAAATCTAAAGATTCATTTTCAAAATCATTTGCGGCAAGTGGGGATTTTTTCCTTACTATTGTATAGCGAGCTTGATATTCTGACAGGTTAGTGGCGCAATCATAAAGATTAGACATATGATCTTCAGAGTTCGCTATGTCTTCGTATTCTTGTGGATCTTGCATCGCCCAAGGGTCTACTAAATACAAATGACCGAAATACTTAGAGAGTATTATTTTAGCGTGTTCTCCTTTGCTGACTCCTATTTCTACGCCTTTTCCTAGAAAGTTTTTTTCTTGAAACAAGGAAGATAGTCCTGATCTGTATTTTATCATATTGTTAACTTATTTTACACATCGGAATATAATTAATTGTGAAAGTTTGCCTGACGACATTATATACTGATAATTTTAAAAGTTTTGCTCCATTAGCTATAAAATCTTTTGAAAAATTTTGTGAGTACAATAATTTTGAAATTCAAATCTATGATCAAGTGCTTGATAAAAGTATTCATCCTGCTTGGAATAAACTGCTTGCCGTAAAAAATTGTTTTTTAAAATATGATTATGTTTTATGGAGCGATATAGATACTTTATTCTTAAATAATAAAAAATCTTTTTTAGATATAGCGGATATAAATAAAGAAACTCCTTTCTTGTGCAATTCGGATTGGAATGGGATTTGTACAAGTCATTTTTATATCAAAAATAATGAATATAACAATAAGCTATTAGACACTCTTTTGTTCTTAAAAGACGTTAAGGACAATGATTTTTTTGGTAAAGGTTACGGTATGAAGTGGGAGCAGAACTGTTTGAAAGCTCTATTCCATCATTTTAACTTAAATGTATCTACGTTTCCTGACAATACCATCCTTGATTGCCGTGTCGAAGATATTAAAGAAAATACTTTTTTTTACCACTATTGTGTGTTAAATAATCTAGAAAGAAAATTCTTAATGAAGAACCTCTATGAAAGGCTATTCATTTAATAAACCTTTAATGTTTTTGCACATCCTAGAAAACAGCGAATTTTGAGACAGAAGAGAACGTCTTGATATTATTTTTAAGACATGGTAAACCTTAGATTCAGCCATGTGCTTGCTATAAATTCCGCTATCTCCTCCTTCTCTGTCTTCATAATAAAAGTCTAAGTTCCAATCGTACTTGTGAAAAGCCTCTACTGGTTCTATATGTATTAGACTTGGGTTCTCTTTAGCAAGTTCAAAAGGCTTTCTTACTGACATTTTGTTCCAATCATAGTCATCATAGTCAGATAGATAAGCTTCAAACCATAGGTCTAGGAATTTTGAATCTCTTTTACTAATTATTAAAGCGTTACAAAGACCATTTATTTGCCACTGATTAGAATCCATGTGGAATATAGCTTCTGTTCCTAATACAAAATCTTTATCTAAGTTAGGAAAAAATGGTTTATAAAAAAGCGTATCTACGTCAGCATAGACTCCACCATATTCTTTCAACACTAGTAATCTAAAGATATCGGATTGATGTTCTACTCTCCATACTTTCTTTTTATTGCAATAGTAAACAATATCTGGGAGAGAATCATATTTAATCAATTCAACAAACTGCTTCGCCTTTTCCCACCATTGATTATCTTTAGGCTCATAAAGATAATGCATATATATCTTAGGGTTTTCTTGTGTTAAATAACAGCTTTTGATAGACAGATAATGAAAATACTCAAAAGGTTTTTTGTTAAAATCTTCTGATAGCCCAAATATAAAATGATATATCTTATCCATTTTGGGTTAGCGATTTAAATGATACATCTATTGGATTGTTTATCGATATTTGATCTGCAAGAGGAGGCATCATAACATAGTATTTTAATTTTGGAAGACTTCTCTTTTTAATTTGTATGTCAATATGAGACCAAGCTAGGCTATTTGTCTCTATTAGAACTGGCAAAGCGGATTTTTTTATCATGTAGGCATGGGTACACATTGGAGGATCAATAGTCTGTATAACGTTTTCACTCACATGGAACCTTCCTTCTTCTGAGCATAGACAGCAGTGACCTATAAATGCATACTGCCAGTCTTCTGGGAGTTGAGATTTATAATGAATCAGTTCCTCTTTAAAATTATCACATAGCACTACATCATCTTCAAAAATTATATATTCTCCAAACGGGAGGTACTCCATCACTTTCCATAAAATATAATGAGACAAAATACATCCAACGTGTCCTTGGCTTATAAAATGAGGCGTTCCAAAATCTGGACCCCAATTAGGTGTGTCATCCGTATAGGGAATCCTTGTTGAAAGACCGAAATTCTTAGCATGAATTCCTTCAAAAAATTCAACTTCTAAATCATGTTGTTTAAAATGCCGTTCCGCATATTCTCGTCTCTTAGGAGTATCTTTTAATGTCAAACAAAAGATTTTTGGCAAATTCTTCATATTTTACCATCTGCCCCATTTTTTAATCATTTCTTCTCTACCAGATAAAGTATAATAATCTGCATTAGGTGAATTTACTGCGGTAGCTCCTACTAAATGATCAACTCTACTATTGTACGCGCATCCCGTAATTAAGGTTGGATCTTTCTTACGCATTTTTTCTATTGTAAGCACCATATCAGCATCTTGATAATGAGCTTTAAATTTTTCATCCCATATCCAATTAAATTTTCTTGGGAAACAACTAAACCATCCTCCAATATGTATTGTATTTATAAATCTATCAACATAATCTATATTTTTTCTATAAACAGAATACTCGTTTTGTACTTCAATCCATTCTTCATTATTAACAACTTTTGCAAATGGTGTTGTAACAAATAAATTATCAATTTTATCATACCATGATAATAAATTTTCATGCCACTGTGGATAAAATAGGATATCAGAACTACAATACATAATATATTCTTTTTGAGTTATAGCTGTACCAATATTATAAAATCTATTCATGTTAAATTCACCATTTACATATAAAAATTGTTGATTTTTTGATTCTACATAATCTTTCCACCGTTTATGAGATTCATATGTTGAGTTATTTTCTATAACCAACATAGACGCTTCATTTGGAGTATTCCTAACAAAGGAATCAATCATTTCTATTTGGAATTGTTCAATTTTTTCATTTTTTGTTGAACACAAAACAATTATATTTGATGTTTTCATATATTTAAATTAAACCATTTCTTTTTTAATTTTTCATATCCGTCATTACCATAATTAGCTACGCAGTTTTTAGCAGTCTGTCCACCCATATGATCTACTCTGCTGTTATACGCAATGCCACTTTTTATTAATAGGTTTTTTTTTCTCATGTCTGCTAAAGTGTAACAAAAATCACAATCTTGATGATGACCGACAAACTGTTCATCCCATATGAAATTATGTTTTCTAGGTATACAATTTATCCATCCCGGTAATGATTCTGTTTCAAAAAAAACATCTCTTAAATCAGTATTAATTTGATATACTCCCTGCGGGTTTGGGTCCCAATCGAACGCTTTGGTAAATGGTGATATTGTAAATAAGTTCGGAATTTTATCAAACCATCCAAGCAAATTTACATACCAATTTTCATAAAAAATTAAATCAGAATTACAATAAAAAATATACTCATTACTGGTCATTTTCGTTGCTATATTATAATAATAATTCATATTAAATGATTCATTACAATAATAAAATGTTTGATTTGATTCTAATACCAAATTCTTCCACTTGCTGTGTTGTTCAGTTGTGGAATTATTTTCTAAAACAAACATTTTACATTCAGACGGAGTGTTTTTTAAAAAACTTTTCAACATTTCTTGCTGAAATTCAAAAATTTTATCATTAACTGTGTGCGATAATACGATCAGATCAGATGTTTTCATGTAATTAATATTTTATAAATTTTCTTTCTACCATTTCTATGTCAAACCAATATGGCAAGATGCGTTCCATTTCCCACGGAGCTTCATTTCTAGTTTCCAATATGTATAATAGTTTTTTGTAAAAATTTTTGGTTCTTATTAAGATTGCGTCTTTATCTACAGCAAAATGGGTAGCTATGCAAAAATTACACATTTCAGGGCATTTTGATAAAAACAAAAAATTCCAAAAATCAGGAATTTCAATGTCTACTCCAAATTTTTCTCCTACAATTATTTTAGGTGCTTGACTACAATATGAAGTTAAACAAATAAACTTTTCAACTTTATTAATATTATTAACAACATTAATATAATCAGGAACATGTTCAAATGGACTATCTTGTGCAAAAAAAATTTCATCTGCTAAATTGTCATAATTTCTTAAAATATGAGTAAGATATGTATGAAGACATCTTCCCAGATTAGGTTCTATTAAAATTTCATCTGGCAATAAATTATTTTTTAATTTGTTATAAATTATAACATTTCCTTTTAATTGATTCGTCCATTCTGTTGAACGAACATATTTTGCAATCACAAATTCTCTAGATCTCATATTTTTATAATTCCTGTTCTTTCATCATTCAATCCAAAACTAACAATAAATTTACCATCTTTTCCTATAGCTCCGCATGGAAAAACTACCAAAGGGCTGTTGTCTGGTAATAGTCTTTGGTCCGTTTCGTTTCCATATAATATTGGTTTTTCAGAAATTTCGGTTATTTTAAAAGGTGGTTTAGATTCAAATTTGTAATACCCCATGAAGTATCTCCTTTTCGATCCTTTCCAAGGTAAGCTGCTGTGGAAAAAGCCATTATAATGCCCATCTTTTAAAATAGGATTATTCCCCATCCTACATTCGCCAAATTTCCATAACTTGCTTACATCTTGAAAGTGCTTGTATTCTGCGACGACTTGTCCTTTTATGTGATCTATTTCCAGAACTACATGAGGGTTCATTCTGTATTCTAGCATTAGTTTATCATCATAGATAAACCATGTCCAGTTTTTTTGATGATTTGTATTGCTCGTTATAAAAGATCCATTGCCATCATAATTAATATGCAGATTATCTATATGATTAAAATACTCATCAAATACTAAAACTTTTTGATGAATGTACCCTCCCCTATCTTTAACATAATTGGCACATCCTATATAGTATTTATTTTTAAAAAATATGACTCTAGGGTCTTCGTATTGCTCGTTCTGGAGTTCATCTTTTATTTTTAAAGGAATTTCTTGTCTAATTTCAAAATTTGAATCTAATTGATATAGTTTAAGAGTATTATTGAATTCAAGAGGCTTATCATTAGTAATTTTTGCATGCCTCGCCATTAAATAATGATTTTCGTTTCTTGAGAATATGCAGGGATTGAAGAAGAAATTTTCTTTATCATAAGGAAGATTTAGTATTTTTACATCTTGCCCTTGGTTAAAGATGCTCCTGTTTAAATATGCTTCTGCCGATACGCCTTCATTTTTTGAATCTACTCCAAAGGTCCATAAATCCACTTCTGGGCATTGGTCTACTATAATAGGTTTATTGATTCCGAATTCAATTAGAGTCTGTTTATTGTATTCGCTAGAAACACTTACTACATTTACTAAACTATTATTAATCTTTGCGACAAGTTCATCTGGGACAGTGTCAAGATTATCATAAGTTCTTCCTACGATTATCCTGTTTTCTGTTTTTACTTTGAATTGATCAATTATGTGATCCCAATTTTGTGGATCTGCATCTATTATTGCTTCTGAATAAGATAACAATCTTTGCTTATGCTGAGAAAGAAGTTTGTTGAATTTGTTGTCTGCATCTATAGAGTTATCTATTTTATAAGTCTTCCATAGGATATTGACTTTGTCATTTATTAACTTATAGATGTGTCTCTTGGCGCACATCGCCAAATCAGAATCTCCTGATGGACTGATATACAAAACATTTTTATAATTAATTGCCTCCACGAATTATTATACATTAAAAAACAAAAAAGGTAGCAGGATTTTAGCCCCGCTACCCTTTATTTACTTTAACTTATTTTTTTCTCTAAGATATCCTATATATACCAAAATGATAAATAAAGTAATCATCATTGGGCTTTTACTTTACCTTTAAAGCGCCCTAATTCATCTCTTACATTATGGAAAGAGACAAGCACCGAATGGCTTTCAGCTTCCTCTTCCTCTTCTGCGGGGCACTCATCGCAATAACAAGGCTCAGTGTAGCTATCAAACTCTTCTTTTTCGCTATACTCTTCAGTATAATGATCAGGAAGCTTCTGAGCGTACTCGGCTACTACTTTGTACTTACAGGTGCGAAGCTTCTGGCAATCAGAATCCTTTGGAATACTAACAACATCAGAAGGGTCAATTTCAACAATTAGAAGACGACTTGCGCCGCCTCCAAAAGATCTGGCATATTCCAGAGATCCAGCATGGAAGCCAGAAGAGCAACCGACATCAGCATCATCGCAAACAGCATTGCGAACCATCTCAAGAGTATTACCAACACCGTTATCAAAAGTATCAGTATGGTGGTCTCTCCAATTAGAATTGACTGACTTATAAGCCAAGAAGTTACCATTGGGAGTGATAGGCATAGCCTTATGCTCAAGGAATGAATAAAGTTCATTCACTGCCCTCTTAGAAGGGTTCTTCATAAGCTTATCCAAGAAGGCGACTACAGGCTCAAAAGGCAAGCCCTCCTTCATAAAAGAAAAGATCTTATCGCAGACATAGTTATGAACTGGTTGCCCAGCATACTTAATCGCACCATTTTTAATCTCAATGTTGCCATGAGAATACTTGTTGATCGCTTTAGGGATATCGACAAGAGCGGGGATCTTGTCGAACTGTCTGTCTATTATGGCTTGTTTGATGGCGGCATAGTTAGGATGCCCATCGTTCAAGGTATGGCTAATCCCGTCGAAAACGACGGTAATAGAATTGTTAGTGATAATGTATGGGATGTTCATTTTATTGTTAGTTGAAGATTGACAGGATGGTTTTGTCTGTTTCAGGTTTATTTGCCCAGTCAAAGAAGCTAGTATCGACGAGCGAAAGTAACGGATATTTATTAAAGAAATTGTTTAAATTGTCAAATAGATTAACTTGCGTACCGGAAGAATAAGCTAACAGAAATAAATTAACGCAATGAAGACTATTGAGAGCTTCATGAATATTAATGAATGTTGTTTGCTTTTTGATGCTTATTATCTTTTCGTATTGTTTTAGGAAGTCTTGAATGTCTTGACTGTTAATAACTGTTTGAGAGTCCTTCTGGCGGCGAAATAATGCTACCGCTCCTCTTTGACAACAAGATGTCTCACTGCGATTAGTTATTATGTAATTAATGAAATCATCTAACTGCCCTTTAGCCTTTAGGCCGTCAGCTACCGTCTTAATAATCCAATCTTTTAGTTCGATAAGATTAATGTTGTTATTGATCTTCTTAGGAACTTCTTTAAAGCCGATAAAGTTTGCAGAGACATTAGCGAAACTACATATATCATTTAAACTTATAATTAAACGATCAAGCCCAACAGGCGGGTCAGAGACGTATTCAAATCGGTGAATCTTCATCCAAACGCCGGTATCGTTATTAAGGTCAACAACTACAGGATTCCAATGGCTAGAATTAGTATTGCATTTAATATTCTTGGTTAAATCTAAAGTAAAAGTATGCTTAAGATGTTTCTTGTTCCTAATAGAAGGAGTCTTAGCGCTGTGATTAACAAGTCTAACAGGCACAGAAACCTCAATCTCAGAAAGCTTCTTGAAAGTATAACCGTCAAGACCTCTCTTAGCTAAAGCTTTTTCCCAAAGCTTTTGATCTCGGACAGTAATAACATTAACAATTTTATAAGACTTTTTGTTTACTATAACATCGATCATCCTCTTCTTGAGATATTTACTGTCGCAATCATCAATGACATTCAGGTGATCTTCGCCTGAAGACAACTTAGTCTCCAAATAGAAGTTCACTCCTTTCCTAGAACGTCGCCCCGTAAAATAGTGCTTGATGACGGCGGGTTCATGCCCGTCAGGCAGGTTCTCGTCTTGAGAAAAATGAAAATCTACATCAGGTTCAGAGACATCAAGCCCTTTCCAGTTACATTTTTTACCAAGGAAGCTAAAAGCATTACCGTGACTGAATAGATTACAAAAAGTCTCTTGGAAAAGTCTTTTAGCCTCAAAGATACTTGCAGCGTTTTCGATCTTGCCATTGATCTTTTCAATTAACTCAGAGAAGAAACCATCAAGCAATTGAACAAGATTCTTCTTGGTGAAGTCAGTGTATTGAAGGTCTTCTCTAGAAGCAGAGACTTCAACAGTGCCAATATCAACATAAAAGATGAAATTATAAGCCAGAGACGGTGCGTAGCAATCTCTACCAACCTTTTCAGAGAATAAATTCTTAATCTCTTGAGACATTATACTGCTATTGAAGGGATAAGCGACATTGCCCATAACAACGACTGATGGGAATGAGGTAGCGGAATACTGCTTATGAGAGAAATACTTCCAGTTGGTGCCTTCAATAGTAGCATTGCCAAGAGAGATTTCAGAAGCGTCAATCCCTCTGACCTCTACTTTGCTGCTCCAGAACTTGAAGAAATTCTTGATCTTCTCAGTAAAATCATAAATGTCTGCATACTTAACAGGAACGCAAATCTCAACGCCATTAGGCTCACTAGTCTCTTCCTCGTTCATCTTAGCGATCATGCCAATCTGAGAAGGATCAATGTAAGCATTGTAAGTGAACTTCTTACCGTTAACGTAAGAGTCGATGACGAAGTTGTCGCCATAAGCAAAAGCAGACTTGGAGCCAAGGCCAAGTTGCCCGATTAACTTATTAGACTTGCGTTTGGTAGATTCGCCGTAGTTCGCATAAATGTCGCGAATCTCTTCTTCGTTCAGGCCATTGCCAAAGTCCCGTACCCTGAAAGTAGGGTCAAAAGAATTTGGGACGGTGATGACGATTGCTTGGTCTTCTTTGCCAGCCTCGACGTTGGCATCGACAGCATTTGCGGAATACTCTCTGACGACCGCAAGGATCTTGTCAGAATAGAGTTGGTTGCGTAAAACCCCAAAGATATGGGCTAGACCGTCCTGCTTGATGCCGAAAGATACGGACTTGAAGTTGTCCGACAGCATCACAGAATTCTCGTTTTTCGGAGCAATTTGCATGATTTACAAGTGTTTGGTTCCTACCGACAGGGATACCTTAGACTAGGCAAAAACGAAGCGCAAGGGATTTTTCGAAAATTTATTTCTCCGACAAGGCAAGTATCTGGTCAAGGCTTTCTTTGACTCTTATGCCTTGAGAGTTGCTCTTGGTATAGATTATGCTATGGACCTTGCTAGGTTCAATGGAGACCACTGCGTCCAAGTTAATGAGAGCAGGAATATAATCTTTTTTGTTGTCGTGAGTAAGATCGAGCAAGTGGAGCTTGATTAAGTGGGCCATGTCAATTATTAATTGTTAGTAATTTTTGGTAACCGTCTTCGACTGTCGAGAAAAAGTTCTTCTGAAGGTAAAGACCTTCTACTGTCTTGCCCTTGTCTTCTAAAGTCAAGGGATTAAATTGCTCTATCGTGAAATCTCCCTCTGAATTCTCTTCGTAATTGGCGAACATTACATTAAAATAATTTTCACTCAAATAATCTTCAGCGTCTTTAAATTCGCCAGAGATGTAAAACGTAGAGTTTTCGTCCCATGCGTCATTTTTTCGTAGACAGACGCAGATTTTTGTGTCATTTTCGTCCACTTTGCCACGAAATAAGAAGGCATTTATTTTTTCTATCATAAAAATTAGGGAGCGAGTAGGTTGAATCGAACATCCATGTCGAATTTGGAAAAATCGCGCTTTACCATTAAGCTATACTCGCATTAGAAAACGTTTTACTAATAAACTAATATCCCAATAAAGCGGTTTTAAGGTTGACCGCAAACCTTTGTTCCTATTTCAGAAATTCCATCTAATGCCGCCAAGCGCAACTACAGAATTATTCAACTCCTTGATTGCGAAATTATACTTGGTTACACCGAAATTATTATCATAATAACCAATTTCAGCAAAAGGCTCAAGATGATTGAAGAGGACCTTTGAAACGGTCACCTTCGCAGTCTTGAAATCATAATCAGTGAACTTACCATACTCAACGAGAGGAGTGATAGTAAACCAACCAAACACATCAGTAGGACGCTTCAAACCAATAATGTAGCCAGTCTGATCAAGATCTAGATCGTGAGTCGCCTTAACATAAGGAGTAACGGCGACGTTTTCAAGAGCAACAATTGCTGCTACTTCGGTTGAGTTTGGCGCACCGGGGATTGCAGTCTGGTGGCGAAAAGCTTGTCCATCCAAACGGACTGTCAAGCCATCCATAATCTTAAACCCCTTACCTACGCCAGCGAGCCAGTGAGACTCGTCAAGGACAGCAGAGGCCGGGATAATAGTTGCTCCAAGGTAAGCGTCAACTCCTAAATAAGTTGCGCCAATATTTACTCCGCCAAAAGCTTGAGCTTCGGTACGAGCAACGCCGTTTACGATGTAGTGAGTGGTATAACCAGCCTCTGTACTCGCTTTTAGATTTTCGGCAGAAGCCTTAGTTGCGAATAGTGAGGCGATCAACGACAATAACGTTAGAATTCTTTTCATAACACCTTATTTTATGCGAGGGATCAAGCTTTATCAAAAGTTTATTCGTACCCTTCCATCTCAAAACAACCAAACCCTGCTTGATGCTCAAAAGTAAGGAGTCCGCACCTCTTGCTGCGAAGATTAGTGCAGACTCCATAGTCTAAATTTAAGTCTTTACTTACTTCGTCATACAGGGGAATAAAATGCTTGCAGCCGACACTACAATCAAGATAGCGATAATTGCCATCTGCCCTTGTTATTTTCCCCCCGTATTCAGCGTAATCAGTATCTAATACTTTACAAAAGTCAAAAAGGTTGATTTGATTCTGCTTCTTTTTCTTCATAACGCTTCAGGTAATCTTGGCCTTTACCTGTAAGCATTCTACCCTTTTCTGCAATTTGTATCAGATTATTCCTCAATAACCAAGTTTCAAAATCTTTTTGCAGACTGGAGCGAGTCATTCCGATAATCGCAGAGAGATTGGTGAGAGTCATCTCTGGTTTGATCTTGAGAGTTTGCAAGATTCTCAATTCAATTTGATTGAGTCCCAGAGGTAAGATAGTAAGCTTATCTTTTAGAAGCTGCCAGTCTTCATTAGTAAAGATTCTTTCTTGCTTGGTTTTGAGATAAGAATCAATCTTGTTAGCCATGACTTGCGCCTGTCGGGCATTGCCTCTCAGACAAGAAGAGATGTCATGTAAAGATTCTTCATCAAAATCACAATTCACGCTTTTCTTTATTATTTGAGAAAGGTCATTGTGAGAATACTCTTGAAGCTCAACTCTCTCAAGACGATCAAGGAGAGCATGGAAAATTAATTGAGGCTCAGTTGTGCAAAATAAGAAGCTTTGGACAGAGAAGTCAAAGTCAACAGAATAGTCAGGAAGATTGAGCGTATTCTTATTAACCGGATTAGGATTAAATAGACTCAAGAAATTGATCTGAAGAGTCTTGGGAAGTTCACTAGCTTCATCAAAAAGGATAGTGACTTCTTTATTCGCTATCGCAGGAACATAAATATCATTAAAGAAACTTTCAGATGAACCAATAGTTGCACAATTAATTTCAATAAGAGGCTTGCACTTAGACTTATCTGCCTTAAGTAGGTTTCTAGCATACTGCTTTGCAATTGTAGTCTTGCCAGATCCTCGCGGAGCGACAAAAAGGAAATTAGGGGAAATCTGACTCTTGTCGTAAATATCAAGATAAAAATCTAACTTATTCTTAACTGCTTCCTGACCAATGATTGAATCAAAACGATTGTTCATATTAAAATTCTTCTGAGATTGAGAAAGAAACGACTGGCTTTGCAGGGTTCTGCTGCTTGGGAGAACTTGTGGTTTGAGGTAGGTTTTCTTCCTCGTCGATCAGGTTCACCTGTTTGGCGAACTTGACGCTGATTGGGATTTTCGCAGCATCGGTCATCTTCTCGCGAAGCTGCAAAATGCTAACGAATACAAGGTTTTTGCCGCCAGTAGGACGGCCTCTGGTCTTCAAGAGTTCACTCATCGGCGGACAGACTAGATCAAGAGTTCCGAAAGGTCAAGGGGTAGATTTAGAAAATCTTTCCAAATCTTATCTGCTCGTTTTTCCCGCAGATCAAGACCTCCAAGCCAAAGATCGTGGTCCTGCTATCATTAGTATTGTTTACTAAATGAGCCTCCAAGTCTTTCTCAAATTCTTCAAGAAGATGAGAAGGAATAATTACAGCATTAAAATACTCGCCGAGTTTGTATCCTCTGCTTTGAGCTTCTTGAATGGATTGTTGAATTTTTTGTAACATATTAGTAAAGGAACCACTGCCAATCTCTGTGCTTGCTCTCTATATTAATGATAAATGGATGAGAATTGGGTTTCTTGGGTTTTTTAATTAACGCCATTTCAAATTCTTCAAGAGTTTTATTAGATTTTAAACTATTGATTTTGATATCGCAAGCTACCATGTTTTCCCAAGTGTTCTTGCCGTTCCTTGAGACAGGTATCAGGTGATCTATATTTGCCTCGTCCTTCGACAATCTTCGGCCTGTATACTGGCAGGTCCAGTTGTCTCTTTCAAGGATTGCTCTTTTGGTTAATTTAGTATGGTAGATTGGAACTTTCGAGAAGTTCTTGCTGATAACGACTGTGGGAATTCTAAACGTCTGATAAGGAGAGGAGATTGAATAATCGAAAGACCGAACTGGCAAAGTCTCCCAAACTTCCCACGAAACTGGCCTGTAATCTGGGCTTTCAAAATCATATTCTCCATCCACTAAAGGATAATTAACGTCCATAGCAGAGTATGTGCCTTTGAATACTTTACTGATAGCGGTTTCAATGCCTTCAGTTCCAATGCCCATCCAATTTTTGTTTAATTTTAGACAGGTTAGATTTTCAATGGCAAACATAATTTATTTATACTCTTCGAATGTATTCTCTCCGTTTGAATCAATGGAGTAAAATATTTTCTTGGGATTTAAAAATTTAATCAGATTTTGACAAGAAGTACAAGGTTTAGAATTTCTAATCTCTCCGTTTCGGTCTATCCTTGTGGTTACTAAATTTGTCTTAGAGAAGTCAATGTTAGTGAGATTCTTGAATTTTATGAAAGCGTTTAACTCAGAGCAAGTATATTTGTCCGATATCTGCTCTCCGTTGGTGCCTGTTTTGGGGTTTCTGCGATTGGTAGGATTGCTTTTTTTAGAGTTCTTGCCAATAGTAATTATACGATTCTTGTGAAAGATGAATGAAAAGTGTTGGCATTTCAAGTCAGAATCAAGTTCGTGCAAAGCCTTGGTGAGGCTAATGCACTTTTCCAAATTCGCCATTTTCACAAACTTTTATTCTCTGCTTTTTTTATGACTTCTTTTATGAAGGAAACGTAAAAAGCGTCTTCTTTCTTAGAGATTTTCATCTCGTCGATCATGTCTTTCTTCCATTTGGGAAGCTCTTTGTAAAGTTCGTCCCAAGCTTTAGAGTATTCGTTATGAATCTTTTTTGATTTTGACATAGTCTTCTTCGATACACTGCTTAAGTAATTTCAAATAATGAGTAAAAAATGATTCTCCAATCTTAGAAGGGTCGTTAATCTTATCTTGACGATCTTTCTCATAACTGGCTTCGATCAACTGCTGGACTAGTTTTAGAGAGTTTTCCATATATTTGAAATATTATCGGGCAAAATTAGGAGTTGTCAACTTTTTTTTACTTGGTCCACTTTAATTCTTTCAAAAGCTCGTCTATTAGATCTTTTTCTTGTTTGTCTAAGTCTTTTTCAAATTTATCTAAAATTTGATTTAAAGAATAAACTTTGTTTGGCGTTTCTTTTTGCTTGACTTTGAATTCTTGGATGACATCAACAATTTTAACCAAGGGAGATTTGTATTCGTCAACATTATCTTTATGAGTGAACTTTGCAATATCAAAAGCTTTGGGAGTCAACACTTTTATTAAAGCAACAAATGCAGATCCAATCATATCAAAGATAGAAAATGCAGCGGCAGCAACTGGGTTTACCATAGCGAGGACTCTCAACACAAGAAAAATAACTCCAAAAATAATAATAATTGTGATTGCACTCATGAAAAACTTTTTTAATCCCCAAAATACAGCATTAAGGCCGAACATCCCGCTCATTGAATCTAGCACTGCTTTATTTTGATCTGCTTCTTTGGCGACCTCTTTAGCTTTGTCGGTTAACTGCCAGAGTTGATCGTCGTATTGTTCGTTTAGCTCTACTTTTTCTTTTTGTAATTTATTGATTAGCTCGTCTCTTTTAAGGAGTAATTCTTGCCCTTTCTTACGTTCTTCTTCTACTGCGGAATTTAATAAATCGACTGTTGCTTTGATTCTATTTATCTCGTCTATGTGGGGCGAGCCAACAATAGAGACCACTCTTTCGTTTAAAGACTTTGCTGTATCTACTTGAATTGGCGGATTGGTTACTTGATTAAGAGAATACTGGATACCTTGCGCCAATGCAGAGGTTTGAATTTTTTTGCCTTTGTCGTTCTTCTCTATATCTACAAGAGTGTTATCTACTTTCTTCTCTTCTTTGGCAATGATCTTTTGATTGTCATCTATCTGCTTAGAAGGCTTAATTGTAGAGAAGCACCCAGTTAGTATTAACAGGACGAAAGGCAGGAACAGAAACTTCTTCATGCCTATGATTACACAAAAAAGCCGCCTTTCGGCGGCGTGAACGTTTTTTAATCTGGCCTAGTAGGGTATAAACCTTGGGTACAAATTATATATTTTAAATTTGTTCCCTCTACTATCGGGGTTTTATTTAAATTAGGAAGGCAGAATGTAATTCTTCCATCTCCTCCATATTGAGTGCCTACAATAGAAAACAATGCAGTGTATTGCTGAATTGATAAAGTTTGACCATCGCAGTACATATAGTCTTTTGGATAAAAAGTTCCTGCGAATAGTTTAATATTTCCCATGTATTCTTCCATAGATTATTTATTACACTAATTTAAAAATATTACTGTGTTTTCCTCTACCATTTTTCTTTTCACCCACTTTTTTAATAGTATTGCCGATGACCATTTCTTTAACTTTAAGATAAAGTTTAGGATAAGGAATTTTATTTGTAACAAGTAGATCCTTCATGGTGAATTCTCCATTTGGAATCTTTAACTCCACTTGAGTAGTCTCGACTTGTTCTTGCTTGTCGGCTAACATTTCTTTATGCCTGTTAATGGCGACATCCAGAGAAATGCAGTCAAAACCAATCCTGCCAAAAGAATTACTGTGAGGATAGACCCACTTAGCCTCAATAATATTGCCATGAAGTACAAATTGATCTTGCCTCTTAGGCTTAACCAATTCGTATTTTTTGGTTTTAGTAGCTTCTTTCATTTTCTCATAAATCATCCAGCCTCCTTCAAGCTCATTTATGAACTTAAATAAGTAGTGTTTATAAGTGAATTCTTTTGGGACCAAGAGATAGCCGTCTTTATCTTTTTCCATTTTTTCTGTATACTTTATTGTATTTAGTAATTATCTGCTTTAAGAGATTGCTTTCTTTGGAGATCACTACATATTCGTTTTCGACTAGATGTAGGAGGTCTCCTGCTTGAAAGTTGTCACCCATTTTTGGTTGGTGATACTTTGGAAGTTCTTTTTCTTTGAGTTCTATGATGTTTATTGGTCTGTTCATGATGCGCTGGCTTATTCCAGCTAATTTCATCATAATTGGTTTTGAATCGTTTGCTAAAACAATTTCTAGGTTTACTTCCTTTTCCGTTCATGTTTTTCGTTTATCAACAGAGAGGCCATTATTTCTAGTCTAGTTTTCTCAGAATACTGGGTCCAGTCAGCGATCTGCTGCCAAGACCTTCCGCAACCTGTGCAGAAACCGTCTTTTAATTTACAAAGTCTGATGCAAGGGGTTGAGACCTTAGCATCAGTGTCCATTCTTTTGTTGAGTCATCTGTTTCCTGCCGTCAACGGTGTCGTAAAATTTAGTATAATAGCTCTGAATAATCTTATCAATATCCTTAACTATACGATTTGGTTCTTCGCTGGCATCAACATTTTTGATACTTTGCGCCAGTTCGTTTAAGAGTTTTTTGTTTTGCAAGAATTTAGTCTCCTTTTTCGATTCTGTAACTGTCTTCGTCGAAGTGCTGGGTGCTGATTTCAATGATTTCACTATCTTTTAGGGCAGAGAATTGATGGATCATCCCTACTGGGATATGGAAGGTATCGCCTCGACCCAAAGTAGTCCAGTAGTTCCTTGCGGTTTTTTCGTCCATACCGTAATGCAAGACAATTTTTCCGCTTTGGATATAGAAAGTCTCATCTTTAATCTTGTGGTAATGAAGACTACACTTGCGATCTTTAACGACGAAAAGAATTTTTCCGCAATACTTTTCATTATTAACAATCCACTTCTCATATCCCCAGCCTTTGGGCACAAAATGCAGTTTTGACATGTTACTTAAGAAAAGATTCTATTTTCTTTATCGTCCCGTAATTGTTATAAACATAATCAAAGATCCAATCCTCTGCTCTTTCGGACATGTTTAATTGAGAAAGCAAATTGCTATATAAATCATTTTGCTCGATTTTTAGTTTATTAATTTTATTGCGAGTGTCTTTAATTAGTTCTCGCTGTTGAGTTGTAAATTTCATATCCAAAGCGCTTGAATTGCGACTACCATACCGCAGAGTAATAATAAGGTTAAAGTTTTTGCATTTATCTTTTCGTTAAAATGAAAAGAAGTTAAAATCGTAAATAGTATAATTCCTATCCCAAAAGTAAGGATTCGATTAGGCCAAATTAAACCATTGAAATATTCATTAATTAATTTAATAGCTTTAATAGTTATTAATGTAGTGGGGACGCTTATCCATATCAAATAGTATTGGTATTTATTAAACCATTCTGATATAAATTGCCCATGAATTTGATACCACCCAATTATATAAACTATACTAAGCAATAAAATTCCTAAAAATAATTTCATTATATCCAAAGAATGTCATAATACTTCGCGAAAAGCATTAAGCCGTTTTCTTTTCTCTCATTAAGCTTATTAGCCTTTTCCATGTACTCTCCCCAAGCTTGTTTTTCTTCAATAGTCTTTTCAGAGTTGAGATTAAGACCTTTTGTTTTAAAAGAAAGACTCTCTGGCAATTCGCAAAACTTATCTCCATCAATAATATACTCAAAAGCGAAAATCATTTCGTCAAGCGCAAAATTCATTTCTTCTATGCCTTTTTCTTCAGCGGCTGTCTGCTGTTTGCCTTCAAGCAGATGGAAGTTGTCTGGCAGGAAACAACAAGAGATTCCAGTTTTGCCCTTTTTCTTAAAATATTTAAGTCGAGGCAGGATGAAAAGAGCAATATTGTATCCCAAAGAATACACCTCATCATCAGAAACCCCATAACGAATCTTCTGATACTTGCATTTCGCCCACCAACGAATTTCATTAGGCCAATACCTAGCTTTCCAACCCAACCTAAAAGGAACAAGGTCAAGTAAAAAATCTACATACTTATTATAAACTGGTTCATCAGAATTAAACATAAGATCAAAAGCTTTTTCGTTTTCTTCGGCTATCTTTTTATGTTCAGCGACTTCTTCTGGTGTCCTGAAATCAAATTCCTTTTGCATTGTAGTTGTCTATATATTTTTTAATGTTTTCAGCACCTACTGGATTCATAGAATGGACTTCGTATGCTGGGTGAGAGACTTTTTGATCTTGACAAACCTCAACCAAATACTTAGCGCAATCGTAGCCAGTCTTTTCTTTATACTTAGCATAGTCAATTTTATTGGTTTCTAGGATTGTTTTAAGATCACGATAATGTTGCGCCCCAAGGTCATGATCATAACAGACAAAAGATGGAATCCCCTTTATCTTTATTATATCCCTAAATTGGAAAAAGTCACGGGCAATTATCCACTCGTAATTAGGAATATTCACCCAAGTAACGTCGCTTGGATAACGAATGTCATCAATAAACAGATAATAACTCATAGATCTTTATAAGTTTTAACCTCAATCTTGTCATTAGTGAAAGTCAACCATTGATTTAAATGAGTGTCAATGCAATAGTTTTCAGTTTTTGCATATTTTGCGATCTTGCTGTCTCTGCGAGGAGTGTGGCCGACAATTTGATTAAGTCCTTTAATAGGCGCAAATTCCCGATCAAAGTCCAACCAAACAAGCCCTCCTTTATTCCAATGACCTCCTCTAGCTCTGCCAGCAGCATAAAACCAATGGTCATCGCCACTAATTAATTTAACATTTGCTCGTTCTCTTTCTTTAATTAGAAAAAGATTAATGTCAGAACTGTCTTTTGCTGTTGGATCAATAAAGTCAGGGAATAGCCCTGCGTGAGTGCATAGGTAACCGTCTACCCATGCAAACCAATCAAATTTTTTACAAATACTAAGACGATTTTCGCCGAATACTTGATTTATAGCACTTTGCTTCCTTTGCTCGTACCCGCCACACATCAAATAAGAATTATAATACATGTAATGGAGATCATGATTACCAAACAATGTGTGATTATTTGGAGAAGATAAATAGCCCATTAAATACTCAGCAGTTTTTGCATAATGATGAGTTTCGTCATATTCAAAACTATCAAACCAATCGCCAAGAACCAGATTAATATCTGCGCTCTCTGCTTTGATAATTTTATCCAGTTTATCCACGTTGTTGTGGATATCTGAAATGATTAATATTTTCTTATCTGTGCTTGAAATTGTCATTTAAAAACTTTTGCCTTCTGAATACCTTTGTTTTCTTAGATGCCTTCCATTTCCTTTATTTCTTCCTTTGTAAGTTGGAGTCAATGTGTCGCAATTACTGCAAATTAATCTCAAATTACCGAGAGAACAATCTCCAGAATTACCATTTACATGGTCTAGTATTAGAAGAACGGGCTTGCCTCCCCATTCAATTATACCGCACATTTGACATTTGTGTCCATTTTTTTCAATTAGATGTCTTTTAAAACTATTGGGTCCTACTTTTTTGCCTTGTTCTATTAATTTTTTAGTAGACTCCATCTTGTGATCGCTAAAACATCGTTTGTTACAAAATCTTTGATTACTAGTTCCTTTCCCGCAAAAAATACAAGTTCGTTTCTTCGGTCTCTTTATATTATTAAATATTGCAGAGCATGAATGCCCGCAAAATTTATTATTATTTTTATTTTTATATGAGATTGGTTTATCACAACTCTTGCATCTATTAGGATTGAGATAATAGTCTTGACTTTGTTTATCAACCTTTTGCCTCTGCAATGCTACATTGTGTTTAGCAGAACAAGAACGCGAGCAAAAATGCTTAAGATTTAATCTTAAAGATCTGTTGTATTCAGAAATGCTTTTATTGAATTCGTTTTTACAATGCTCGCACTGAGTTTTAGTTACTGTCATATTATATTTTACACTCAAAATGGAGCCGCTAGAAAGATTCGAGCCAAAAACTGGATTTGAACCAGCAACCCCCGCTTTACAAAAACGGCGCTCTACCGTTGAGCTATTTTGGCGACGAATTAATTACAAGTTGTTTTAGCAAATTCCTGCAATTTAAAGATCGCTAAATCTTTACTCTTCAATTCTATGTCAAAGTCAACAACTTGTCCAAAGTTTTTTGGATGATTTATTGGCATGTCTGCGTGTTTGCGAGTGCCATCTACTCCTTCAGAATAATGGAACAGAGGCTTGGTGGGCCAAGTGCGGTAAGCGTCATTGAAAGCTTCTTCGTCAGATTGATCACCATGCAAGAGAGATTGATGCAAGGAGTCAAAGGTTATAGGAATACCGTGACGCTCATAAAAATACTTAATTAAGTTCTTGACTGACCAAGTGCCATTCTTGTTGTCGTTAACTTCAAGCACCAGTCTATCTTTTACATTTGGCTTGAGGCGATTGTAAACCGACATAAATCTTTGAGACAATTCTTCTGGGTCGCCGTCTTGTCTAATGTGAATATTTAGGGGCGAGCGATAATCTTTAGGACAGTCATAGAGATCGAAGAGCATAGCGTGTTCATCTAGATCTCTAATTGAGTTGTTAATGACTTGTTCTTTCTGGGAAGTAAAGCTAACGAACTCAGGAGGATGGGAAGATATCCTTAATCCTGATCTTTTTATCTCTTTCTTAGTCTCATCAATGATGTCAAAAATTTCTTTCGCATGGTCAAGTTCAGTGAGATCAATATCAAGGTCAGGATGACTGAGAAGAGGAGTAATCTCGCTAGAAAGTCTGTAAGATCCAATTCCGCTTTGAGCGCAATGAGAAATCGTTTTAAGAGTAACATTGAAATTATTTAGTATTCTGTTAGAGAGGACTTTCATCCCTTCCTCTCTGCCAAGGGCCTTGAATCTTGTGTAGGTCAGCGTTTGGAATTTCTCCCCTTTTTCGGACAAAACAAGGGAAATACAGCAAAGTCCATAATTTATCACGCCCTCACTTTAGCTGGCTCCAAGGGAAAAGCAAGGTCAAAATTCAGAATCTTCTTCTCCCATCCTCTCCATTAGCTTGTCGATTCGGCTGACCTCTGCTCCAGCCTTGTTCTTCAAACAAATGAGATGATTTAAATGAAGAAGAGTTTCTTCCCCGCTTTTAGACTCTCTGACGAGTTTCATCGTCGCTGCGATTTCCTTCTTTAGCCAAATAGAAGTTTTCTTAATCATTAAGCATTGCTGCTTGGCTTCTTTTTCAGTCATTTGGTTAATTTTATTTCTTCTAAGATGGCTAGTAAATCATCATCATATTGACTAGTCCATCCAGTATTAAAACCGGCTTGATCTTTAGCAAGAGTTTTAATCCACCCCTTGGAATTGCTCCCTACAGTTTCGTTAAAAACTCCGGTCTCTTCGCAAACAAAACCACTCAAAGACTCTGCGTTGTTGACAATGGTGCGAATTTCTTCGCTGTGTGTCCCTGCGTAGTAGAGGCGAAGAGTCCCAAACTTTTCTTTGGTTTGCAAAACGATGAAAGAGTCCTTGTCTTCTGGAGCCTTCTCTTCATTTATGTATTTTAAAGAACGTTCAACTCTCAAAAACACCCAATTTAAGATAAAAAACCAGCCGTCAGAACAGTCAAACGAGTGGCCTTTGCCTTCGAAAAACGAAGAGAAACGTTTACAAAGATAATTTTCTAGCTTTACATTCATGTTCTTTCAGATAGGTCTTCAATTATTGCTTCTGAGGTGTCCCATTTAAGATACTTTTCTAAAGCCATTATATCAAATAATTCATCTTTCGCCCAAAGAACTTCTTTGTAGTCCCCTAGAGTAGATTCTCTGTCGCTTATGGAGCCCATAACGGCGCAAGAAGTATAATTATAAGCAAAATCAAGAGTAAAATACTGATCTTCTGTTTCGCCTTTCCAAATTTCGACCAGCAGTTCCAGTTTTGTGTTAAAGAATTTCTCTACTAAGCAAAGTCGATCAACCTTTAGACCTCTCATGTACTCAGAAGGATCTTCTTTTCGTGTTTCACTATTACTTGTGGATTTATCCATACTTTGTGACCTTTTTCTTTTGCTTTCAAACAGAAGCCAACGTCTTCCATGCAGAAGTCGTGAGCGTTACCAATATTAAAGAAGATCGGCTGGAACCAAGGATAATCCAAACTCTCAAATACGCCTTTCTTAATTAGCATAAAACCAAAACCAGTGTAGTCAGCTACGAAGGGTTTTGTTTCGCCTACTATATCTTCTCTCTCAACGAACTTAAAGTAACCATTTTTTTCAAAAAACTTTTCGTCCCAATCCACAACAGTCGCAAACTTTTTGGGTTCTCTTGAGCCGTCTGCCATTAAGTATAATCCAGACGCAATATCAACCTCCATCTGAAGAAGTTTAATAAAGTCTTCAGGTTTGAAGATGATATCAGAGTCTATCCATAACATGTAATCATAATCGAGCTTTCCGCCCCAAGGCTTTTGCTGCTTGCCAGCTTGGACGTTGCCGCCGACGCACATGTTCCTAACGTAGTAAATATTACATGATTCTTTCCTTGACAGGAAGACGGTAATTCCATTGTGGAGGCACCAATGGTAAAATTCAATGAATGAGTCAAAAAAAGACCCGGAAAAACTGTTTCCGGGCATACAAATAACTAACTTCATAAAATAATCACTTCTTCGGCTTCTTCTTTTCTTGATTTAGGCAGACGGCGACACGCTGCTTTGGGTTTGGAAATTCGCTCTTTGGAAGTTCGCTCATGCAACGCTCCATGAATTTCTTTGCGTCTTCGTTCTTGCGTTTGTTTGGTACGGGCATATTATTTGATTTTAATTTTTAACTGCAAATTTTTGTTTGATTTTTCTTGAATGTAATCTTTAGCTGCTATCTTTCCTTCTTTAGTATATGGAAAAGCTCCATATGTGTAATTGTTTTTGTTTGAGATTATCATGTAGAATTTTTCTCTTTTTAGTTTTGGCATTTTTTATCCTTTATTTTATCAATCCTAGACAAAATTTCGGTAATCTTGTCTTCCTCTATCCTTTTTCTAGCCAAAAAGACTTCAAGATTTTTATAAAGAGATTCCAACTTTTTTTCTCTTGCTAAAGAAAATCCTTTTCGTTCAACTCTATCTATTTCATCGAGAACTTCAGCGGTCTTATTAATCCACCAAGCAGTAGTTTCCTGAAGTAAAAGAGCATCTTCAAAAATCTTATTTTCTTCAGCAGTCATCTCAGCTATATATTATATTACACATTCTATTTTATCATGTTTATTTGGCTAGTTCTGGCTCAACCTCGAACTCATAATACACAAGCTCTTCATCGCCAGCAGTCCACTTGTGAGCTAGCCCTTCGCAAGAGAATTCTTGGCTGAAAGGTCTCCATGTTTTTGACTCTGGAGGTAACGATGACCCAATGAAAGCTCCTGAATCGCGCCAAACTATTCTATTATTTGGTTGAGCGAACATCTGCCCGCCTTCTCCCCAAAAAATATGAGCGCACTTGTGTCCGTTTGAGATTTCAGAGTATCCTAAATTATAATCCTCTCCATTACACCAATCAATTGTGAAAATATACTTAGCTACATGTTTAGTCTTATCTTTAAGCAACATATAAGCTGAAGCATTTTTAAGATAGTCAAATCTTTGAATAGTAAAATAGTAACTAAAACTATCCCACAATTGAAGCCAGTGCAGTTCAAAGTTTGTTTTTGGGTCTGGAATCTTTGATAAATAATGAATTGGGACTCTAGCAAATTGCGCCCCGCATTCGCTCATTACATTAAATAACAAGCATCTCCTTGTTATTGAAACTATAGAAAATATTTCAACAGCAATCCATTTCCCCGTTTGTCTTGGCGGAGAATCTTCAAGAAATGAAGTGTCTAAGTATGCTGTTTGAGTTGGAATTGAGGCGCTTAGGTAAGGCATAAAAACAAACCCCGCCCAAAGGCGGGGAGTAACTTAAGTTACTTTAACTTTCTTCGGCTGATAAGCTCCCTTAACAGGAACCGACAATGTAAGTAGTCCGTTTTCAGCAGAAGCCCTCAAAAGAGAAGCGTCCGCTGCGGAAGGAATCCATAGCGAAGCTTCAGCTTTTCTCTTCGTATTGGAGGCTTTAATTGTAACAGAATCACCAAGCTCTAGCCTCTTCACTGTAATGTCTAAATCTTCTTTACAAAAACCCGGCACTTCAATTTCAGAAACATATTCGCCGCTCATTTTATCTAGCGAGAATGAATCTTTGTTATAAAGATCTAGTTTTTGAGTTTGACCATTACTTGTTTGAATATAATATATCATAAGCGATTTCTTCTAGCAAGAACCGTGCCAATCTTAAAAAGAGCATTTTTACTGCTTATTTGAGACATTCTGAGACAAAATTGGCTGTCACAGTGACAGAGTTACACTCCTGTACTTCCAAATCCGCCCGTTCTTTCGGTTGTAGACAAGGATTCAACTTGCTGCCAATCAATAGCGTGACACTTTTCAATAATTAACTGAGCAATTCGATCTCCAGCTTTGATATTGAAATCAAAATTTGAACCAGCAATATTTGGAGTAAGCCCCATCATACTTGCAAGGTCAATGCTTAGATTCATTAATACAACTTTAACTTCTCCACGATAACTAGAATCTACAACTCCAGCAAGGACATCAATACCATTCTTAACTGCTAGGCCACTGCGAGGAGCAATTCTCGCGTAGTATCCTTCGGGCACTTCGATTGAAAGGCCAGTGCTAACGAGAGCGCGACTCATCGGTTTGACCCTAACGTTTTCAGTTGCGTAAAGGTCGTAACCTGCGTCTCCAGTCTTTTGACGAGTTGGAGTAATCGCTAGATTATTTAGCTTTACGAATTTAACAGGAACTATTGATTCTATAGCCATGATTGTAAATGAGATTTGATCTTGGAGATGTTTTCTTCTTTTAACTCTTGGTAATGGATTTTATAAAAATCAAATACCTCTTTGAATTTATTGCATTGCTCGTATTCTTTGATATAAAATACTCTTTGTATCTCATGAGCGACTATGTCCTTGGCGCAAGCAAAGCAAGGAGAAATTGTCAAGCATATGCTCTCTGCCTCTCCTTTCCTTATTAATGACAAGGCGTTAGTCTCCGCATGGATCATTATCTCTCGCTTCTTTGGACGATTCTCTTCCTTCTTCATCCACTCTTTGACAGCGAACCCTTTTTTCAATCCGTTGTAGCCGGTTGAAAGAACTCTTCCCTCTTTGTTTAAAATGCAAGCTCCGACTTTGGTGTGAGGGTCTTCGCTTCTAGATGAAGCAGCAAGAGCCATCATGCAACCATATTCATGCCAAGAAAGTCTCATGGATAATATTGTCACACATCGGGAAAGAAAAGTCAAGTTTATTTGGAGCTTTTTCTGGCATTCTTCTATTATTAAATATGACAATTTCAGATGCGTCTACAAAATTATATCAATGGTACTTTCAGAATGATAGTTTCTGTGAGAACGATTTCACTAAACTGCTTACCATTTCAGAAAACCCAGAATCTGAAAGGGCTTGCGTGTTGTGTGCGCTTGAGGAATTTGAGAAGAACGGGATCGTAAAAAAGGCTAGTTTTAAAAATAATAATTATTGGATTCTCTCTAAGAAGTTTGACGCATACGAACAAAGCGTGACCATCTCTCCCAAAACTTCTTTCGTCATCTCGGAAGTAATCAATTCTTACTGCTCTCTGATTGAAAATGAATCTGAAAGATGCAACCCAATTTCGATCAGCGAGAAGGACATCAAGAACCTTCTGGTAATTTTCAACGGCTTGCGCGAAAAAACTTTTGACAAAACCAAGACCTCATGACTAGGATGAGGTAGTTCTTTATCTGGGTGAACAGCCTACTGGGGATATCCCAGTTCAAACGCATCAGAGACATCAGGCCCGTAAAAAGACCCTAGTCAACTGGATCTAAGAAATCCAACGCCATTTCGGGAAAAGGCGACGTTCCGCAAGGAGAAGACTTTGAAAAAGCTGCAACCTCATTTTTCTCAAAAGAAAAAGCTGGCAGTTCCGTCCTAAGAGAAATCCCACCCGCAAAGGTAAAGAACTTAAACAAAGAGTTAGTCATTAGCTAGGCTCTCTTGAGAGGGCCGAAAATCTGATAAACAGACTGCGAAGGATTGAAATGGGTAACTCTTGATTATTTTGAAATCTCTATTTTAATTTAGAGATGACAAGCCTTTCCTATTTTAACTCAAAGAAAAATCATAAAGCTGGCAGTTCCTTTTACAAACCAGCCTTTCTTAAATACTATACTTTACTATGTCTAACCAGTTTCTAGGTATTGCAGGTGCTGCTACTGTCGGTAAGGATACTTACTATAAATTACTAAAAGAAATTTGCTTAGAAGACTTTGGAGTAAACGTAATTAGATTTGCTTTGGCAGATTCTTTAAAAAAAGACTTGTTTTCTTTTATCTTAGAAAAATACAATGTTGATATTTTTAATTGTTCTACTGAAGACAAAAACAAAGTAAGACATGAGTTAGTAAATCACGCAAGGACAATGCGGCAAAATACTAAAGGTAGGTATTGGATAGAAAAGCTTCAGTCTGAAATCGAAGCTTATAAAAGATCTGAAAATTTTAAACAGTCAGATATCTTTTGTGTAACTGATATTAGACACTTCGAATATCCTAGTGATGAAGTCGTCTGGTTAAAGGGAGAAAATAAAGGGTTTTTAATTTATGTTGAAAAATTTTTTGAAGACGGTTCAGTTTGCGCTCCTGCAAACGATGATGAGAGAAGAAATGATCCTTTTCTTAGAAAAAATGCTGATTATTCTCTTTGTTGGAGGCATGGATGGCCTGAAAAATATTTAAAAGATTTAGTCAAAAAAACCCTTGACATTTTTATAAAAGAAGGTAAGCTTTATACACATGATAGACTCAACTGACAACGAACTTGTAACGAAGGTAAAACTTCATCAATGCAACCAATCATTAAAAACTCTTATAGAAAGGCATTCTCCTCTTTGTTTTGACATTTTTAAGAAGTACAATAAAATTCTTCAAGAAAGAGGAATAAGCCCAGAAGATCTTGTCAATGAAAAAGATTACATTATTTATAAATGTACTCTTAATTTTGATGAAAATCAGAACAGTAAGTTTTCGACTTGGCTGGCTAATCATGTTAAATACAAATGTTTAACAAACATTACAAAACACAAATGGACAATTTCTCTTGATGATGAAAATCAAAAGACATTAGCAGCAAATCTCTGTCAACAGTCAAATGATTTTGAAGAGAAGAAAGATTACATCTTTAATCTACTTTGTCAAATGAAAGACAAAAGACTTGAAAAAATAATACTGTTAAGATATTACGGAGACAAGTCCTCCCGCAAATGGAAGAATATATCAAAAGAACTTGGAGTCACATATCAGACAGCAATCACTTTGCACAAAAAAGCTCTTGAATTTTTAAAGACTAAAATTGAGAGCAAAGAGATGCAAGATTTTGTATAAATTGTCTTTACTTTTCCTTCGCGAGTAGCTAGTATTTATTTGCATAAATTATGCCTACTCCTACTCCTAATACTAGCAATACTGAAAGCAATACAATTCGACGAGAACTTGGCGCACTTTGGAGCCGTAAAGGCTCTAGTGGTTCTGAGTATCTAACCGGGAAATTCCGCCTTAAGGACATCAAGGATAACTTTGATGAAGTTAAGATTATTGTTTTCCCAAATAACAAGAAGAAGAGCGACGGCTCTCCTGACTTTCAGATCTTTATGGAGAAGGCTCAATACGAAACCTTGACAGGAACTCAGGTTGCTCCTGTTGCCGCCCCGACGACAAATACTGCCCCTCGCCCAGCAGGGGTTAAAACTTTAGTTAAGTCTCCGGTTAATCAAGTTAGCGCAGATGATGATTTGATCTAATATGAAATTTGCCTTGCATCTTCCAGTAAATTCGACCAGCTTTGGTCAGGTTTCTATTCAGCTTCTTAAAGAGATCTATTCTTTGAAGTTGGAGCCGTCATTATTTATGATTGGCGCTCCTGACTTCGGGCAGGAAGAGATTACGGAAGATTTTAAGAACTGGTTTAATTCTTGTTTGAAGAAAGGTCTTCGATATCATTCAAGAAAAGATCCAATTTTTAAATTATGGCATATTAATGGTTCACTTGAGTCTTATAGTGACAGGCAATTTCTCCTTACGTTCCACGAACTTGATGCCCTCACTCAGTCTGAAATTAATATCTTAAAAAATAATGACAAGGTATTAGTTTCCTCTCCTTATTCTGTGAAGGTATTCAACGAGCATGGGGTAGGTAACACTTCTTATCTACCCCTGTTCTTTGATGCAAAGAATTTTAAAGCCACAAACAAAACGTATTTTAATGACGGAAGGGTTACGTTTAATCTCTGTGGTAAGTTTGAAAAGCGCAAACATCATGTAAAAGCTATTCGTGCATGGGTCAATAAGTATGCAAACAATAGTAATTATTCTTTGCAATGCGCTCTTTATAACAACTTCATTTCTCAAGAAGATAACACCAAGCTGATCAACATGGCGGTGGAAGGAAAGAAATTCTTTAATGTTAGTTTCTTCGGCCACATGGCTCAGACCAATCTTTACAATGAATTTCTAAATTCAGCAGATGTCATCCTTGGAGCTTCTGGCGGTGAAGGATGGGCTTTACCAGAGTTCCAATCTGTTGCAATCGGCAAGCATTCCGTAATTGTTAATGCTCACGCATATACTGCTTGGGCAAACGACAAGAACTCTGTTATGTTGCAAGCATCTGGGAAGACTCCCGCTTATGACAATATGTTTTTCCATGAAGGACAAGAGTTCAATCAAGGAAATATTTTTGAATGGTCTGAAGATGCTTTCATTGAAGGCTGCGAAAAAGCTATCGCCAGAGTCAAGCGAAGCAAAGTAAATCAAGAAGGTTTGAAGCTTCAGGAGCAGTTCACCGTCAAAAAGACCACGGAACAAATTTTGTCTCTCTTTTAATATGCCCGTTTACATTTTTCAAAATCCCAAGACAAAAGAGTACAAAGAAATTTTTCTTTCGATTGACTCAGAGAAGGTCTACAGCGAAGGCGAGATAAAATGGCAAAGAGTTTTCCTATCTCCTAATGTAAGTGTAGATACTCAGATAGATGCAAACTCTGAGCAAGATTTTGTTGAAAAAACTAAGAGAAAGAATTATAATCTTGGTGACATGTGGGATGCTTCGAAAGATCTTTCTGAAAAGAGAGAAAAAGAACGTGGAGTAGACCCTGTTAAAGAGAAGTCTCTAAAAGAATATTCCAAGAAACGTCGTGGCGCAAAGCATACGAATAGAGTCGTACTCTAATTTTTTTTGATTTCCCAAAGCAGTTTATTGTCAGTGTAATTTATTATCCCTATATGAGCAAGGCTATTAACTTCCTAGATGAAATGGCGAACTTTACGTTTGTTACAAAATACGCAAAATACGATGAAAAGAAGAAGCGTAGAGAAACATGGGACGAGACTGTTACAAGAGTCGAGACCATGCACTTGAAGAAATTCAAATACCTACCAAAAGAAGACAAATATGAAATCTCAAAAGCTTTTGAGTTGGTTAGAGAAAGGAAAGTCACTCCTTCAATGCGTAGTATGCAATTCGGCGGCAAGGCTGTTGAAGCGCATAATGGAAGAATCTTTAACTGTGCTGTGCGCCATATTGATTCTATCCGTTCTTTTGCTGAGTCCTTTTATACTCTTCTTTGTGGTACTGGTGTTGGATTTGGCATCACTGATAAGCTCCTCAATCGGCTCCCTGATCTCGTTAACGCTAAAGATAAGACAGGAGCGGTAATCACTTATACTGTAACTGATAATATTGAAGGTTGGGGCGACTCTATTGAAGCTCTATTAAATTGTTATTTCAAGAACACTGCTTATTCTGGGCGCAAGATTGTTTTTGATTATAGTAAAATTCGCCCAAAGGGCGCAAAGCTCAAGACTGGCGGCGGAAAAGCTCCCGGTTACAAGGGGCTCAAGAACTGCCATTTCAAGGTTAAGCTCTTGCTTGACACTATTATTGAAGACAGCAATCAAACTCGCCTTAAGACCGTCAATGCCTATGATATTTTAATGCATTGCGCTGACGCAGTCCTGTCAGGAGGCATTCGCCGTTCTGCTTGCAGTGTTATTTTTGATGCTCAAGACAAGGACATGATGAACGCCAAGACTGGCGACTGGTTCCTTGACAACCCCCAGAGAGCTAGGTCAAATAATTCAGCAATTATTATTCGCGGCAAGACTTCTTATGCAGAGTTTGAAGCTCTCATTAATAAGACTAAAGAGTTTGGTGAGCCGGGATTCCTATATGTTGTTGACGAGGATCAGCTTTTAAATCCTTGTTTTGAAATCTCATTTATTCCTATTACTAAAGATGGACGTTGTGGATTCCAGTTCTGTAACCTCACTTCTATTAATGGCGCTAAAGTTAAGTCTCTAGAAGATTTTAAAAACGCTTCTTGGGCGGCTTCATTGATAGGCACATTACAAGCAGCGTATACATCTTTCCCTTATCTTGGTCATACATCAGAAGAATTAACTGAACAAGAAGCCTTGCTTGGGGTTTCTATTACTGGAATGATGGATAATCCAGATATTCTTTTTAATCCAGAATATCAAAGAGAAGCTGCCAAGGTATCTGTTAATACTAATATTGAATGGGCCAAGAAGATTGGAGTCAATCAAGCCTCTAGAGTAACTTGTATTAAGCCAGAAGGAACGAATTCAATTGTATTGTCTGCTGCTTCTGGAATTCACCCTCATCACGCTCGCAAATACTTCCGCCGAATTCAAGTCAACAAGGAAGATAACGTCTATAAGTTTTTCAAGATGTTTAATGAGTATGCTTGCGAAGAGAGCGTTTGGAGCGCAAACAAGGTAGATGATGTTATTACATTCCCTATTGAAGTAGATGAGAATGTCAAGATTAAGTCTGGACTTAATGCCATTGAACATCTAGACCTTATTAAGTTGACCCAAACCAACTGGGTAAATTGCGGGACAACCGAAGCCAACAAGAAGCCATTAAATCATTCAGTTAGTTGCACAGTTATCGTTAAAGATGACGAATGGAAAACTGTTACAGAATACCTTTACAAGAATCAAGAATACTTTACTGCTGTTTCATTACTGCCTTACTCTGGAGATAAAATTTATCAACAAGCTCCAATGGAAGCCGTCATAACCCCTGAAGACGAAGAAAAGTTCAATAAGCTTCAGGCAGAATGGTCACAGGTTGATTTCACCAAACTTATTGAGGATGAAGACGAGACAAGTCATACTCAAGAAGCTGCTTGCGCTGGAGGGAAATGCGAGCCAGTTAGTTTGTAAACTTTTGTGTCTTTTTTATTCATATGGTGCTTCTAGCGTGTAGAGTAATATATGAACTTTACTGTTGGTTTTTCCAACGAAATTAAAGCATTAAAAAAGCAATACGGACACGAAAAACGTATTGAGCTAAACTATAGCGACTTTCTATTTCAGAGAGTCGCTCTTTTCTTGTCTTAACGCCTTAAAAATGTAAAAATCGCTATTGAAACTTATATTTAATAACTAATATGACACCAGCAACAGGAGCGACTATGGATTGGCAAACTTTATTTAATATAGCATTGTCTATTCTCAGCTTCTTAGCTGCTTGGATTTTCAAAAGGAACTTCCAAATGATAGACAAACAAGAAAACAAAGTATCAGATCTTGAAAAGAAAATCTATGGGATTGAAATAGCGCTTCCTAAAGAGTACGTCAATAAAGAAGATCTTAATAAATTCTCAGAGAACATTAACGCTAGATTTGATAAACTGGAAGTAAAGTTAGATAATATTATAGAGCGAAGTAAGTAGCTCTATTATGTTGCTAAATTTAGGAGGACATGGGCTAGGAGACTGCATTCTGTCTTTGCAGATCTCTTCATTACTAACCCAAAAAAATATACCTCATGTAAACTGCCTCTCTACTAGGAAGCAAGTTTTCAATCCTTTAAACCATGTTTTTGGAAATAAGCTTACCATTCACCATGTAGATGAAAAATATTCTCACGATAACAACATCGTTTTAAATACTAATTTACAAGAAGAATTAAAAACTTCTTATGAGTGTTCTGAAATAACTTATAATGTACCTGATTTATTATTTCACCATCCTTTAGCTTTAGATTGTGAAAAATATGATTTAAACACTGCTCTAATAAAGAAGCATAGGGCTTTCATAGATAGCAATGTAAAGAAAGAAAAAATTGTCTATTGTGGATTAGCCACATCAACTTCAGGATATCTATACAAAGACATACAAAATCTTTTAATCGCTTTAGCTACGTCTCTTCCTGATTATCAAATTTATTTTCCAAATATTAAATCTTGGGACAGAGAAGTAAACATGGGAAATTTTAATATTGAGTTTCCTAAAAACGTTTACATTCATGAAGATCCAAAATTTGAAGAGTCTTTAGATATCTTATTAAAGTCTAAGTATGGAATTTTCACCTGCAATGGCCCAAGTCATATAGCCTATCAAATTGGAATTCCAAGGTTAATTTTAGACCCCCAGTTTAATAAGTTGTTATGGATGACTAGATGGAAAGAAGACTACGAAGAATGCATTGATATAAATGAAAACTATCTTAATATATCTAATTTAATAGTTGAAAATATAAAGAATCCAGAAACCCTATTAATGGATAGAAAGATAGTACTAAACCAAATCAAAAACAAAAACATTTTTTGGAAGCATATTTTACTTCATAAATTTTAAAATGGAAAAAAAAATTTTAGTCTTTTCGTATCATGATGAAAACTCTCATTATGGCCCCACTTTCAAAGTAATTGGAGAATTGTCAAGACAATCCAAAGAGGAATATTGCAAAATTCATGGGTATGATTTTTCTTTAAAAGATAAAGATTTCGATCCTTCTTGGGTATACAGGACAGAGAGAGTAAATATTTTAATAAATGAAATAGATAACTATGATTGGATCTGGTATTTAGATACAGACACAATGATAATGAATCAAACTATTAGAATAGAAAATTTAATAGACGATAATTATGATTTAATTATTGCAAAAACACGCACGGAAGGTTTGATAGAAATAAATGATGGGTCGATGTTGATAAAAAGATCAGAGTGGTCAAAAAATTTTTTAAACCATATTAACTCTGTAGCCAAAACATCTTCCAATCCTTGGCCGTGTCAACAAGCTGTAATTGATTATATAAACATTACTCACGTTGAAGAAGCAAAAAAACATATAAAAATAGTACCTTTAAGATTTTTTAATTCTTATTATCATTCATGGCATCCAAAAGACAACTATCAACACGGAGATTTTGTAATACATTTAGCGGGAAGATCTAATGATTCTAGATATGAAATTTTTAATGAATTAAAAAATCATATAATTAAAACTCCAAACTACAAAATCCCATTTGAAGCATGAAATTTATTCCTCAATCAGAAAAAAAGATAGACAACAATAGAAGAATTTGTATCCCATTGGATGGTCTTGGCTTGGCTGAAACATTTTATTACACCACTTTGTGCAAAATAAATCCAAATATTGTAATTAATCCAGTTAAAACAAATCCTAATGCTTACAACATTGCTTCCGTTTTCAATGAGATTGCTACCATAGAAGAAATTAATGAGTATAAATGGAATGATTATACTTGGTATGAGTCAAGATTCCCAAGACACCATTCGGCATTTAACATTCTAGATATGGCGGGAGTATCTTCTGATGATTATATTCCCTATATAAAACTTAATGATGAAGAGCTTGATTGGGGTTTAAAATTTTGCGCTCAATTTGACAAACCGGCGATAGCTCTTTGTCCATTTGCTGGTGGGTATTATAAAAATTGCCCAAATGCGCTAGGAAGAATGCCTACGATAGAAACGTGGAACATAATGTTAAAAGAACTATTAAAAAAATATACAGTACTATGTTTTGGAATTAAAAACAATAACTATCCAATTGATAACACTGTTCAATGTTTAGATTTTCCCATTAGACGACAGTGCGCTATTATGAGGGCTTGTGGAAAATTCTTGGGAATAGAGAGCGGACTAACCCACGCAGCCATTGCTTCTGGAGCGTTTTGCCATGTGCTAGTCCCTTCCTTCGGTTACAGTAATGGTTTATTATTTGATAATTATGCGTATAAACCAGAAATGTGGAAATATGAAAATTGCAGGGTTAAATACCATTTAATAAAAGATTTTATGGATGCATTAAATTATTTTTAATATTATACTATAATGAATTTTTACGAACAATTTAAAAATCAACAATCAAATCGAGATGCTTACTTCAATTATGCATTAAGTCTTTTTAACAGACAGCCAATAAATATATTAGAGCTTGGTTGCGCTAGACATTTTGGAGCAAGACTGGGAGACGGATGGTCGTCTTTTCATTTTCTTGAATACATTAGCAAATATGGCGGTTCATTTACTACGATAGATCTTGTTAAAGAAAATGTAGAAAACTGTGTTACCATGCTCTCAACCCATCCAAAATTCAACGAACTTAAACCAAAACTTAATTTTCTAATTGGAGATGCATTAAAAGTGTTAGATGCAAAAATGTATCATAATGAATCTACCAGTTTAATTTATTTAGACGTTTCCGATGATCCAATCCTTACTATAAAATGTTTTGAAAAAATGAATTTGAATAATTCGGTAGTATTCGTTGATGATTTTTCTTCGAAAGGGACAATCCTTTCTCAAAAATATCCCAATCATCTTGAAATGACTTGGCCTTCACCAATTGGGCACAAAATGGCTTTATACAAAAGAGATCAAATCAAAGCGAGAATGATGGTCGAAACTGTAGAAAAAAATTGATATTTACTATAAACACATTATAATAAAAAGATGAGCGCATTAAGAGACATCCAAACAATTCCTTGGATTTTTAAATACAACACAAGAATTTTCTTTGAAACGGGCACCGGCCTTGGTTCTGGATTGATGAGGATGATTCAGCCGGAATATGGGCAAAACCTCCTTATCTCTTGTGACATCGATAAAGATTTAGCCGAACACTCTGCTAGGACTTTTTCTTTTGACACTAGAGTTAATATTTTTAATGAAGAAGGGCCGACATTGCTTCGCGGACTGCTTCCGAGAATTCCTCTTGACTCTCCAATATTCTTTTGGTTAGATAGTCATTTCGCAAATAGTGATTACAATCTAGGTCACAAACCTTTAACAAAACATTCAGATGGAGACCCAGACGTAAGGCTCCCCGCATTAAACGAATTAAAGATCATCAAAGAATTAAGAACAGATAAAGGTGCGAAAGACTTTATTTTGTTAGATGATGCCATGTTGTACGATGAATTAGATAGATACGAAGATAGCGTTAGTAGATTAGGTAAAGACGCTGTTCCTGATGAGTATAGAAAAATTTTAAACAGATCTATTGAAATGTTTAAAGATACGCATACCGCTCAAGTAATTACTATTGCTCAAGGATTTCTGGCCCTACACCCAAAACAATAATATGCTAAAGTATAGAAATTCCTGCCGGTCTTGTGGACATTTCAAGCTTGAGCAAATCTTAAACTTAGGGCAGCAAACTATTCAAGGATCTTTTGTATATCCAAATAGACCTACTCCTCCAACTAGAGCGATTGATTCAACGATAGTTATTTGTGACATCAAAACTGGAGGATGCGGATTAGTTCAAAACTTGGTATCTATTTCTCCAGAAATTTTATATTCTAATTATGGATACAGAAGCTCTGTGTCTCAAACAATGAGGGACCACTTATCTAAAATAATTAATGATGTATTAGATTTTTTTAGCCACAAAGGTGTTAGTTTAAATAGCGTCCTAGATATCGGTGCAAACGATTTGTTTACTTTAAAACAATATCCAAAGCATATTAAAAGAGTAGGCATTGATCCCAGTAACATTATCAACGAAGTTGAAAAAGATGGAATTTTTACAATTAATGATTGTTTTCCAACTCCAAGTCTTACTAATGAAAAATTTGATATCATATCTTCAATAGCTTGTTTTTATGATATAGAAGATCCAACAAGTTTCTGCCATAAAATTAAACATCACTTAAATAATGATGGAATTTGGATTGTAGAATTCGCTTACTTACCTTTCGTTTTTAATAATCTTTCGTATGACGGAATGGTTCATGAACATTTATGTCTATACTCAATAGCTACCTTTGAGAACATCATCCAAAGATGTGGCTTAAAGATTTTGAAAGCTGAAGAGAATGACACGAATGGAGGATCATTGCAGTTGTGGGTTGTGAAGTCGGAAAACAATTTGTTTAGCAGTGAAGCATTTAAAGACTCTCTAATAAACTTAAAAATTAAAGAATTTCAAATGGCTTTAGAGGATTCGTCTACCTATTCTTCTTTTAGACAAAGGATTCTAGATCATAAGACTGATTTAACAAATCTTATTAAAGATCTAAAAACTCAAAATAAGAAAGTTCACATCTACGGGATGTCAACGAAATTAAACACGATTTTAAATTACTGCGGCATTGGCCCTGATCTTATTGAATGTGCCGCCGAAAGAACTCCAGAAAAATATGGAGCGAAAACCATAAGCGGAATTCCTATGGTTTCAGAAAAGGAAAGCAGGAAAACAGTTGATGTTTATCTTGTTGGGCCATATCATTTTAAAGAAGAGATTCTTAAAAGAGAAGCAGATACAATTAAAAGAGGGGTTAAATTTTTATTCCCACTGCCAGAAATTACTATAATTTAATATGATAAAAGCAATTGGGTTTAACCAAGGTCAGATAGGCGATCTTGTAATCAATTTAATTGCTTGCAGGGCTTTTAAAGAGAAGTTCCCAGATTCTCATTTAACATTTGGAATAAATAAAAAATACGAATCAATACTTCCAATTTTTAAATACAATGAATTAATTGATGATTTTAAAATTTGGGAGAACTACGACAATTGGCCGAGTGAAAATGATAGAAAATACTTAGAATTAAAACAGTTTGATGTTATTTTCAATCCAATGCCAGAACATAAATACCAAGATTGGTATTTAAAGTATCATCATACCGAAGCAGTGTGTTTGATGCATAATTTAACTCCTCCTAAAAATCTTCAAATTAATTTAAATAAATGGTTTGATTTGGACGAGAAGTATAAAGATTGCGTAGCAATCACATCATTTTCTAGCGCTGGAGCCATAAGAGATATACCTATGGATTTTACAAATAAAATTATAGAATATATCCACTCCTTGGGGCTTAAAACTATTCAGCTAGGTTTAAAAAAACATCCAAGATTGAATACGACTTATGAGCCATTGGGAGGAGAAATTTTTGATGATATTAAAATTGCTCTATCTTGCAAATTTTTATTGACAGCAGATACAGGAATGAATTATATTATGTCTGGATATCAGGCAAAAGTCCTTTCATTATACTCTTGTCTATCTTATCCTGTTTACGCCCCACTGATTAACCGAACTCCTAGAAATCCAAATGCAATTGCTTTGGAACATTATAATATAAAAGATATAAATTTTGAGCTAATAAAAGACTCAATTTATAAATTGTTGAAATAATGAATCTTACAATTAAAACTTTTGGTTGGAGAAATCAAACATTAGATCAGATATCAAGGATAGATCAAGGATTGAAAGCTATTGGGTGTTTTTTTGTTGAAGAATCGCCGGATATTGTTTATTCAAATAACGATATGTATGACGATATTCTAAACTACTCTAAAAATCAAAAGAAGAAACCTTTTATTATCCTAAACGTTTTAGATTTACAGATTGGAAATCAAACATACAATTTAAACAAAGTAAAAGAGCAACTATCTCAAGCCGACGCAATTACTTGTATTTCAAGAACTGTACAAGAACAAATTAAAAATGAGTTAAATTTAAACTCAACAGTGATCTACAATCCCACGAAAGATGTAGCTCATGATCCAAAAATTGCGAAAAGTATGCCGTTCCTTTATGTCGGCAGAGCAAATGATCCCAGAAAAAGATTTTCTCTTATTAAAGAATCTTTTAAAAATTATCAAGAACTTCATAAAGGATTAATGATTTGCGGGTCTGAAGATCCAAAATTTGGCGTGTATGCTGGGATTTTATCTGATGAAGATTTAAATTTAGCTTATAACACTTTTAAGTTTTTATTGCTCCCATCTAGTTTTGAAGGCTTAGGACTGCCAATGATAGAAGCTATGATCGCTGGGTCAATTCCAATTACTTGCAGAGATAATTTGACCGCAGTAGAGTTATGCCCTCAAGAGTTTATATGCGACCCAGATCCAAAATCCTTTATGGCTAAACTGATTGAAATCAATAAAGACTATACAAAATTTCAAAAAATTTCATTAGAATACGCAGAAAAATACAAATTGTTAATGAATAAAACCACTGTCGCTCAAAGTATAGTCGATATATATAAAAAAAATAAATCATGAAACCTTTGCTACTAACGATGACCCAAGAACGCAAAGAGCATATCTCTTTGATGTTAAAAAATATTTATCCAACTTTTGATGGAGTAATAGCATTGGTTAACTTGCCGTCTAACGATGGAACGATAGAGTTGCTAGAAGCGAATAAAGGTAATGGAAAAGTAATAACTCAAAATTGGACTCCTAATCATGGATTCCTAATGAATCATTTACTTTGCTATGGAGGTATTAAAGATGGGCAATATTGTGTTTATTTAGATTCTCCAGAATCGATGACGGATAAATTTATACAAGAACTACCAGTTCTTTTGCATTCGTTTGAGGAAAAAGGGATCGGGGCACTTTATTGGGACGATAGACCTTATGTGTTTAAATACAATCCACACATGGAATTTGTCGGAGCAGTTCATTGGGGATTAAAAAATGTAGAAGGCCAAATAGTAACTATACCAGATAAAGATAAATATATTATCAACAGGAGAAAAGAAACCCCTAAATTCTTTGGCTCAATAAATGGAACGAAATATTATCTTTGTTATCCTTTAGGCAATGACATCCAATTGGTCTACGCAAAATACGGTCAAGAAGTCGTAAATCATCATGAAACTCTTAGAAGAAAATTTCAAGCGTATTGCAAGAATAATCTTAATTTAGACATATCTACTTTGGACGATATGGTAAAGTACATGATGAAAATTAAAGACAAAGAAGTTACCCCAGATCAATATTTTGTAGAGATGGTCGAACTTGAATTTAGATTAAGCGAATTATTTCAAATAGAAGTTTTAGGTCAAGATTTCATGAAAGAAGTAGTTAACTATCAACCAGACGGAAGCCAATTAAGATATACATTTTCTTTTAAAGACTATCTGGCTGGAGGATCAGGTTTCCTGAAAAATTATCAAGGGACTATCTTAAAATACAATAAACAATTCAACATAAAAAACGATTAATTTATGAAAATTGGTATTATATACTGTGCGTATAATTGTTTTTCTTATGTAAGAGATAGCTTATCTGCATTTATAGAAGCTAAACAAAATGGTCTCATAAGTAAAATTTCATCTGTATCAATACCCTTTGCAGAATATTCTGATTTAAATCAAACTAAAGATGAGACTACAGATTTTTTAATTAGTTTGAGCGAAGAAAAATCAATAGACAAAGTTTTTACTGAGCCTACCCATATTCAAGAACACAAGGCTAGAGATCTCTGTTTGCAATATTTAAAAAATGCAAATTGCGATGCTATTTGGATGGTGGATGGAGACGAATTTTATTCCGCAGAAGACATTAAAAATATAATAAATTTCATCAATAATAATTCAAATTACTATTGGTACAGTATTAATTTTAAAAATTATATCTTCGATGGCAAACAGTGGATTGATGGTTTCTGTCCGCCAAGGATATTTAGGGTAAAATCAGATGTGCTTAATGTAGATAAATTTTATTGGGACAATGATCTAGTATATGAAGACATAAACCATAAAGCTTTTAATTATAAATCATTAAATAATTTAACTATCCCAAAAGAAGTCGCTCACATCAAGCATTTAACTTGGCTGCATGAAAATGGAAAATTAAAATATGAATATCAAATCAAGCATTTTGGGCATTGCGGATACTTGTGGGACTATGGAAAAAAACAATTAGAATTTAATGAAGATTTCTATATTAAAAATAATCTAGAAAAACCTGCAATCAATAGGGAAAAGTGATTTGATTTTTATACGCTAATATTGTATCATATAGTAATGTCAAAATATTACGAACATATCGCTGGATGGTTTGATTTTCAAGATATCTATACTGAAGTAGTAAACAAAGCTCAAGAAAATGACATTCTAGTAGAAGTTGGTTGTTTTTTAGGAAAGTCTACGAGTTACATTCTAGACGAAATAGAAAAGTCTAATAAAAAATTACAATTTTATGCCGTAGACACTTGGGACTTGACAAAAGATGACCAATTTCACGTTACAGCAGAAATGCCTTGGGGAGAAAAATACATAGACTTTAGTAAAAGACTTGGAGAGGCAGCGTTTTATAATTACTTCATGGATAATATTAAATATTGTCCCGGTGGTCGCAATTTAACGAAAGCGATACAGTCTTATTCTTGGAGTGCAGCCGATCAATTTAAAGATAATAGTTGCTCTTTTGTTTTTATAGATGCAGGGCATTCTTACGAATCAGTTCTTAAAGATTTAAACGCTTGGTATCCAAAAGTTAAATCTGGAGGAATTTTTGCCGGACACGACTTGATTGGTGAAGGCGTTCAAAAAGCTTTAAAAGAATTTCGTTCAAAAAATAAAATTGAAAAAGTTTACCAAGTAAATGCTTCTTGGCTTTTATATAAAAATATTTAATCAAAAAAATTAATCCACAACAACTTATGAAAGAAAATTTTATCTCATATAAATATATCGCAGAAGGCATTATTAGGCAAACAGATGCGAATCACATATTAGAAATAGGACTTGGCCCCGGATGGACTGCTGATGTATGTCTAAAATATTTAACAGAGAAACAGAAAGGAAAATATACTGCGATAGACATGAGTCCGCCTAAAGACGGGTTAGAAGTATTAAATAAATATGACAAAAAGTTTTGGGATTTAAGGATTGGAGATACTACTAAAGACGATAATCTTTTTCAAAACTTTCATGATAATAGAAACGACGTTATCCTCGTTGATGGATCGCATTGGTACTCGCATGTTTTTTCTGATATTCAAAAATTAATAATTTATGGATGCGCCAAGCCAGAAACCATCTTCTTATTTCATGACTCTGAGGGTTGTCATACTAGATATGGAGTTTCAGAAGCTTGCGATAAAATGGGAATAAAGCTATTTGAAATCGTACAAGCAAATGTTATTCTTGGAAAACTTAAAGACTTGTAACAATTTTAATTAATTTTAAAACTAATGGACTTACTGCACAATAAAAGGAGTAGTCAGGATATTGATTTTATAAAATATGTTTGTTATGATATATTGAAAAAAGATAAGCCTGATGCCGATAAAAGCACCGAGTTTGCTGGAGTTTTTGTTGATGGAAGGAATAGAGAAATTAACACTTTAGAAGACTTTGCTTCTTTTCATTCTTTTCATGTATTTTCTGAGTACTCTTATCCGATATACGTTTTTGTCAACAATACAAACAATTTTTTAAATGGCGAAGAAGATCTAATTAAAAAATATAATATAATAATAAAAAAGATTCCAGTACTTTCGCATGATGAGTATTCTGATTTTAGCATTAAAGATCTGTATTTTTTAATCCCTGAGAACATTAAACATATTATTACCATCCATTCAGACGGTATGCTTATGAAGGGAGGTTACGAAAAGTATGTGCTAAATAAAAAATTTGCTTATATTGGCTCGCCTTGGCTACATTCTCCATCTATTGATATCTTAAATTCAAATAATGAGTGGCTCCCGTTTTTTAAAAATACAAGAATAGGCAATGGCGGATTCAGTTATAGAAACACTGATTTTTGCAGAGAAGCATCAAAACGGTTTTCTAAATTTCACCTTAGAGAAAGGCATACTGAAAACAAAAAACCTCCAGAAGATTTATTTTTTGCTACTATAGCTAATCATTTTTTTAATAGCCCATCCGTAGAAGAAGCAAAGATATTTTCAATTGATCCTTTAGACGAAAAGGACTATAATAATAAAACTAGTTTTGGGTTTCACTATTTTAACGGGATCACTAAACAAACAGTATGAGATATAATAAAATTAAAATATACAACCGTCATTTTAGCAGAAACAAAAAAAACAACTTAAGGCCAAATTGGTTCTCTTATGAAAACTGTTTTGTTAATCTTTTAAAAACAACTAATTTTAAATACTGTGACCTGACAGTTATTTTTGAAAAAGAAGAAGATTATGATTCTTATTTTATAAAAAAATATGAAACCCAATACCCTTTTAAGGTTAAATTTATAGACACAGATAGGGAAAGGTGGATTGGAAAGACAAATGAAGACATAGCTTGGAGTAGGAGTATTGCTGCCGCAGCGGAAGTCATTTATAATGACAATTTATCTTCAACAGATTTAGTTTATATTGTAGATGACGATTTTTTGCATGTTCCCAATTGGACTGAAATTGCATTAGACTACATTATAAACTATATCGGTCATGATAATTTTTGGGTTTGTTTATGCGATTATGGAGATAAATATTATTTTATCGATGAAAAAGAAACCATAGACGAGTATGGAACTAATCTAGGAATGTATAAAAACTTAACTTCCAAGATAAGATTAAGTTCTTACTGCCATTGGAGAAGTGTCCCTAATTGTTTAACTTCAAGCATCGTTCCTGCTAATCTTTTCATGAGAGATTTTAACCCATATTGGAAAACTGGATATTCCGATTGTTCTCTTTGTCACGAAATAAAACAAAAGTTCAATACAGAATTTTGGACCCCTATACGCTCTTTGAGTTGTCATGTTGTGAATCCTTTTATCCCACCATTTATTGATTGGGAAAAGCTACAAAAGTAAAATGATTAATATTTGCGTAGATGAAGCATATGCTTTTGATTTTTTAAGCATACTTGAGATAAAAAAGAATCACTCCGATCAAGCTATGCAAAGTTGGCATAATTGTTTTAATTATTTAAAAGCTCAATTACCAAACAATTTATTCGCTTTAATAATCAATTCGCAAGAGTATAGAGACATGGTCGATGCTAATAAAAAAACTTTTGATGCTGTTGAGCTTGCTAGAAATAATAAAATTACATCAAAAGAATTAGATAAAACTAATTTTGTAAGGTATCAAATGAAGATTAATTTACAAAACAAATTTTTTTCTAATAGAATAACCGAATTCAAAACATGAAAAACGTAATAATCACAGGAATTTCTGGGCAAGATGGATCTTACATGGCAGATTATTTACTTGAGAATACTAATTATAATATTTTTGGCGCAGTGAGAAGACTCTCTAAGCCAAACTATTCTAATTTTTCTAATCACTTAGATAATAAAAGATTCAGTCTTGTCACTATTGATCTCTCAGATTCTCAATCTATTGATAATGTAGTAAGGGACGTAAAGCCCGATTACTTTATTAATTTCGCGGCTCAATCTTTTGTTGGCTCAAGCTGGCAAATTCCTGAACAAACATTTGACGTTGACGCAATGGGAGTGCTAAGATGTCTTGAGGCCGTGCGAAAGCACTCTCCTAAGTGCAGATTTTACAACGCTGGAAGCTCAGAAGAGTTTGGAGATGTCAAGTATATACCTCAAGACGAGAAGCATCCGCTTTCCCCAAGGTCTCCTTATGGAGCAGCAAAATGCGCCGCAAGGCACATTATGAAGGTGTATCGAGAATCATATAATTTGTTTGCCATTCAAGGCCAACTTTTTAATCACGAATCCCCAAGAAGAGGAGAAGAATTTGTTACGCGAAAAATTACTAAAGGAGTAGCAAAGATATTTAAAGCTATTAAAAATGGAGATTCTTTCGAACCTATTCATCTAGGTAATGTTGACGCAAAAAGAGACTGGAGTCATGCTATTGATTTCGTTGATGGAGTATGGAAGATGCTTAACCAAGAACATCCAAATGAGTATGTCCTTTCTAGTAATGAAGCTCATACGATTAGAGAATTCGTTGAGCTAGCATTTAAAGAAGTTGGTGTAGAAGGGTTTTGGCATGGTCATGGGACGAGTGAAGAATATTCCTTCTCGACTGAATACGCCATCAAGAACGAAGTCAACTCCTCTGTTCTGGTTAAAATTGATCCAAAATTCTTTCGCCCAGCAGAGGTAGAGCTTTTACTTGGAGACTCTTCCAAAGCTCGCCTAGAATTAGGATGGAGGCCAAAATGGTCTTTTCATCAATTAGTAAAAGACATGGTAATTTCTGATCTGAATCAAACTTAATGTCCATTCAACAAACAATTGTAGAAAAATTTGTCAGGGAAAACGAAAGAAACTGGGCTAGGGATATGAAGGCTGCTACGGCGCTTTTAAAAATTTTCCCTGAGCATGGGTTTTGGGAATGGCTTGAGCCGCACCCAACAGTTTCTAATCTTGGATTTTTTCGGTCTAAAAAGAACTTAACAATACTAAAAGACAGATATTCCCTTTTCCTTCAACGGAAAGACCTCAAGGAGTCGAAAGAAAAGCTGAAAGAAAGCTTTGACTCAAAGGTCGCGACCAGCTATAATCAAGAGGACAGCAAAGTGGGCGAAGACATTCCTATCGTCAAAAAGCCCAGAACTTTAAAAGAATTTCTTAATCATGGCAAAGCCCCCGAAACAACAGCAACCTGAAGAAAAAAACTCAAGCATTGGAGCTTCAAGCAGACTCCAATCTATTCTTAATCACAAAGATCACAAAGATGATCACTTTAATTTTGAAGAAGCAGTGACTTGGAAGATCTCTACTGGGAGCTTGCTTTTAGATGCTGCGGTAGGTGGAGGCATCACCCCTTCTCTTATCCGTCTTTGTGGACCAAATAATGAAGGCAAAACACCCCAAGCGATAGAAATTTGCAGAAATTTTCTTTTAGAAATCCCGAAAAGTAGAGTAGTCTGGGTCTTAGCAGAGGGTCGTCTCTCTAAGGAAAACAGAGAACGCTGCGGGATCAAGTTCGTCACCGATGCATCAGAATGGACTGACGGCTCAGTGTTTATCCTTGAATCTAATGTTTATGATTTAGTAATTGACGTTATTAAAGATCTTGTCCTTAATAATGAAGAAGATAATCGTTATTGTTTTGTTATTGATTCTATGGACGGTCTTATCTTAAAGAGAGATAAGGACACAAGCCCAGCAGACGCGAGCAAGGTCGCCGGAACTCAAGTCATCAGCAAGAAGCTCCTGCAATCACTAAGTATTGGTATGTTTAAGCATGGTCATCTAATGATCGCAGTTAGCCAGATCACTTCTGAAATTAAGATCGATCCCTATGCTAAAAATGCTCCAAGAGGAGGAATGTTTAGCGGCGGAAATGCATTATTGCATTGGGCTGACTTTATCCTAGAGTATAGCACGACAGCGATGGGCGACTATATTCTTGACAACCCAGCAGGGAAGATGAATGATGGCAAGACTAAATCGATTGGTAAGTATTCCAAAGTAATGATCCAAAAATCTACCAGCGAAGCTACTCGCAAAAACATCGTCCAATATCCTATTAAATTTGGAAAAAAGCCTTCTGGCATCTGGGTTGAGTATGAGATTCTTGATTGCCTACTCATGTGGGATCTTGTAGTTGCAAAGGGGGCTTGGATTACGGTAGACGATTCTTTAGTCGAAGAGCTTAAGAACGCTGGAATTGAAATGCCTAAGCAACACCAAGGAAGAGAGAATTTCAGAAAATGGCTTGAAGAAAACGAACAAGCTACCAAGTATCTTTTTGGCAAGCTAAAAGCTGTCCAATCAAAATGAAGTTATATTCTGTAACCGGCAGGATAATTAACAAAAATGTTTCTCAATTTTTAATAGATTGGGACAAACAGTCTCGCTCTAAGATTCAGTTCCAAGTTAAACAGTTTCTTAAGCCATTTTGGAAAACTCATGTCTGTTATGAAGAGTTCCCGGTATTCGGAAGCAGAATGAAAGTAGACTTTATTAATATTTCCCGCAAAATAGCGATAGAAGTTAATGGAGATCAGCATTCTTCTTTTAATAAATTCTTTCATAACAATTCTAGATTGAATTATCTTAACTCTATAAAAAGAGACTATAAGAAATCTGTATGGTTAGAGAAGAACGGTTTTCAACTATTAGAGTTAGAGACATCTGATTTAAATAAATTAAGCTACGATTATATATATCATACATTCAAGATATCACTGGTGTAATATAAGCTGTGGCAAAAAATAAAGAATTCCAGTTTCCAGACAGTATTCTATCTCAAATAGATGAATGCTCTCAAGGAGGGTTTTTATTATTCACCTTTGATAAAAAAGGAATGCCAGAAGTGAGATCTAAATTCGATAATGCACAGAACGCAATGGCTATGCATTATTATATTAATAATTGGCTTAGTGCTGTTGAACAAATCAATTTAGAAAACACGATCCATAACATTATCGCTGCTGATAAAGAAGATGATGAAGACGATGATAATGAAGACGGTCCTGCTAGTAAGTAACTCTTTTTTTAGTTAAATGAAACTTTCCTCTATTAAGGTAGAGCAATCCTTGCTTGGTTCGCTCATTAAAAACTCAGAATCATTCTACGATATAGATCACTTTATATCAGAGATTGATTTTACAAACGATGTAAACGGAACAATATATTCGATAATTCGCCAGATATGCAACGCTAAAGAAAAAATAGATAAAGTCATTCTGGCTCAGAAAATTCAGAATCTTGGCATTTCTTTCCAAGAGGATCTTGACATATATGATTATATCGATTGTCTTTCTTTAATAGTTTCAAATAAAGATTCTGCTATTAAATATGCTCAAGAGTTAAAGCAGTTTTCTATTCGTCGTGATATAAAAGGCATGGCGCAAAGAATAATAGAAACTGTTTCTACCAATCCTGAGAAAAACGCCAATCAAATCATAGCTGAAGTAGACTCTATATATGGCGAAAAGATTAATTCTTTTGATGCTACTGAAGAGATTAGAAATATCTTTGATGACATAGAGGCATTTATAGAAGAAAAAGGTAATAATCCTCAAGAAGAATCAGGCATAGATTTGCACTATCCAGAGTTCGCAAGGCTTTATGGAGGCTTGAGAAATGGGAATGTTTATGCAATCGTCAGTCGCCCCGGTCAAGGCAAAAGCTCGTTCTTGGTTGAGATGTCTCTTGGAGCTTATTTAAAGAATAAAAAGGTTAGCGTCCTTTACCTTGATACAGAAATGTTTTCACAAGATGTGAAACTCCGTATTGCAGCAGCGAAAACTGGAGTACCTTTCTGGTATATTGACACGGGAAACTGGCGTAAAGATCCTGAGATGGTTTTCAAAATCAGAGCTTTCTTAAAAGAGTTTAGCAAATATAACTATACTCATCATTGTGTTGGCAATAAAGGAATTGACGAAATTATATCTTTTATCCGTAGATGGTATTACAGTAAAGTTGGAAGAGGGAATCCTGCTCTTATTTGTTATGACTACGTCAAACTTACCGGAGAAAAGGTCGGCCAAAACTGGGCAGAGCATCAAGCCATTGGCGAAAAGATAGATAAACTTAAAAAGATTTCAGAAGAAATTAATGCCCCTCTATTCACTGCAATGCAAATGAATAGATCTGGTGAAAATTTCAATAGAAATGCTGGAGACGTAACCGATGATAGTTCCGCAATCGCCTTGTCTGATCGGCTTCAATGGTTTGCCAGCTATGTTGCGATTTTCCGAAGAAAAACTCTTGACGAAATAGAGCGCGATACGCCAGACTTCGGCACACATAAATTGATAACTTTAAAGAGCCGCTTCCAAGGCAAAGATGCTGCTGGACATCAGGATCTTATGAGAAGGAGAAATGATCATGGCGATGAAAAATATGTTCAAAACTTTATCAACTTTCAGATTAGTAATTTCAGCGTAGAAGAGAGGGGTTCCTTGGCTAACATTATTGAGAGAGAGCGCCAGACATTTTTATTGAATGATGCCAATCCCAATGATGGTTCTTTGTTATGAGCGATATAAAAGAAATACTTAACAACATCGGTTATCAAAACCTTAAAGATTTTGGCAGTTGGTATAGAACTCGTCCAATTTATAGAAGCTCTGATAATGATACCGTCTTAGCCATAAATAAAAACACTGGTTACTGGTATGACTACAAATTATGCAAAGGGGGTAGGTTAAGTGAATTAGTTCAAATCACGCTTAATCTAAACGATCTATCTCATGCAGATAAGATGCTTGCTGAGAAGTTCAATTTCACAGGAATTGTATCTAATCCAGACAAAACAATTATCAGTCAAGTAAAGATTTATAATGAGTCAATGCTCGATGGTCTTGTAAAAGATCACTCTTATTGGTTCAAAAGAGGAATCAAAGAAGAAACCATAGCTGAGTTCAAAGGAGGAACAGCTAAGAAAGGAAACATGATTAATCGTTATGTCTTTCCTATCTACAATCCTTCTGGCAAAATTGTAGGATTTAGCGGCAGATCGCTTATTGATTCAAATAGATCTGATTTCATAAAATGGAAACATCTTGGAGCAAAAAAAGAGTGGGTTTACCCAGCGCTCTTTGGGAAGGATTCTATCTCTGAAAGCAAGACGATATTCCTAATTGAAAGCATTGGAGACATGCTGGCTTTATGGCAAGCTGGTTACAAGAATGTCATTGTCACTTTTGGATTGGCAATCTCTCCCAAAATAATAAAATTTCTTTTAGAAAACTCTGTCCAACGAGTGGTTGTCGCATTTAATAATGATTCTTTTAATAATTCTGCTGGCAACGAAGCTGCCAAAAAAGCTCGTTCTAAGCTATTAATGTTCTTTGACGAAAACCAAGTGAAGATAAAGCTCCCTACTAAAAAAGACTTTGGATTAATGGGCAAAAATGAGATAGACTTATATATGAAGGAATTCAATGGATAAGAAAGAAGTCTACCTATCTGCGTCCAGAATTAAAGCTCTTGAAACTTGTTCATGGTCTTATTATTGTAAGTATCATTTAAACATTCCCGAGAAGTCTAATTCAGGAGCAAAGCGCGGTACAATTTGTCACTTAGTATTTGAGTTGCTTCTTAACCCTCGCCATAAAGAGCTTTATGAGGAAATCATTGCCTCTGGCGATCCTCTCTCTTGCGCTCCAGTAGGCAGGTTAGTAATAAAACACGCTACGAGAGAAGGGATCAACAATCTTGAAGACATAGCGTTAATCAATAAAATGATTCTTGTCGGCCTTAAGAGCGACTTCTTTCCAAAGGGCGGCGACATTCAAAACCCAGAGTTCGAATTCAAAATCGAAAGAGACGGCTATAAGGCCAGAGGATTTATTGATCTCCCAATTCTTTATAAGGAAGAAAAGAAGAGTAAGATTAGAGATTACAAGTCTAGCAAAGCAAAATTCAAGGGAGAAGAGTTGACAGCCAATGTACAGGCGATGCTATATTCTATCGCTTCTAAAATTTATTGGCCTGAGTACGAGCCAGAAGTAGAGTTTATATTTCTCAGATTTCCTAAAGCACCAGTGCAGCCGGTAAAATTTACAGATGATGAATTGTCAGGATTTGAGGTTTACCTTAAGCATGTTTACGGTAAAGTCAGCAACTTCTCTGAACAAGATGCAAAACAAAACTTTGCCGCAGATGACTTAAAGAGCAGATGGCTATGTCAGGCAGGAGCTACTTGGGTTTGTCCCTTTAAGAATGAGATGTGGTTTTATTCTATTTACGACAAGAACGACAAATTTGTAAAAAGCTTTTTCACAGCAGAAGAAGCAAAAGCAGCAAAGAAAGACGATTTTCAAGTGATCAAAAAATTTAAGTATGAAGGTTGCCCCAGATGGAAATAACTCTTATTTATGAAAATATTACCTCTTTTTAAAAGCCATTATAGCATCGGCAAATCAATATTAACCCTAGATAAGGCCGGATCTTCTTCTAAAGAAGGCTCCTCTTCTATCGTAGACATCGTTAAAGAAAACAAACTGGACCAAGTTTTCCTTGTAGAAGAGAATATGAGTTCTTTTCTTGACGCTTTTAAAAACTTTAACTCTATTAAGGTTCCATTCTATTACGGACTTAGATTAGAGCTATGCCCTGATATCAATGAAAAGACTGACGAGTCTTTGAAAAAGTCCAGTAAAATTATCATCTTCGCTAAAAATGGCAATGGATACAAGAAACTCATTAAGATATTTAGTATCGCCGCGACAGATGGTTTTTATTATACACCAAGAATAGACGAAAAGACCTTGACACAAGAGTGGGATGAAGCTAGCCTAAAATTATGCGTCCCATTCTATGACTCTTTTTTATTCAAAAATACAATGTCTTACTCCTTGTGCTGCCCAGAGTTGAAGTTCACAAAGCCTACTTTTTTTACTGAAGATAATGATCTTCCATTTGATCAGATAGTAAGGCAAAAAGTAATCAAATTCTGCGCTGATCAATATGAGACAGTTGCCAGCAAAAGTATTTATTACGAGACAAGAGAAGACTTTAAAGCCTACATGACTTTTAGATGCATTAATAACAGAACTACCCTTAACAAGCCGAATTTAGAACACATGTGCAGCGCTGAATTTAGTTTCGAAAGCTGGAAGGAGGTTAATTCTATATGATGGAAAATCTTCTTCGTTATGATAAAGATAAAGTCTATACTTTTATAGACTTAGAGACCGAGAATTTATGCCTTAGCTTTATAAATAATCGCCCTTGGCAATGCGGCATGATCAAAGTTAAAGGAAATGAGGTCTTAGAAACTTCTGATATTTATATTAAATGGGATAAGCCTATTAATGTTAGCAAAGAAGCTGCCCAAATTACTCGTTTCGATCAGTACAAATATAATAAAATTGCTATCCATTCTAGCGAAGCTATTAAAACTATAGCACATTGGTTAGAAAATTGTGATTATATAATCGGGCACAATATCTTAAACTTTGATATGTATCTCATTAAAGATTATTACGAAATGTATGGGAAAGAATGGAAGCACTTAGTGAGTAAAGTTATAGATACTAATTGTCTAGCGAAGGGAGTTAAATATGAAATCCCTTACTCTCAAGAAATGAGCTTAATTGAGTACCAGTATAGAGTACTGAACGAAAGAAGAAAAGGAGTGAAAACTAACCTTACAAGCCTTGGAAAAGAATATAGCATAGAACACGATTACGAGACTCTTCACGACGCACTTAACGATTTACATTTAAACATTAAAGTATGGAACAGACTGAAATTCCAAATCGCAGTATGAACTTTTCAAAAGACTTTCAAAAATACGAACTTGGCCTTCACGGACTTAGAATGCCTGTCTTTGAAATTGACCAAAGACACAAGACTAGACTTAAATTAGTTGCTCAGACTTCTAATTACGACTTTTTAAGAAGCCTAGCTAGAGAGGGGTTTCATAAGCTTGATCTCGAAAAAGGAAGCGCTCTTTACAAGAGGTATATTGATCGCGTTAATTACGAATTACAAATTCTTCAAGAGTTAGAATTTATTGATTACATCATCCTCATTTGGGATGTTATTAATTATTGCAGAGAGACGAGTATCCCAACTGGACCGGGAAGAGGATCTTGCGCTGGCTCTCTACTGTTATTTCTCATTGATGTAACCAAAATTGACCCCATTAAATATGAACTATTTTTTGAGCGATTCATTTCTAAAGCCAGAGCAAAGAAAACTATTGTTGATGGAGTAACTTATTTTGATGGCTCGTTATTTCCTGATGTTGATCTTGATATTTGTTATTATAATCGGCATAGAGTAATAGCTTATCTTGAAGAGAAATTCAAGGGCAAGACATCTAAGATACTTACTCTAAACACTTTAAGCTCTAAACTCTGCATCAAAGAGTCAGGTAAAGTAGTTGCAGAGAAACAAGAGAGCGAAATGAATAATGTCTCTTCTTATATTCCTAAACTTTTCGGTCAAGTCAAGAGCTTGGAAGAAGCAGTCACTGAAAGCGAAAAATTTGCAGAATGGGTCGGCACAAACCAAGAAGTTTATAAGATCGCCTTAAAGCTCCAGAATCTTAATAAAAATAAAGGCGTACACCCGTCTGGGCTTTTATTGGCGCACTCACTCCTTGAAGAATCCTGTCCAGTAGAATTGTCATCAGACAAGCAGGTCGTTTCAAGCTACGACATGAATAATGTTACAGCTTATAATATTAAACTTGATTTGCTTGGTTTGCGAGGAGTCTCAGTTGTAGACGATGTTTGCAAATCTCTTGGAATCAGATATGAGGATATTGATGTAAATGATGTTTTCATATATCAGCAATTACAAGACTTTAAGTTGCCTCATGGATTATTCCAAATTGAAGCAGAAACTAACTTTAAAGTATGCCAGAAGGTAAAGCCTAAAAATCTTGAACAGTTAAGTGGCGTATTAGCTCTTGCTCGTCCCGGTGCATTGCAGTTTATTGATAAGTATGCTAACTATACAAACAATAATCATTACGAAAGTATCCATCCTTTCTTCGACGATATCTTAGGAGTAACTGGAGGAGTTTGTTTGTATCAAGAACAGTTGATGAAGATGGTGAGCAAGGTTGGATTCTCACTTGACGAAGCAGAAATTGTTCGACGCTGCGTAGGCAAAAAGAAGGTCGAAGAGATGAAGGAGTGGGAGCAGAAGATTAAAGACAAGATCTCCCAGCAGAAACTTGACCCCAAGATTGGCGAAGTATTATGGAGAATTGCAAACGATTCAGCCAATTATCAATTTAATAAATCGCATTCAGTCTCATACGCTGCTCTCGCCGCAATATCTATCTATCTTAAATTTAAATATCCGCAACAGTTCTTCTTGTCCCTATTGAAAATGAGTAAGCATGAGCCCGATTCTATTGGAGAGATATCTAAAACAGAAAAAGAATTAACTTATTTTAATATTAAACTCTTGCCTCCTCATTTATTAAAGTCAAAAGAAGAGTTTTGTATTGAAGGTGATAATATCCGTTTTGGACTTCTTTCTGTTAAAGGCATCAGTGAGAAGACCATTAAAGCCGTAAATGAATTCAGAGCAGAGTTTAAGAACAAATTCGACATCTTTGAAACAGCCTCTCAAGCTAATCTAAACATTGGAGTCCTTTGCGCCCTTATCCAAGCAGGAGCCTTAGACGGAGACTTCAAGCAATCAAGAAGCAAAATAGTATACGAGGCTCAACTTTGGAACATCTTAACTAATAAAGAAAAAATAAACGCCAAACTGTTTGGCGAGACTTTTGAGTATGATTTGGTTAAAATTCTCATGCACATGAAAGACAACAAAGATGTGCAGGGCAAACCTTACATAAAAGAATCAAGACTCCAAACGCTGCGAACCAAAGCAGATGCCTATAAAAAGATATATGAGATCAATAGCAAATCAGAGAGTTTTGCTAATTGGTATTATGAGAATTCTATTATTGGTTATAGCGTAAGAAGTAAACTGAGAGAAGTGTTTATTGCAAAGAAAGATGATCTAGTTTATATAAAAGACATCGCTAATTTCGGTGAGAAAGATGAAGTTTGTTTCATCGGTGTAATTAAAGAATGCATGTCAGGGGTCTCAAGAGAGAAGAAGACTAGGTATTTTAAAATGCAAATTTCTGACGAAACTTCTGCCATCAACACGATGATCTTCTCCGATAAAATAGATGAGATGCAAAATCTTAATAACAGAATGCCAAAGGAAGAAGATATAGTAATTATTACCGGACAAAAGTTTGGAGACTCTGTTTTTGCCAGAATGGTCGCTATCCAAACCCATACGGTTTACACGAAACTTTCTCAATTAAAAGCCGAAAAAAATAATTGATAAATCGGCTTTTTTCAGGCAAAATAATGTCTGAATGAACCTACAATTTTATAAGGGAAATGCAAAAGTAACTGGAACCGCTTGCTCTTTTCAGACAAAGGGAACCTCTTTGTTCGTTAACTTCATCAAGCAGCACTCTTGGAATGAAGCCAAGAAGCTTGGGTCTTTTCGCGAGAACGCTAAGAATCCAGAGAAGACTACTGTCTTAAAGTTCAATGCGGTAGAAGCCGCAGGTATGGTAGACGCAATTGATAGAAACGCAGAATACAAGTTCTATCACACTGCTCCTAATTCAAACGCGATGGGCAAGTTTTGTCCTTATCTAAGGGACAACGCTCAGATTGGGTTTTCTTTTAATGCCACCAAGGAGCAAAAGGGAGATACCGTTAACAAGGTAAGTTTCTTGATTGGATTTACTTTTGCAGAATCTGTACTGGTTAAGACTTTCCTTTTGGAGTTCATTAGGAATTCTTTCTATCCTCAAGATGATGTCGCTGCACCTGCTCCAAAAGAAGCTCAACAGGAAGAATATCCAGCGAAGGCGGCTTATAGCAAAATCCAACTAAATCAACCTGCTGTCAAACCTGCTGCTCAGACTGAAGCAGAAGCTCAAGCAGAAGAACTCGTATTCTAATGCGAAAGAAAAAGATAGTAATTCAAACGGATTGGTGCCTCGCTAAAACTGGATTCGGTAGGGCGGCGAAGGAACTAGTCTCTTACCTATACAACACGGGTAAGTATGATATTATCCATTATTGCGGGGGAACCCAAGTGGGTTCTCCCGTTTTATCCAAGACTCCTTGGAAGAGTCTTGGGAGTATCCCTACCGATCAAAACGAGGTCAATAGAATTAACGCCGATCAAACTCTTGCAAGAGATGTTTCTTATGGGTCTTATTATATTGATCAAGTAATCAAAGAAGAGAAGCCTGATGTTTGGATTGGCGCACAAGACCCTTGGGCGTTCACTCAATACTATAATAAACATTGGTATAAGAACATCACTTCTCTGCTTTGGGTGACTCTTGATTCTTTGCCCATTTATGAAGAGGCGATTAATCAAGCTAAAAAGTCTTCTCAGTATTGGATTTGGAGTGAATTTGCTACAAATGAAATGCACAAAATTGGCATCAATAATGCCAAAACTGTACATGGCCCAGTAAATCATTCTAAATTTAATTACTTAGGAGCAGAGAAGAAGAAGCAGTTAAAGGCTAATTTCGGGCTTTCTGATTCTTTTATTGTCGGCTTCGTATTTAGAAATCAACTTCGCAAGTCTGTCCCAAATCTATTAGAAGGATTTAGAGACTTTGTTAAAAATAATCCCGATGTTAAAAATGCAAAGTTGCTATTGCATACTCATTGGGGAGAAGGCTGGGATATCCATAAGCTTGCTGACGAATACAAGATAGATAAAAAAGATATCCAGACGACTTACGTTTGCAATAAATGTAAAAATTACTTTATCTCGCATTTTCAAGGTCAAGAATTAGGCTGTCCAGTATGCAAGTCTGAGAAGAGTTGCTCAACTACCAACACTGGATTCGGTGTATCCGAAGAGCAGCTATGTGAGATTTATAATTTGATGGATGTGTATTGTCATCCATTTACTAGCGGGGGTCAAGAAATTCCAATTCAAGAAGCTAAGTATTGCGAATTACTAACTCTCGTCACTAATTATAGCTGCGGCGAAGACATGTGCCATCCTGATGCTGCATCTATTCCTTTGGAATGGTCAGAGTACAGAGAACATGGAACACAATTCAGAAAGGCTTCGACATACCCTTCTTCTATTGCCAAGCAGCTATATCGCGCCTACAAGATGTCTGACCTAGAGAGGAGACAGTTTGGGCAAAAGGCGAGGAAATGGGCTATAGAGAATTATTCTGTTCCTGTTATTGGAAAGATGTTTGAGCAATATATTGATTCTATTCCATTTACCACTTACGATTTCTCTTTAAAGGAAGAAGAAAAAGATCCCAATGCAGCTATTCCAAATATAACCGACAATGGAGAATGGTTGATCTTCATGTATCACAACATTCTGAAGATGAAACAGGTGGATCAGAATGAAGATGGATACAAGCATTGGATGGAAAAACTTTCTAAAGGAGAAACTCGACAGAATGTTGAAAACTATTTTCGCCAAATAGCATCACAAGAAAATCAAAAGAATCGAAAAGTAGATTTTGAAGATATTTTAGATCCTGCTGACAAAGGAAAGCGCATCTTGTTTGTAATGCCTGAAAGTATTGGAGATATTTATCTCTGCACTTCTCTTCTTGAATCAATTAAAGAGACTTATCCTGATCATAATTTGTATTTTGCTACCAAGAAAGAGTACTTCTCAGTTCTTGAGGGTAATCCATGCATCCATAAAATACTAGAATATATCCCTCAAATGGATAGTCTACTGTGGCTTGAAGGACACGGTAATCATCAAGGCTACTTTGAAATAGCATTTCTTCCCCATATAGGAACACAAAAGATGCTCAATTATCTTCACAACGGCAAAGATAAGATCGCATTCGATATTAAATAATATGCACCTTTTAGAACAATATTCTCTAGCTTCTGGAGTTAAGATTAAGAAGCCATATATTTACGAAAAGTTTTTCCCAGTAACTGCCGAAAAGTATATCACTTTCCATCCAAGCTCAAAGCCTTCGAAGACTTACGATTACTGGCAAGAAGTAATAAATATCATTTCTCCTATCTTAGATAGTAAAGGTATTAAAATAATTCAGCTTGGACAAGAAAAAGAAAAGGTCTATAACGGTGTTGTAAGCTTAGTAGGATTTACTAATATAAATCAAACTGCTTTTATTTTAAGAGACTGTTTGCTGCACTTTGGTGCAGATAGTTTTCCTACTCATATCGCTTCTGGATACAATAAAAAAATTGTGGCTTTGTATTCTAATAATTACGTTAACTGCGTAAAGCCTTTCTTTGGAAACCCCAAGGATCACATTCTGCTTGAGCCTAAAAGAAATAGCAAACCAACTTTTTCTTTTGAAGAAAATCCCAAGACGATTAACTCTATTAAACCAGAAGCAATTGCAGGAAACATCTTAAATCTTTTAGAGATCCCTCATTCGAATTCAATTCAAACTCTTTATTTCGGCACCGAATACAATAATATGAGATTAGAAATGGTGCCTAATCAAATAGTAAATCCAAACCAATTTAATTCTAACAATATTGTAGTTAGAATGGATTTGCAACATGATGAAAAATTCTTAAACGAGCAATTACAAGTCTGTCAATGTTTCGTTATGACAGATAAGCCAATTGATGCTAATCTAATTTTAAACAATCAAAAGAATATCGGACGAATCTTTTATGAAATTAAAGAAAATAGCAGCCTAGAGTTCGTTAATTTTCTTGCTCATAAAAATATTTCTTATCAACTATTTACTTATTTACAAGGAGACAAGCTTGAACAAGCGAAGCTTAAGTATCTTGACCAAGAAATAATTGTAGAAATGCCAACTAATTTGAAGCAAAAGACAGGCATTGAGTATACTTTAAATGCTTTCTATAAGTCTAATAAGAGAATAATTAGTAATGGTAAAATTTATTTAAGCGAATCTTCTCTCAAGAATGGCATGGAAGCAAAGCAGATTGCTGAACCAGTCATTGACTGCCCAGAGTTTTGGAAAGAAGCAGAGAGTTTTTGGATTTTTAGAGTTGACAAGTCGCCGGTTGCCGCATAGTATACCTATGTGAATACCGTAAAGAAACTTGTTCGTTCCTCTGATGGTCTCATTGAAGGTGTGGAATACCACTTTAATGATGACGGCTCTATTAACTGGCGCAAAATGATCAAGCCAGAGTTTCTTGTCCCAAATAGGGACAAGACCAATGAAACCGATGTCACCAAACTAGAAGATAAAGACCTACTTATTCTTCTCGCTGGAATTAAATATGTAGCTCAACTTAGAGGATTCTTCTATGTTGATTACACTGTAACCTCTCCAAGTTCAGACTATGTAGTGGCGGTTTGTAAAATAGAGTGGATTGCAAACTACGAAACACAAGGCAATTCAATAGCCTTCTCTTCTATTGGTGACGCTTCTCCCGGCAACACTAAAGATTTTGCTCGCCACTTCTTGGGTCCGATTGCTGAAAATAGAGCATTCATTCGTTGCGTCCGAAACTTCTTAAAGATTAATATCGTAGGTCAAGACGAAATTGGCAAGTCGAAGAATAACGTTGTCGATGACTCTGCTGAGTCTTCGGCTGTATTTGAACCTCATGCCATTCTTGAAAAAGTGATGAAAGACAAAAGCGTTACTTTCGCAAAATTGAAAGAACGCCTTATAAAAGAAGGCTACGTTAACGCAGACTCGTTTATGTCAATAGCCGACATCCCAAAGATTAAAATCTTTGAAATGATTGAGAGAATTCAAAAAGCCAAGTAATTAAGAAGTCCCAATTCCGGGCGAACTAGACCCTGCGCCAACAGAACCAGCAAATACTTTACTTGTCGAACTAACGCTTCCTAATCCTTTAAACAAAGAAGCTGCTGAGTTTATACTTTCTATTCTTAATTTTAGGAATTTGGAATCAATTGGGTCTATTGGGTTTACATAATCACCCGTGGAAGGGACTTTTGTAGAGAAATCAACTCTTAAGTTCCTTCCATTCTTAGAAGGCTTTGTTGTGGTAAGTAAGAACCTCTTCCCATTGTATCCAGTTGGATAAAGCACTGAAGTCTTAAATTGCAAATCCATATCATTAAAATCAGCATCATCAGTTGAATATATCTGATCGTATCTAACGGTGAAACTGCTTTCTCCAACATAAGCATTTCCAGTTAAAATGATGTCCACTATTCTGGCGAAGTTATTTGGATTTTGTATACTTAAGAAGGGCTGATCAGTTGTCTCGTAAACTGCACCATAGTTAGCTAATCTCAAGTCTAATTTTTCACCAACCACAAAACCATTATCTAATGGAAAAGTCGTTGAAACAGTATAATAGGCATAATACTTAGACCCATCTCCACTTTGAGTTGCAAAATTATCTCCAGAGAAAACAAGATTAGCTGGAGGATTTCTTAATATGAAACCTGATAAAGGATTTGGAACGATAGCATTATTACCTTGCCAGAAGTCTTGAGTAGGAGAAGTTGGATTAAATGTTATATTTACTCCCGTAACTTGACCTACATAAGGAGGCATAAACGAAACAATAGCATCTATAGTAGGAACTCCTGCTCCACCATTATTTAAACCGATGCTAATAGGAGAGAATGTATAACCAGCGCCTCCACTTACGATATTATAACCAGTAATGATGCCTCCCGGTTGATTGTAGAAATTTATTTTTGTTTGTTTTTTATTGAATTGAAATGTTGTTGCGAAGTCTTCTATTATTTGTCCATTGACTTTAGTAAAGAAGTTGACTCCTGTTAGGTATCTTATCCCTTCTCCATTAAAAGAAATTACAGAGCCATCCCAGCCACTTACTTGAGTAGTCCCATCTAATCTATAAGTTAAATTATTGTTTAAATAAGCATCATTGACAGATATAAAAGGAATATAATTAAAGTTTCCAGTTACAGGATATTCTTCTCCCAAGTAAGTTTGCAGATAGAACATTCCAGAAATCGGTCTGATATCTTCCACATCTTTACCATGCATACCTCTTCCTGCCATTGATGGAGGATAGAATTTTAATTTACTATAATCTTTATATACAACATTACTACTTAGCTCTCTAGCATCAGTTATTACAGTTATTCCTGATTTATAATTTGCAGCTAAATAAGGGAAGTTTGGAGTTATTGTCCCAGAAGCACCTCTTGCAAGAGTTGTTACGCCTTCAAATCTAATTCCAGTTACATAGTTAAGATTAGCTCCAGTTAACGTAATTAGTGATCTAAATGTCCCAGTTGTAATATTTAAAGTAGAAGTTGAGATAGAAGGAGGTTTAATCGTTATTGTCTTATAAAGATTATCAGCATCAAAGCTGTTCCTTTGGAAGAAGATTTGACCGCTTCCAATATACCCATCCAATACTACATAACTATTTGCACTTACAGTGGTTCCTATTCCGACAACATCAGAACCACTAAGCAACAACCCTAGATCTGGAATTTGAGAAGAGACATCTGAAGTAATATTTAAATTTCCAGAGAGTATAGAGTATCCAGTATATGGCTGAGACAATCCAGAAAGAGTAGATATATCAATAACAGACATTGCCTGAGAAATTAAATACTGCCCAGTTTTATTTGTTAAATTATTGAATCCGCTAATATAGAGGTCTCTTGTTTGAAAGTTGTGGGCGTTTATTCCAGTAATGACTATTCCATCTCTCGTCCTATAAGTGCCAAGATTTGAACCAGAAATTGTAGTGCTTGGATTAAATGATGGAGAATAGCCCTTGACTTCATTTGTAGTCCCAGAAGTAAAGAATCTAAAACTAGCTTTCTTAACGTCTCTAGGGACAGAAACCCTTACTCCAGTAGTAGACACTAAAGAAATATTTGGATATTTAATTACTTCATTATTAAAACCAACTCCATAGAATTCAAAACCGCTTAAATTACTTCCTGATAAAGAAATCGTATCATTAAAATAAGCTGAATTTGGAGTAATTCTTAAGACAATTGGATTTAAAAATGTTAAAGACTGAGAAGTCGTAACTCTACTTGAGCCATTTAGGACAATTGGGCCATCAGCAATATCATAGACTTGAGGGATATAAAAGCTTAAGCCAGTAATACTTTGACTATTAAAAGCTGTTATCACTTTATATGCGCCATCCTGTCTTCCTAATTCAATAGAAGAAACCGTATTTAAGAATTTACCAGATATAGAAATTAAAGAACCAGCTATGCCAGTAGTAGGATTAAACCCGTTTACGACGAGAACGCCGCTATTAATAGACAATCCGCTGGGATAAGTATAGTTATAGTAATTAGAATTTATTGTCAAGCTATTCCCACTTTGCACTAAATCAGGCACAGTAAATATTAATCTTTGAGAAAACTCTGATCCAAACTGAGAAATAGAATATCCAGTTACTGGATAGTCCCCTATATTGATAGATCCGACATAGTAAATATCGCTTCCATAACCAGTAGCTAATTGGCCTTGCGTCAATACAGCAGGATATATTCCTGTTATAGTTGGCGTTCTTAAGAAAGTAAAAGTTTTATCAAATCCGCCAGTTATTCTTGAATATGAATTATTTAATATTAAATTAGATTTTCTTATTGATGATAAGTTAGGAGTATTTAAACTTAGATATCCAAACGTTCTAATAGTGTCATCGATAAGACCAGCATTTGAATGAACTAAAACTTCTGTATTGATATTATTTCTTGCTCTTCTAATCGGAGCAAAATTTGAATATTGATATGGATTTTCTTTAACTACTCTAATCTCGTCTATATATCCACTCCAATAATTAGCAGGAGTATTTGCATAGTCTCTTCCTATATAAATATCAAAAACTGGACTAGTTAAATTCTTATCATTATTTAAACTAAAGTCAAGATTTGAAATACTAAAGTCTAATTGAGAAGCGGAGGGGCCAGAATAAGTTAATCCAGATAAGTTTACGGGGTTTCCATTTAATAATATTTTTCCGCTTATACTACCATTGTTAATGTAGCTCTTTGATATCGATAAGTGATTCCAATCTGTAGCGCTTATTTGACCAGAGAATACTGGAGTAAACCCATTCCACTCTATTCCAGAGATGACTATTTGATTTGATGTCGCAAAAACATTTAAACCATTTTCGCTTCCTATTAAGAATTTTTTATCTGAAGCACTTAGGTTAGTTAATGACTTAAAATCTAATTCTACAGCGAAACTATTTCCATAACTTAAAGGGACGTTTGGAGATTGTCCCGTAATAGAAAATTTAATGTAAGGACCGGGGCTTCCAGAGAATAAGAAACTCCTATCATCAAACTTAGAAGTATTATTGCTTATCGCTACAGAACTAGAAATGGTTAAGTTTTTTTTGTTTCTAAATGTAGACTGATACGAATAACTATTTGAATTTTCTGTTGCGTCTACAAGTGAGTTAGCGTCACCAGTATCTTGAAAAAGAGCTTGAGTGTTTGGATAAAGATTGTGGCCTAAAATTTCAATAGCTCCGCCAATATAATTTTCAAAAGTGGAAATACTTTTAATGATTGGATCGTTTTTAATTACTTCAAAATTTTGGAATGGAAAGTCTCTGCCTCCAGAATTTTTTATAATAATGTCGTAGCAACCGACATCAGCGTTTGTTCCTGTAAATGTTAAAGCAGAATTAGCAGAGTTCTTTACAAAACCAGATACTGGATAAACTTTATTATAAGCTCCATAATTATAATCTTCTACATATCCAGAGATATCTCTAATTGTCGATACTTGAGTCCTATCTCCTCTATAATCATAATCAGAATAATTTCCTTGAAGTAGTAGAACAGTATTCGGAATATCGAACATCCCAGAACCAGTGAATACTTGATTAATGCTGTTATACAATCCTGCGCCTTTGACAATTCTAAAATCTTCTATATATCCAGAAAATGGATTAACCCCATAAGTAGCATAAGAACCTACATTATGAGTTCCAATGAATAATCCGCTACCTGCTGTGATTGTATAAGGAGTTGCCACTGATACTGTTGTGAAACTCTGTCTATTATTACCACTGACGGCATAGAAAGTATCACCATTAGCAGATGTCCTAGAAATTAATACTTTAGTCCATTGATTAGCTGGAATTAAAGAAGTAGCTATATTAAATTTTGCAGTATTGCTTGCATAAAAAGTCCAATTAGTGGTAGCGGCAGCTTTATAAAAGTAAAAACCATTCCCATCCCATCCTTGGTCTTGGAACATGTCAATTCTTTGGGCAGTCGTGTAGGGTAATGGATTGACTAAAAATTCAATAGTGAATGGATCTGCTCCAAAATTAAAATCTCCTCCAGAAGGAGAAGGTATCTGCAAGTAAGAACTTCCGCTGAATAACAAAGATCTTCCAAATATTCCAACTTGAGAACTCCTAACTCCACTATTTAAAATCGTCTTAGGCTGTCTATAATTTAATCCGCTTAGGACAATGCCGGTGGCGTAATTGAAATTTTTTCCAATAGCAATATTGGACTGTCCAGAATTTAAATAATAGTTTAAAGCGTTAAAAACCACAGGAGCTTTAAGAACTGAAATTTGATTTTTAGAACTGAAAGATGTATTATCTTTAGAATTTATCGTTACGAACCCTGCATTAGCGTTTGGAGGCACTGTGCCTGAAATAACGTCACCTAAGCCCGTAAACGGAGAAGTTATAAAGCCCGTGATTCCATTATCTACAGAAGTGGTAAAATTTACAGGGAAATAGCTTTCATTAACATAAGATAAATTAAAATTATTACCTGAAATTCTGAGGATATCTCCCTCATATGGCAAATTATTACTAAAACCACTTATTGATATCCTTCCATAAAAGTTAAAATCACTAGATACAGAAGCTATGCCAGTGTTATTATAGCCACTAATTTTAATTGGACCAGTAGTATAACCACTTGGGACTTTTACCAATAACACTCCACTAGTAGGCTGATAAGATATATCAGTTCCAGTAAGGTTATTAAAAGCTACATACTGAACTCCGCTTAAAGATTTTCCGCTAATTGCAACAAATTGTCCTACTTCTTGTGTTTGCGGGATTACAGCGTCTAATCTTGGAATTGGATAAAAATCAATTCCAGTAACATACATTGGCGAAGAAAGAGTAGTCCCAGTAATGAAATAAAAATTTGCTTTTCCTAGCAATACGCTTTCGGGTACGTTAAACTCTATGTATTCAGGAGTTGAATCATAATAGGAGAAATCAATAAATCCAGCACCGGGAAGCTGCAAACCGCTTACCGCATAAAGACCAGCGCCAGTTACGCGCATTCTCTGATTGATTAAACCTGTATTGTAACTTGGCATATTATAATCCTTCGAAATTTATAGACAGTCTTATGTCGTTTTTATTTACGCTTGTTTTAAAATTGAATATAGAAGAAGAACTAGTTTCTTCTGTATCTATTAGAATAGCAGCAGCGCCTTTCAAACTAATAGGAGCCACAGCAGTGATTAGAGAAGTAGAAACTGGGTTAAAAGAAGTAGCCTCAGTATTACCAAAAAATATTTTTTTAACATTAATAAAGTTACTGCCATTTATAGTGACTGTCGCTCCGGGTAAAATAACTCTTGGTGTAAAATCAGTTATTACTGGTTTAAAATGAGAGAAATCTTGTTTTAACGAAAACTCTGATCTTGCATATCCTTGAGTCTCTAAAGAAGTCCTCTTTGAAGAAACTATTCCTGCAAAAGAAAGTGTATCCAAAGGAGCCGCCCCTGTTTGTAAAGAAATATAAAAAGTACAAGGAACACCAGAATAAGGAAGCGACACATTAAAATTATCTAACTCAAAAGAAAGAGACTGAGATCTTTTACCTAAATACGCTCTGCCGCTTTGATCGAAAGTAGTTGCACCTTCTTTATTGTACTTCTGTACCTCTCTCTGATATTGATAACTAAAATTAGTAAAGCTATATCCATTTGAATCAAAAGGGACTCCATCTAAATTGCCCGATAAATAAAAACTTGAGAAGTTTAATGGAGCGAATTCTGGTCTATTAATAGGAGTAGTAGCAGAAAAAGCCCCTTTCAAAGGCTCGAAAACTTTGATTTCTACATCAACTTTAGCCAGAGCATCAGGAGAACCTTTTATAGAATAGTTTGTAATGTAGCCACTTTGGAAATACAAACCGCAAAAGTTTCCAGAAATACCCTGCTCTGAATTAGCTCCTAATAGATATTCTTTTACAAAGTCTTTGCCTGTTAAGTAATAAGAAACTGAGAAGGTCGTATCTACTGTGTCTTCAGCGGCATAAGAATAAGAATTCTTTTTAAACTCTTCATTATAAACAGGAGTGTTTGATGAATCAAGGGACATGTTTACATTAGAGGCGAGAACATCAACGCCACTTAAGCTAAACGTACAATTTTTATAATTAAAAAACATTTAAAAACTCCTTTTTAATGATATCTTACTTTCTGCATATTCATCAACATTAATTGTCATGCTAGATGAATCTATTTTACTTCCAGACGTATCTATAATAAAAATAGAATCACCTCCGAAAGTGCGGATATTAACTTTTGCATTTTCTGCTGTAGCGACAACAGAATTAGAAAAATTAGAATTAAAGTCCTCAATCGTAAAATTAAAATCTTCTTGTCCTGCCGAAAGGTCTATCTGTCTTGGCCTTCTTTGACCCACGGAATAGATTGGATTCCAATTTACGGAAAGAGAATAATCAAGACCAAGCACATTATAAGCTGTATTTGACACAGTACCAGACACTCTAACATTCCAAGAATGCGCCAATCCAGATCCACTACTAAATATATTAGAAGTTGTCTTGCTAAGTAAAGATCCCGAAATATCAGAGTAATTAGAGAAAGAAGCCGTAGCTTGAATTTTTGAATTTGGTACAATATTTAAAGAAAATCTAGAAGGATAGAACATCCCGCTAACACCAGCAATTTTCAAAATTATAGGAATTCTAGACTCTGGAAAGCTATTAATAAAAACTCCTGTTTTTAGGTAATCAAAACACTTAAAAATAGGATCAGCAGAAAACAAAAAATAAGAGAAATCAACAGTTGTTTCATCTGCCTTAGTTTTGATCATTTGAGAAGCATTTCTCCTTCCAAATGCATAAGTAGAATCTATACTTCTATTTACATTAACAGAAGCATTCTGAGCTTGGATTAGCCCTGATCCAAAAATTGAATTGACGAATACGTCACACTCATTAAAATATTTCATCCCTTTTTCCTTATTTAAAAAACCCCTTGTACTTTACCACAACCTCTACAGCAGAATTTACACTAGCAGAGAAGTCTTCGGAAACATCAATAAAATAAGATAACGCATTAGCAAAGTTAAAATTAACAGCATTTCCATTAAAATCTTTAGTATTTATATAAAAGTTATTGGAACTTTTCAGATCAAAGCTTAAAGTAGATAGTTTTTGAAGAGTATAGCTATCTTGAGAAATAGTAAAATCACATTCTACTCCGATTGGATAGTCAGTTGTAACAGAAAAAGGAGTTGCACTTCCTATATAATAGACTGGATATCTCGGAGTATTTATTGTTAAATTAAAAGAAGATACTCTGTTTGTAGCAAAATCTGCTATACCTATATCAATAGTATTAGAATTAACTAAAGAAACAGCGCTTGAAGAATTAAAAGCGCCCGAAGAAGGGATAGTGCCAGCATCATTAAATATATCAAATGAAGCCCTGACCATAGGCACTTCATCTATTTGAGCAGAGCATGAATAAGAATTTAAATAACACCCTTGGAACCCAAATAATATATTGGAACTAGGATTTGCTTTTTTAGTTATGAACCCATAGTTAGCGACATCACCAGTTAGTGCAAGAAAGTCATTACTTGTTGTTAGCAAACTGTTTACAGATAGACTTCCTATTCTGGCTCCTTGAGGCGTATGGGTACTGCTACTCATACCAATGAACTTGTTATGGTCAACTGGTATTTTGTAAGAGCATTGAATATCCTGAACACCATGAATCTGCTTCTGATTCAGGTAGAAATCCAAATTTTTCTTGTTTATTCTAGAGAATGCCATCTTATTTTAATATTTACACAAAAAAGTGTAATAATAAGTTGGTAAAAGGTAAAAGGTATGTCTAGCTCAATTTTTAATATTAGTTCATGGAGTAATTCTGTCGCATACAATAAGCATGATATTATCGTATACACAGATAATCGATATTATTACGCTAAAGCCGCTGTGCCCGCGAATAATCCACCAGTTTACTCTAGCGTGATATCTAATTCGGACGCTTACTGGGGAGGTTATTTTCAACACCCAGTAATTAAAAAAGATTATCCTTTGTTCATTTGGAGACCGTCTTATCAGACCCAAGCTAATTTTGAACCCAAAGTTAGCGTAATAAAATATGGAGATGGATACGAAAAAAGAGTAAGCGATCAAATTAACTTTAATCTTCTCAATTTTGAATTGAATTTTGACGGGTTAACCTTAGATGAATGTACTGCTATCCTTCATTTCTTTAGCGCAAGGTCAGCCAAGACAGCTTTTATTTATTACCCATCTGCACCTTATACAGTTGCGGCTACAGATGCCAAATTATTTGTATGTAGAAGATGGGGATCATCTAATCCATTCTTTAATAATTTCTCTATAAAAACTACCTTCGAAGAAGTCCCAGCATAAGATTATGGCCACTCAACAAGAAATTAAAAACGCATCTTTAAAAGTAAATAAAGAATTTTTCTCTCTTGAACCTTCTTCGATTATTTCTTTATTTGAAATTGACTTAACCAATCTTGGAGTAACAAATGCTTCTCAATTTGTAATTAATCTAAGGAATTTTCAATTGACTTTACCCGGAACAAAAAGCGGGATATTTAATTATAGCGTTATTAGATTGCATAATAATCTTAAATTAGGCAGAAATATTATTTATTGGAAAGGCGATGCTTATTTACCAGCACCTCTTTCAACTGAGGGATTTGAGATAGCTTCTAGAGGTGTGTTCCCAAAACCGAAAGTGCAGATTAGTTTTTCTGATGATATGCTTGATGTCTTTTCTTTATTTAGGGGAACTATTAATTTTGGCGACTTGATTGGTGCGAAGTTCACAAGAATTAGAACATTCGCTAAGTTTCTTGACAGGAGCAACTTTTATCAAAACGACGGCACTTCTGCGCTATCTCCAGATAAATTAATCATACCAGATGGATTTGACCCTGATCCTAATTGCGAATTTCCTAGAGACATCTATTACTTTGATAGAAAATCTTCTGAAAATCGAAATAGCATTCAGTTTGAATTATCAAGCATAATAGACTTAGATAGAGTGAAGCTTCCCAAAAGGAGAGTTTTAAGTTATATTTGTCCTTGGCAATACAGGGGAGAAGGATGTTTGTATGAATATAAAGATAGATTAAATACAGACATTCACGGGACAACTACCCCAATATCAAATCAAAGCGATTCAAGTGGAGTATCAGCACCAGTTTGCGGCACAGAAGATGATCAAGTAATTCAAAAAATGGCTTTATTTTCCGATCTTACTATCGCAGCAAATGCTCCTAGCGAATGGGGATCATCAACGGAGTATGTCAAAGGAAAAGTAGTTTTTATAACTAAAAAAGATATAAATTTTTATTTCGTCGCAAAATCACTTGTCCCAATTAATACACCTCCTCCTAATGGACAATATTGGCTAGCAGATCAATGCTCTAAAAGCATTAAAGGATGTAAAATTAGATTTGGAGAAAATCCTTTACCTTTTGGAGGATTTTATGGAGTATCTAATTACAATAGAGGGGCGATGTAATGATTTCAGATGAGATAAAAGCTAAAATAAAAGCGCATTCATTAAAGGAAAACCCAGATGAATGTTGCGGCCTTTTGCTTTTAAATAAAAAGAACGCACTAGAGGCTTTCGCTTGTAGGAATATCGCTCAAGATAAAGAAAATGAATTTGTTGTATGTCAGCTAGACTACTTAAAAGCAGCAATGAATGGCAAAATTGTTGGTATTTATCACTCTCATTGTATACAAGATAATTCTTTTTCAGAGTTAGATAAGCAGATAAGCTACAAGCTTAACATAAAAAACATAGTTTATATACTGAAAAGGGATTCTTTTGAAGAATATTCTCCAGAAAATTACTACAATAAATACATTGATAAAGACTTTGTGATTGGGGTATCTGACTGCTTATCAATAGTAGAAAACTATTACAATGAAGAATTTGGCATTAAGATTTTCCATTATGGAAGAACAGCAGATTGGGATAAAGACTATCCAGAGTTTGTAAAAAATAAATTAGCAGAGTTTTGTGAATCACAAAATTTTGACAAGTTTTTCGAAAAAGAGAATTTCATTAAAGTCGAAGGCATAGAAAACGCTAAGAAACATGACATTATAGTATTTAAATATTTAGAGAATTACCCTTCTCACTTTGGTATTTACCTTGGACAAAATTATATTTTACACCAGCCAAGAAATAAAAAATCAATTATTGAAAAACTAACAGACGCAGAAAAAAGAAGAATATACTGTTTCGCAAGGAGCAAGGAATTATGTTAACAGAAGAAATAAAAAATCAGATCATTGAACACGCTAATACTTCCAATAATGAAGTGTGTGGATTTTTAGTACGCACAGATGGCGGATTAGCGATTGAAAAAAAAGAAAATCTAATTAATTCTGCTACTGAGTTCATGATGGATTTGAATGGTCAGTCTGGCATTGCTGCATATTATCATTCTCATATTAATTTTGATGCTATTTCAGAAGCGGACAAGATTGTTTCGGAAAGGCTTGGTTTAGCCTGTATTATTTACAATAAGCAAAGCGGATCTTTCTACATCTATAATCCAAATAGTTATAAAATTCAGTACACAGGAAGGCCTTTCCTTTTGGGGTTTGCTGATTGCTTGTGGCTAGTAAAAGATTATTACTGCCATGATTTAAACATCCATCTTTGCCCAGAATTAGAAGCTCTTAAAAGTAATGTTTCTGAAGAAGAATTTAATGAAATGGCGAGCAAAAGATTCATTGATGAAGCAGAATCTTTAAAAAATAAAGACAATTATTTAAAAAAATATTTTGAGTATAATAATTTTAGGCAGGTTTACGACTTAAAGAAAAACGATGTCCTAATAATGAGAACAGAGAAATTCAATTTTCCTATTCATTGTGCGGTTTATTTAGGTAAAGACACGATCTTACATCATCCGGGAGACGGAATCTCTATTACCGAAAGACTTTCTAATAGATATAAAAAATGGGTAATTTATATAATGAGAAACAACCTCTATGACTAACATAACTTTACACGGTGAAATAGCAGAACAGGTAGGCAGAGAGAATTGGAGCTTAAACGTAACTTCCATAAAGGAAGCCTTACGAGCTATTCAAGTATTGTCTAAGGGTAAATTGTTAAAATATCTAATTGGAGCCGCAGAAAAAAGCGTAGAATATAAAGTACTAGTCAATAAAAGAGAAATAATAAATCCAGAAAATATTTCTCTAGAAATGCCAGAGTCTATTGTCAATTCTGAATTAGTAATGATTAATGAAAAATTAGAAACTTTAGACATTGTTCCAATTATCAAAGGTGCTGGCGGTGGTGGCGATAGCACAACAAAAGGAGTTTTAGCTTTAGTGCTTGGTGTTTTATTAATTGCATCAGGCATTGGAGCCGCAGGAGGAGTCGCTATGTTGGGCATTGCTGCATCATCAACTGCTGCCACTGTTCTTTCTGCTGCGTTAATTGGAGCAGGCATTGGCTTGGCCGTAACTGGTGTCACTTTATTGATGATGTCTCCTCCAAAATTTGATGATTTTAGGAAAATAGATAACGGAGGCGGTAAACCTAGCTACTTATTTGATGGCCCTTCTAACATTCTTGGAGAAGGTGGCCCTGTGCCAGTTGGATATGGGAGGATGAGGATAGGCTCTCAAACAGTTGAGATATCAATGAATAATGTTGAACTTGATGTTAAGTCAACCGCTAAAGACGTTAAAAACGAAATTTATAATATATAAAAATGAACAATCTTGAAGATTTTAAATACATAAAAGGCTTTGGAGGAAAAGGGGGAGGCTCTCAAGCAGCGCAACCGACTGCTGCTTATGAAGACTTAGAGGGGTTTGTTTATGGAGGCCAAAGCTATAACGTCTATCAGTTTGCCAAAGTAAAAGATCTATTGTCAGAAGGGCCAATTGAAGGTTTAGTTGAAGGACAATATCTTTATAAAGGAAGAGTTGGAGATTTAGGTTTTACTGAAATTGTTTATAACGAATACCCTTTAGTTGTTGGAGACACTACTGAATCTAAGTATTTACGATCCATCCAATGGAACGCAAACCCCTTATTAGATACTCAAGATAAGTACAACTTTCAACAAATAGATGTTAATGTAACAAAAGGTGAACCAGCGGGAACAGCGTTAGGCGGAGGGTTCGATAACGTTTCTTATATAAGATCTGTTGGAGAAAGACTAAGAGGGCCAAATCAACTAGCATTAACCGAAGACGAAGTCTCTGATTATCAAAGGACATATCGGATACTAAATAAAGAATGTAGAAAAATTAGCCTAAGCTTTAGAGTGTCTAGCTTATATATAAGTTTAAAATACCAAGACGGCAAAGCAATTGTTGACAATAAAATAACTATTGATGGCGTAGCAGGAGTAGACACGACAGACAACACTTTTAAACTTAGCTCTACTGACCGCCAAGCAGAAAATAATCAATCTACAATTAAGGCTGGCGTAGGATCTGTAATTTATAATAAATTTAAAATCAGAATTAGAGCAACTCCAATATATAAAGAAGGAGCGAATTCCGGTCTCCCTAGTTTAGACATGGTGTCTTCGACCCCTAAAGTAATAAACGATGATAAAAATTTAATAATAGTACAGCAAGATGCCATGCAATTACCTTTATTTATAGAGGTGGAATGTAAAGGCAAAGTCACTCAAGGCTATGTAAAACAAATTACGCTTGATATGTCTAGTTCTTTTTCTGCTTTAAATCAAAACGAAAACTGGTTAGGTTGGGATGTTTCGATTATAAAAATCACCCCAGAAGATACATTCTCTTCAAGAAGTTCGTTTATCAGCTTAGAAAGCATTACTGAAATATATTCTTCTTCTTTCCGATATCCAAATTCTGCAATCATAACTTCTAGATTTAATGCTGCGTACTTTTCAAAAATACCGGAAAGGACTTACGACGTAAAGCTGTTAAAAGTTAAAGTCCCTCAAAACTATGACCCTCTTACTAAAACTTATGGAGAAACGAATACTTTAACAATTAATCAAACGATCTCTTACTCCCAAACTATAAAGCCAGAAATTATAGATTATTACGTCGGAGAAAATAATGCTTATACCAATTCAGATAATATCAACCCCCCTATTACAGCAGAATTGATTGGTCAATTTGATGCAGGGAATACAACAAATGGTGGAGCGACCACACCAGTAACTGCATGGGCAAATAGAGTTGCTGGCAATTTGACTTGCACTTTATCAGCGAGCAAGCCCACTTATGGCAAAGCTGGGGAGACCAGTCCAAATGGTTCTTTTGGAGTAAGTTTTACCAGCGCTCAAACTGCTACTTTTTTAGATGGAGATAAATTTTTTGCTGATGCAAACGGCAACTGCACTATTTTTGTAGTGTCTAAATGGGGCGCTTCATCAACTTCTGGCACAAGAAAGAGAATTTTACAAGGATATACTAACACCAACTGGACGCTCGGAAACTGGGGTAATTACAATAAAGCTTTCCTTTTCGGGTCTTGGGTTTATGGCCCAATGGGCAACAACGATGGCAATTTCAATTCTTCAAATTACTGGCTCACTTCAAGTGATTCTAATACTTATATTGCTGGCGCAGTGATTAGAGATACCAAAGATGTAAATATATTTTGGCAAAATTCTATTTATTATGCCAAACCAACTTTTAAATCAACTGCACCACAAGGATTAGCTATAAACGTTAGAGAACCTAGCGATTGTACTGTTTTTGAAATTCTAATTTACAATAGAGCTTTATCGAAAACAGAAGCAATTAAAGTAAGGAACTGGTTAAATAACAAATGGAATGTAACAAAAAATAGTGCCACTACTTATTCAACTTCAACGAAATATCTTAATGACAATTCTTTAACAGTAGGAGCAACTACTTATTTGAAAGTGCCTTTAAAGACTATTTGTGCAAATGGCCAAAAGAGCAAAGGATACAGCACAGAAGGGCAATCTGCTGACTCATATCAATTCGATTTAATTCCTCAAAGATATTGGGACGGAACAAATTCTGATAGAAAATTTTATTTAAGAGAACAAGGATTTTGTAGTTTTTATTGCGACTTTTTCTTAAAATTAAAATCAGATATTGTTGATGGCACATATTCTTTAATACATAGAGATAATCAATTTAATCTTTCTATTAAACTACTTGGCGCTCAAGCTTCTCTTATTCTTACTATCATTACTCCAAATAAAAACTACACAATAACAAAATTACTAGATACTACTAATTATTCTCCGGCAGTGTTGAAAAATGATTTTAAACGTTTTAGCATTTATATCCTTCCAAAATTAGTAAAACCTACTATTAATTTCAAACCCGGAGCGGCTGAAGTTTCTCAAAATGGCATTAGCACTAATAAACTTTATGAAATTGCGACTAAGTATGGATTTTTTAATGGAAAACGATACGATCCAGTATCTTTAGTCTCAAATATTACCTTTAGAGAAGATGATACTTATGGCGAAGTATCTAATCTTCCTAATACATGCATGAAAACTATCGGCATGCAATTTTTTACAAGTTCTCTTAATGCGGTAGCAAGTAGCGTAAATTTTGATCGCATCCCTGCTAACGATTTTTTTCCTGATATTTTAAATGCAGAGATTAATATTTTAACTGATTTTAACACTCAAATAAGATGTAATATTAATATTGCTGACTATGAAGCTTATCAGACACTTTGTGTAGGTCACAATGTTAGACCAATGGTTATAGCTCCGAACGTCCCTACTCTCATACCCGGATATGCAATATGCGTATATAATTCCACTTACAATTATTCTAGAAATATGTCTATATTTGTTTACAATATAATAGGCTTAAATCAATCATTAGAAGCATACAATAAAAAAGATGTAGACGCTACTTTCGACTCTAATAACATAACTTTATCCTCCACGCAAAGCAGCGTACTTTTACCAGTAAGGCAAGATGAAATCTATCTCTTTGGCACTGCGCCAAATTACACTGATGGATTAAAGTCTGGCCCATTCATCCCTGCTTCTTTTATTAACAATAATTCTCAAATAGAAATATTTACAGACAAAAGCGCCACTTCTTTTGGTGGTAAAATACTAGGAAATGCAGACTCTATTAGAGTAAACCAAATAGAATTCGATAGAGCGTCACTTAGCAAAGCTTATACAAAAACTATTTTTACAGAAGGCCTACCAAAGAAACAAATCATATACGCCCCACAAGGAGTAACCCCTTATGAGACTTCAAGCGATTATTGGGATGGCACTTTTAAAACAAACAAAGAATGGACTGATAATCCAGCTTGGTGCTTCTTTGACCTTTTGACCAACAAGAGATATGGCGCAGGAAATCATGTAACGACTACTGATGTAGACAAGTGGTCTTTATATCAAATAGCGAAATACTGCGATCAATTGGTATCTGACGGATTTGGAGGAGTAGAGCCAAGATTCTCTTGTAATCTTTATATCCAATCTCAAGAAGATGCTCTTAAAGTATTGGCTGATATGGCTTCGATATTTAGAGGTATGTTTTATTATTCTAATGGATTTATTTATGCAATAAATGACATGCCAGAAGAGACCCCTGTTTATTCGTTTACAAATTCTAATGTTATAGATGGTAATTTTAATTATGAATCTACTTCTCTAAAAGATAGGAATTCTGCTGTTTACGTTAGATACGTTGACAAGAATAACCTTTATAAGCCAGCAGTAGAATATGTAGAGAACATAGAAGCAGTTAGGAAATTTGGGTTTAAAGAAACTGAATTAACCGCTTTTGGATGTACAAGCAGAGGGCAAGCTCAAAGATTAGGCAGATGGTTATTGGCCTCAGAATATAATGAAACAGAAACCGTTTCTTTTGAAGCAGGTCCAGAGTGCGTCTATCTAAAACCCGGAGACGTAATTAAAGTCCATGATTACAATAAAAAATATAAAACAGTAGGCGGACGCTTAAATTATATTGACATTTCTGGAGATGCAAACGTTACCACTGGGACATTAACTTTAGATCGAAAACTTGATTTCAATTTTTCTGGAGGACAAAACTATAAGCTAACTATCCTTTCTCCTAAATACAATTTAGATCCTAGTATTAATGGAGCAGTTACAACAAGTAACGATTATAATGAATACAGGAAACCATTAACTAATTCTTTTATTATAGGAAGCGGCAACTTAATCACTGGTCAATATTATGATTCTATTAGGATTACTGGATTAGCGCCAGTAATGGCTTCTGGATTAAACGTAACTGGACTATCTTATTTTACTGGAGCATCAGGGATGTCTCCAAAATCAATTACTTGGGCTTTAGAAAATTCAGGAAATTTAAATGGATCTACTGATAGCGATTATGACTTTTATAGAGTCTTTAGGATTCAAGAATCTACTGAAGGCGCGGACTATACAGTTATGGGTTCTCAAATGTATAATTTGAAATATACTCAAATAGAATCTGGTTTAAACATCACTCCAACTAAACCTTCCGCTGGAGGAGCCTCTGTGCCTTCAAAAGTTATATTCAATCCTTTGCCTAATAATTCTTTAGACGTTTCTATTTCTTATGATTCCTCAATTAAAACAAATACTATTGCATTCAAAGTATTTATTGTACAAAATTACGATGCATCTTTCGATCCTAATAAATATACAGTTTTTTCTTTTGTAGCTATTGATCTTTATGAATCATTTGTGAACATAAACATAACTCCACCAAATGGCGGCGGGACCATGAGAGTATACGGAGTGAATATTAATAATGAATGTACATTATCTTACACTCTCGGACAAGATGCTTCTGACACATCTAGCTCATCTGTAAGCTCTAACTTAAATATTAGCTACAACGATGTAAATAAAAATTCTTCTATATCTTTATCTGATAATAAAGTCTATGGATTTATCTCTCCTATTGCTCAAACAAGATCAAACTATTTTAAAAATGATTCTCCCACAAATATATCTTCTGTAACTCCTATAAACTCTTTAAGCATAAATATACCATTAGATTTTATTTCTAATCTTACTAAATTTACAGACGATAAATTCCCTTATAGAATTAAAGTAATTCCAGAGAAAGTAGAAACAAAACAAGCATTTATTTCAAGCTTTTCTAAGTATCAAAATTCAAGCAGCCCAAACGATTACATCTTTGAAGATAAGACGTATGACTCAAGAGGATTTTATTCTTATGAAACTTCAAAAACATTAGCAAGATACAGAAGCTTTTCTATAGCGATTGATAAAGCTAGCGCTTCAACTGATACACTTTCATCTACCTCAAATGATTTTGTTAACTCAGATGGATTTTTGTTACTAACTTACGACAACGAAGAATCTTCATTAGTAAATCTTTTAAATACGATACTCCTTGACACGGGCAACTCTTTTACTTTAACAACTCAGAACGGCGAAAACTCAATTAAGATATCAATTAATCAAAGCTCATCAAATGCTTTTGTCAATAAATTTTATATATTATTAATTCCTATTGATCAAAAATTTCAATTTGGAATCAACACAATAATTTATAAAAATCGTATTCCATTCTCTATTAGAAATTCTTCTGGAAACGAAATCATAGATTCTCATTTTGTGTCTTTTACAAATACTCAATCAGAATTTCGTTTTGATCAAAAAGTCGATGACAACGGTAAATCTTTTTCTTCTACTTCTTATAAAGCTTATTTAATAGCACAAGACTCCTTGATGGAAGCATGGAAAGCCGCAGACTTAAATGCTGCAAGAGAAATATTAGATTACTACTCTTCATTCATTGATAAAAATGAAACGGTTGGCAAAATTTATCCACAAATAAGCGATCCAATTGATATAAAGAAAATAGCAGACCCGACTGTAATCTCTTCTTTGGAAACAGTACTTAAGGAATCTAGTGGAAAATATCTTCATTTTTCTTTGAATAAAACGATAATGATTGAAAATATTTTTGACACTTCCGTAGCCGCTACGTCTGTTTTGCCTAATTATACAATAAGCAGAAGAAGCGTAATTTATAAGCCTACTTTAGATACAAATTTAGTAACTCAAGACAATAGAATTGTATCTACAGATCCAAATGGGACTATGGCTTATTACAAGCTCTCTTTACAAAATAGAGACAACATTTCCAACTCTCCAATTTCTCCTGTTATTCCTCAAAGCGCAAGAGCGTATGTATTAAATGGTAATAAAATTTTTACAAGAGCTTTGATACAAAATACAGACACCTCTGCCTCTCCTAAGCTAATTCAAGGAATAAATTCAGAAGGAAACAGCCCAAACATCTACAAACTTAGAAGTACAATTACGCAGGATAGTTTATTTGGCAAAAATGGGCAAGAAGTATTTGATATTTCTATTATTAGATTAAGCGACTTATCTGGAGATATAAAGAGTAAAATTACCGATTACTCCCCCATCTTTAATAATATAGCTGTGACATCTACAAATTCAAATACAGAAGCTAGTTCTAAAACTATATTTGATAGTGCAATTACTAATAATCTTTTTAATTCTTCTTTTAATGTCATTAATCTGACTCCTGAAAATAACTGGAACGAACTTGGCCTTCTCCCTAAAAATATTATTTGCAACATAGGGAATTCTCCAAAACAATTTACTGTTTATAGTTTAAACGGAGATGCTGTCAGTAGTCAATTTCAAATACCTGCATTGAATAGCCTTTTCTATGCAGGAGTCCCTGTTCTGGAGGAAGACAGTATATCTGTATCATTAACTATTACTGATAACATAAAGGAAACTAAACCAATAAAAGTATATTGCTTTAATGGAGAAGATCTAATTGAAAGCTCAGTAAATAAAACGACAATAGAAAAAGGTAATTACAACGAAATCAGAGTGACTCTAACAAGTTTAAAATTTAACAATTACTACACTTATGCCAACTCTTATAATACTTCGGCCTCTATAACGAATTCAAATTTCTGGAGATTTAAAGATCCAAAGAATTTAGCTTTTGCACATTTATCAGCAAAAAATGCTTTAGGAGGCTCAATTCCTAAATACAACTTCCACATCCAAACATTAGAATTATCAATAGTAATAACTTACTAAAAAATGAAATACTATATTATTTACTTTATTAACGGCAGCTATCAATACTTGCATACCTCTTTCGATCTAATGAATAACTTAGACAACTTGCATCTAGCAGGTCTAAATTATGACCTTATTGATTATATAGTACCATTAGATAAGCACATCGATCAAAACACGCTAGAGGACAGAAAGTATTTACCTGACGGCAGTTCAATTTGGAAAAAAGAAAATCTCATTAATAAAAAAGTCAAAGACATAACGATTAAAAGAAACGCCTTGTTGAAGAAACTTGATATAGACTTTCTTATATCTCTTGAGTCTACGAACAACAGACAAACCCAAGTCATTAAAAAGAACAAAAACTTTTTAAGGGAACTCTCTTGCAGAACAGAAATGCATCACGTTCATGATTGCGAAAAGATCCATAAGTTTAACGCATTTTACAATATAGTAGACATAGAAATCATTGACCCCGGTTACGGATGCTCAGAGCCTGTTCCTTGCGTTACTATCTCTCCTCCTGAAGAGACTGATTACAACTATGGATTGGTAGCGGCTGCTAATGCTATTAGAGGATCAAAAGGAGAGCTACTCTCTGTGTCTATGGAAAAATTAGGATGCGGTTACATCTCAGATCCAGAAATCAAAATCAGTGGATACGAAGGAGAAAATGCTAAACATCCTATTCTAAAAGCAGTGGTTTCGAATATAATGTAAGTATGACAGATGTATTATTTTGTTTTGGTGATGAGTTCATTTATTCTAATAATTTAGCAGATTGGTCCATAATTGCCCCCGGCAAAGAGATCGAAATCATAGGCGATGAAGAGACATTCTCTGTCGTTCGTGCTAACGTTATTAATTATAATAAAGTCTTTACAGTAGAGTCAAATTCTACAATTAAAATCGATAGCACCATTAATGATTTAGTTTTAGATGGAGACACTATTGATTGTTATTTTGTTACTTATTATACTGCATTAGTGAATGAAATTACCGAAGCTGGGTCTGGATATAAATTAAATGAATATGTTAACATTAATAAAAATACTTATTTCGATTCTAGCAACGATAGAAATGAAAGAGCTATTCTCCAAGTCAAATCTGTTGATAGCAATGGAGGTATTACCGAACTCCATTTAATTAACAATGGTAAATTCACTCAAAACTTTGAGCAAGCAGACCTAGATGGTGGCTCTGGCAAGGGAGCAAAAGTAAGCTTAATCTTAGGTAAGCACGACAAAAAGGTTTTAAAATTCTTCTCGGTATTAAACGTCAAGCGAGAACAGGGCTCTACTTTTGTAGAATTGGATGAAAAAATTAAAGATAACTTCCTTACTGGTGAGATTTATATAAAACGATATCGCGTCACTTTAAATAAACCTACAGGCAAAGAATACTCTAGCCATCCTTTTATTCTTAAAGTAGAGAAGACTCCTTTCTTAAACTTGCCACTAGCCAAAGATAACAATATAGAGCAAATCTATAATCAGGCTATACTGACTATAGACTCTAAGATTAAAGAATTATCTACTGGAGTAAAGTAATCCTCCGGGTCTCTTTTGTTCGACTAATACTTCAACAACTTTGCTTCTAAGTAACTCAGCAAGTTTGCCATTGTTTTGAATGCTGTTCTGATCGGTTTTGGAATTGGATGCGCCTTTTTGAGTGCTGGAGTTAGCTTCAGAGGTAACTTCGCCGCCTTGAGACATGTTAATTGAAATATTATTTACTACAGACATACCAGACTCTTGGGTAGCTCCAGCAAGAGAAGACCTTCCTGATTCTGATTGAGTTATTCCCGAATCCTTAGATAAGTTATCATTTAAAGTATTCAATGCAGTTACTAATTCATCCATGCTAGAAGACTGGTCTGTATTGCTTTGACCACTATAACTTGTTCCCACCATCCCGCCTCTAGCATATTTAGGAAGAGAACCAGAATTCAATTGACCCATGAAATCTTTGCCGTACATATCGACGGCTTTTTTATTCATGACGTATTCGCCGCCCATTAACAAAGCGGGGATATTGTCTTGGCCTGTAGAGCCGCCGCCAGCAAATTTAGCAATATAACCACCACTTGCTTTTTTTCCAGTATAATTAGGCATAGAAGATGAGTACGCCTGATAAGGTTTGCCGACTGTAGCTTTAGGTGTTCTTAATTTTTCTGCTCCCATTGTGAGGCCAGCAGAAGCTATTTGAATGCCAGCGGCAGCTAATCCCGAATAGAAGGTACTATTTACTTGATTTTTATAGTTTTTAAGGCTCTGCTTCTTGTCTGCCTCATATTGCGCTCGGTCTTGTAAGTACTGATCAAGTTTTTCATAACGATCTTGTCTTAACTTATTTTGAGGATTACTGTCGTCAGTTAGGGCTGCGGCTGACAATCTAGAATCAACAGCGTATTCTCCAGAAGTTGGGCGATCAGGGTTATCGTACAAGAATTCATTTTGTAATGGGCCAATAGAGAATCCTCCAGTTGCATATCTTGGGATAATTCCACCATTTAGATTCCTTAAATAGTCAGATCCATATTTATCAACAGAAGATTTCTTAATGACATACTCGCCGCCGCTCATCATCGCGGGCACATCATCTTTCATCCCAGAGCCGCCAGTAACCATACCTCCAGAATTATATTTCTTTATTTCGCCACCATTTTTAAGTCCAGCAGCGGCTTTACCAAAAGCAAACAAAGCATCAACTCCCATCTCTAAAGACTTATCAAGCATTCTATTTAAGATACCTTGGAACATGTCTCTAAATGCATCTTTAAGGGTTTTAGTGCCTTTGATAGCTTCGCCAAATGCGCTGCCAATACCAGACTTAAAATCAGTTTGAAATGTATCAATTAGTTGACCAGTGTCTCTGGCAAAATCTGCTTTGTTGTAAGTAGTATTTTTTTCAGTGATAGCTCCTATATCTACATTCCCTTCGCGAGCATTGCTTTCAATTCTGGCATTAGCAAAAGCCGCTCTTTCGTCTTTGAAAAACTTGTTGCCAAATGCGCTTTTATAATACAATTTAAATTGGTCTTCAGCAATTTTATTTTGTATTTCCAAAGTTTTGTTTCTGATATCAATTTGTAATTTTAAAAGCTTTTCTTCTTCTTCTGCGCTTTTTTGTTTTTTGTTTAATAGTTCTTCTATTTTAATATTAATCTGATTGAGATCTTCGTTATCGAATCTCCTATTTGAAAACTCATCAAGCCTCTGTATATTCTCTCTTGTCCTTTTTAACATGTCATCAGGCAGTCGAGACTGATAACTAAGTGGTTCGTCTAATGGAAATTTATATCCGCCAGCAAAAGGTCCAAATTCGCTTTCTTTTGTACGCGGACGCATGATCCCTTCGGCTATCTTCGTTTTTTTTGCATCTTTTTCTTTAATAGAAATTATATCTTGTTCTGTCATGGAGCTTTGAAAGTCTCTATTTATATTATCAACAAGTTCTTTGTATGTCCCAGTAAAATCCATTCTTTCGTTAGCAAATCCTAATGCTGGTTTTTTGCGTGAATCAATTAATTGACTTAATCTTTTTTGATTTCTGTTTACAGATTCATCACTTGTTCCAAAAGTTTCTTGCAATTCAATCGCTTTATCCCTAACGGTTCGATCCGCCAAGGTTTTTGCTCCGCGATAACCCGGCCTATAAACGACACCACCTTCAATATTGCCATAATCATCTCTTACTGCTTTGTCGTTTGGATTTCCCATTATCTCGCTGGCAGTCCTGCCGTATAAGCTTTGGTCTCCGACTACTTTTAGCGTGTTAAAGCTTTCAAAATAATCTTGTAATTGCTTGATTTCTTTTTCTCTTGAAGCCCTTATTTTAGCCTCGCTTTCTTTTGAATAGACCAGCGATGTTGCTGGAACCTTGGTTCCTTTTTCTTTTAAATCTCCTGATCCTATTATGCGTTTTAATATTTCTTCTCTTCCTTTCGGATCTACATTAGCAGGTAAAAGGTTTCGTATTTCAGTATCAAGTATATTTTTTTGAGTTTTAGTAGATAATTCATTAATAACCTCACTTAAAGAACGAGTTAATTCTCCTAATTTATCACCTACTTGTGTTCTTATTACTGAATTGAAATTATCATTCAAAGATTTTGGCAATGTCCTCGCCAAAATTTCATTTTGATCAGTTGTCAACTCATTTAAATATCTAGCCTCTTGCTGCAATACGTCAAGATAATTGCCCATGTTTTCTAACTTAAATTGAGAAGCTATTTGATCTAAAGCAGTTTTCACTGCGCCTTCTTTAGCCATATCAAAAGCTTTACCCAAAGCAGTACCTTCTGTTGATTTTCCTGTTTGAATTTCAGTAACATTTTTAGCTAAATCTAAGCTCTCTCTTATTTGCTGAACTCTTCCTGCAATTGCTGTAGCTGCTAATGGATTCAAGTCAGAAGAAACTTGTTTATTAAAGCTTTGAGCATCTTTATACGGTACAGGAGCCTCAGTAGCTCTATTTAACTGTAATTGATTAGTTAAGATATCTAAAAACTTAAAAGAAGTAGAGCCCTTTTGAGCAGCGTTTCCAATAGCATTAGTCTGTCTAAATTCTGAAACTAATTCAGAAAGGCTATCAAAAAGATCAGAGACTCCAGTTTTACCAGTTGAACCCAAAGCTTGGGCACCGCCAGCAAAAGAAAGTCTTTGATTTAAAGCTAATGATTGTTTTTGATATTCTCTTTGAGCTTGCTGAATTTCCCTATCTACATCTCCTTGAGCTTTGATTTCTGCGAGAGTATCTTGGAAACTAGAGAAAGATAAATTAAGAGATTGAATTAGCACTTCCTGTTGCTCAGGCTTAAAAGCGTTATTCGCCCCTCTAATTTCTTGTTCTAAACTATTTCGGATATCTCCAATATTTCCGCCTTCAGCAACCCTTTTTATTGATGCAGAAATAAGAGGAGTTAATTTTTGTATTTGCGCTTGAAATATACTTCTTTCTTTTGTTATTGCTGCGTCATCTCTAGCATTTTCAATAACCGAAACAATAGTGCCTCTAGCTTCTTCGGCTCTTTTAGTTATAGTCTCTGAAAAAGAATCAAGAACCTTATTTGAAGCTTCTCGTATTTTAGAACTTTGCCTAGTGTCTATTTCATTAACATCTAACTGAGATTGAATATTATTTTTGGCTCCTTCGCTAATTATAGGACTAGAAGCATCTAAAAGACCTTTAATTCTAGCCCTTTGAACAGAAATCGCACCTTCAGCTTGTATTTTATTTATCTCTCTAATAGCCTTAGCGCGATTTTTCTCTATATCTATTTGATTAGAGATCAAAAGGTTAGAGGCATTATATGTTGCATTTAATTGTTTTAGAGCTTCGGCAAATGCAATAGTCCTTTTAGTGTTATCATCTACAATGTCAGTAAGAATTTTCGCTCTTTTCGCGCTATCAATAATTGCTAACCCTTGTTTTTTTAATGCATCAATAATTGATTCTACAGCAGTAACATCAAATGTTTTAAAAGCAGAATCGAGAACAGGCCCTAATATGTCAGGAAGACCTCCTTTGGCTTGTAATTCTTTTTTTACACTTTCTGAAGCTGATCTATTTAAGGAAGGAAGTTCTCCAAGGTATGTGTCTCCGCCTTCATCTGAGATATACATAGGTGCCGTTCCTATAGCTTGTTTTTTTATATTATTAAAAAAAGTGTTCATTTCATCAGTTGCGTTTGGCCCTTTAAAATTACTCGTAATAGATTCTGTATTCAAAGAAGAAGAAAATAAGGCATTTAATGTTTTTTGATTTTGCGGCGATACTGAAGTACTGTCAAACAGGCCTGACTCTGATTTAATTATATTCGCAATAAGTAATTGTTTTTCAATATTTTTTTGAGTATTTCCCAACTCTTTATTTACTCCAGCAATAGCTTCAGTGACTTTTGTTATGTCTGTCCCCGCTTTTAGTACTTTTACTCTAAATTCTTCTGGGATAGAGCTAAGAGATTCTGTTAAATTATTTTGAAATTTTAACAAAGCTTCTGGTTTAGTTTTAGGGTCATTTAAAGCATCTTGCAACCCTTGTAAAGAAGAGGAATAACCTTGTGCAGCGCCAGAAAAATCAGAAGATTTTTGTTTTGTTTCGTCTAAACTTTTATTTATTTTATCAATAGCTTCTTCTGCTTTTGCATCTTTAAATTTTAAAATAGCCGATCCAAATCCAATGACTGCACCAATAATTGCTCCGGGAGCGCCAAATTGGGCTCCTAAACCTGCAAAACTAGCTACATCACCAAGTCCAGAATAGGCTGCTTTGCCTGTTTTGTTTTCTGGAGAAACAAATTGACCACCAATATTTGATGCTGCGCTTACCCCTAAACCTACTGGCGTTCCAATTGCCTTAGCATAATTACTAAACTTTGAATCGTATTTAAACATCGTTTTTGAATCAAATGTACTAGCGCTTGCTAAAGAAAGTGCCGCTTCTGCTTCAGCTTTCCCTGTTCTAGCAGCTTCTCGTTGAGCTAATTTTTCTTTTCTATTTGCCGCTCGTTGCTCTCTTAATTCTGCTAGTCTTGCCACTTCATCCGCAGAGGCGGCTTGAGGAGAACGAGTAATTATCCCAAATTTATCTCTAGTAGGTGGACCCATTACTAAAGGAGCAGTTAAAGTACCTGTTAATTTTAATTTATTGTTTACGTTTGTAAAAGTTTTTTTAATTTCATCCTGTATTAGTTTTTCTCTAGCAGCAAATTCTTTTGCTATCGTTCCTGATCCTTTTTTTAGCTCTGCTTCATATGCCTTAGCAGCATCAGCGTTAGTTTTTTTTGTAACTTCTAATGCTTGATTTAAATTTTTAAATGAATCAAGTGAACTTTTTATAGAAGTAGCAAACAAAGCCAAGGCACCAATTGCAATAGAAAAATCTACCCCACCAAATTCAGCAAAATTAGGAATATGTCCCCTTGCAGACATACCTTTTGTTTTGGGGTTTATGCCAGCTTTTTCTGCTAACCCAATTCCACCATTAAGAGAACCTTCTGTGGAGTTATAAACTCCTAATCCCATTGGATTGAAATTTGTCTTTAGCTTGCTGCTTTGGCCTACTTTAACTTGAGAAGAGGAGTATCCAGCGGACATCTCTCTTCCTATTGCTTCTTGGACTGCATTAAAATTAGGGACATGCCCTTTTGCAAAATAACTGACAATATCTTGTATATAAGTGGATTCAGACAAAATAGAATCTTTTAAAGAAGGAGCGTTATATTTATATATATTATTTAATATAGATTGCGCTTCTGAAAATGTGCGTTTTGAGTCTACTGGATATTGTAAGTGATTATTATAAACATTTAATTTAGTGTTTTTAGCTTTACCTCTTTCGCTCCATTTTAATTGAGGGAACCCTGTAGAGAGAACGTCTCCGAAAGAATTAGTTTCTGCGTCGTACTTTTCAAGATTTTCTATTTGAGGTATAAATGCGCTTGTAGTTAATGGGATATCAAATTGTTTAGCTATATTTCCCGCTCTATCCCAAAGCATTCCTCCATCCCCTCTTCTAGAAGAACGAACGAAATCTACATCAATAGAGTTATCTTTTTTGGAGTATCTTATATAGCTCTTGTCTTGATGTCCCGCTAAAACTTTTTCAATAAATTTTTCTCTAGTTTGCTTATTGACTATCGCCGTAGGACCTAAAACTCTTTCGCCTTCTCCTGTTTTAAAAGATTTTATTTTTGGTTTTGCAAAATTAGGTATATGACCCGATGAATAATTAGATACGAAATCTCTAAACTTTGAAGATTTGCCCTCATCAATAATAGATTTGTTTTGCTTATAAGTAGAAATGATGAAGTTCATCAACTCGGGAGTTAGTGAACCTTGAATTTCTTTTAAATAAGAGCCTACTTGCTCTGCGTTAGCTGCCCAAACGCTTGCCATTGATTTAGCATGAGCTTCTCCTTCTGTTCTATTAACTTGGTGAGCGGCTTCATGAAAAACAGTATCTAATATTTCTCTAGAATAGATGTCTCTAAATTTACCAACTGATTTTATTTTCTTTCCTTGTTTAGCTTTTTCTTGAGAAATCTTTCTAATTCTATCTATAACTGTCTCTACATGAGCAAATGGTTCAACTATAGATTTCGTACCTACTTCTTTTGATGAAGCAGTATTTAAACCCATCCAATTAGCTCCAACAGCTAAACCTCTAAATGAAGCATTAGCCATTCTTGGATCAAAAATCTCAGAAGCCTGTCCAATTGTTTGTTCAAAAACGCTTTTTAAAGCAGTACCAAAATTTTGGAATTTAGGATTTCCAGCAATACTCTCCATTGTTCCTTTAGGCAAAGAAGAAGAAACATCAAGAAGCTCAAGATCAGAACCCATTTGATAAGAAGGGACATTCCTAACGCTATCTTCTTGAGCGCGTTTTAATTGTGCAGCTAAATCCTGTACGGCAGATTTTGCCATTTTGCCTAATGGCCCTCTTAACTCAGTTCTGTCAGTATTCCAAGGATAATTTGGATCACCTGCACCAACATTACTCCTAACATTAAACATTAAACTTTTAGGAATATAGTCTACTCCTTGTACTTTATAGTTAGCATACTTCATTCCCTCTGACAGCATGGGAATCTGAGCGTATCCATAAGTTTTTTGAGGATCTCCTTGAGGATCAAACAATATATCTACTTCTCCACCTTCTGCCGTTAAAGTTCTTTGTACTGAAGATTTACTAGGATCAAATTTAGAAAAATAATATTTTCTATAGCTAGGATCTTCATTTCTAGTATTAATTGTTTGCTTCAATAAACCAGAAGAAGCAGTAGTAAATTTAAATGGAAGTTCTGCTACTTTTCCTGCTCTATTCTCTAAATAACTTCCATAAGATATATAGCCCTCTTTAGAAGGAGAAGCAGCAAAAGTAGTTCCCATTACTGGAGTATTCTTTTTTTCTGGATTAACTTCTCTCCAAAACATTTTTAATCCATCAAAATTTAAATCACCTCTTGGTTGATTAAAAAGATTATCATCTAAGCTTATTTTGCCCTGTTGTATAAAATTATTCCATCCTTCTGGAGTTCCAGAAACAATTGTTCTTATTTTTCTACCATTTATTTCTTTTATAGTATCAAGAAGGAACTTCTTAGAACCCATGAAAATAGAAGCTTTTCCCATTCCGAATCCAGACAATCCTTTATTGCCTCCTTCGTTTCCTGTTTGAGCGTATGGTAAAAATTTAGTAAAGACATCTTCAGGGGACATTCCAGTGCCGACATCACTAATTGCAAACTCATTTGGTTTTCCATATCCGCTTGTTCCAATGAAAACTCCTTTTTCTTGTCCTGATTGACCGTGAGCGACAGCGTTTTGCAAAGACTCTCTAAATACTGTTTCGGGATTAATATCCATTTGTGCTAAATTAATTCCCATTAGTCTAGCGGTATTTACTGTTTGAAAATCTTTTTGAGCAAAATTAGGAATAAAACCTTTAGCACTTGTTTTTATTCCTGCTATTTTTGATTCTTGTTTATCAAAATGGTTGCCTATTTCAAGAGGGAATTCTTTTCGAACTTTATCAATAAACTCTCTGATTGCGTCATAAGAATTATTTAGCTTATAATCGCCATAAGAATCAGTAAATCCGGGAAAGAATTTTTGGACATTAGCAAGGTTCGCTCCTCCCTTAACGTCAAAGTCTCCACCTATAGCACTTAATTTTGACGCAGTTTTGTTAAACTCTTGATCTCTAACGTAGCTTGCTGCTAAGTTAGTTCCAGCTTCAAATATCGTACCAGCTAATACATTGTAATTTTTACCAGTTTTGTTAAAATAACTATCTACTTCCTTATCAGAGTAATCTGATTTTGCTCCGGGAATTCCAGTAGCTAATTTTTTTGTTATATCACGGGCAAACTTAGAAGTTTTATCAATTAAACCAAACTTTTCTTCATTCAAAGGACTCCCTGATAAAGCACGAATTTTAATTCTAAATGATCTTCCTGCTTGTTTTTTATCTTCAGTGAGCTTCTCTAAATCAACTATCTCATCTTGGTCACTATTTTTTCCTGCAAGATCCCAAATCAACATAGAAGCAGGAGGAGTAAAAGGTTCAAACACTCTTTTTGCTTCTTCCTTTACGCTTTCTACTGTAGCTATTTTTGCTCCGGGTTTATACTCTTTTTTTAATTGATCTAATGATACCCCTGCCTTAGCTCTTGGATCATCTTGTACAAATGAATCAGGCAGATACCGTCTAATTTCTCCATAAGTAACTCCTGCTCTAACGAATTTATTTAAATCAGTTGCAGTAAATGGTAGACCATCTGTTCTATAAAATCCTTTATCTGGACCACCCCAAGCAGCTTTATCAGGATTACCATCTTTATCTTTTAATCTAACTTCACTCAAAGAAGTCTTCCCTGATTTAGAAGAATACCAGTAATCATTATCCCCATAGCGGCCAGCGTTATCTAGTGGTGGAGGACCACCGAAATTAGGCACGAATCCTCTAGCCATATAAGGATTAATGCCATTCTTTGCCATTGACTTTGAAGCCAAAGATTGTGCTGCGCGAGATCCTTGAGGAGGTAGTATATAAGGTTGAGCAAAGCCGGGAATATATTTAACTTTTTCGGCAGTATTCATTACGCCGCCAATTGATTTGGGGGCAGCAATTACTTTACCGGGAGTATAACCCCCTTGCATTGCCCCTACCATTTCGGAAGCTTGTTGTCGAGCGGGAATATAACCTCCAGCACTTCCTCTTTTTCCAGTAATACCACCAGATGTAGAAACCCCAAGACCTGACGCAATATAGCCATAAGCGATAGATGCCGAACTTTTTTTAAGCATTTCTGAAACTGCTGCTTGTTCAATAAGAGTTTGTTTTATTTCTTTTTCTACTTGTAGGCGGCTCTTGCTACCAGCTATTATTTGTTGAATTAATTGAGGGTTATTAGAAAGGATGTTGCTTATTTCTCCTTGGAGAACTGCTTGTTGTCTTCCTAAACTATTTAATCCTAAAATGTTTTTAGTAGCATCTCCAGCGAAAGAAGCAAAATTACCTATTAATTTACCTACAGCAAGCGCACCTAAAGCTAAACCGGGGCCAGTGACAAAACTAGTAATGCCTGTTAATAAACCTGTTGCTATTTTTTTTCCTATACTTTCAGAGTCTTTTTCATTATAGCTTTCTAAAGCAGAATTAACATAGTCTAAAACTTTTCTAATTCCGGGAGCCACACTGCTTTCGCCAATAGAAACTGCAAATTTAGCAAAATTAGCTGTTGTTGCGTTGAATAAAGCAGATAAGCTTTGATTTAATGCATTGTTCTTTAATATGGCATCATCTACCGCTTGAGAAGATGCTTTCGTCGCTTCGGCGAAAGCAGAGTTTTGTTTAGAAACATCTGCCAAAGCAGCTTTTAAAATGTTAATTTGATAAACACCACCGACAAGTTCAGCGACCTGAGATTTAACAATTGGATTCAAATTTTGGAAAGACTGAGCTAAGTTTTCAATTATTTTAATTGTCGGCAAAGTATTCCCAGAAATATCAGCGACAGTAATACCAAAATCTTTCAAATCGCTAATGACTTGAGGTCTTTCTATTCTTGTGAAAATTGTTTTTAAGGCATTACCAATTACAGCACCACCACGGGCAGTAGTTTGCTGTACAGAAGTAACAATACCTAGCAATTCGTCGAAACTAACTCCAGCTTCGCTGGCAGAAGATCCTACACGTTGGATAGCTTCTGACAAATCTCTGGAGCTAACAGCAAACTTAGCGTCAACTGCTGCGAGTTTATTAACAACATCTGTAGTTGTTAAAGCTTCTTGTGTAAATGAGTTAACAGCAGAAGTAAGAGCTTCTGTACTGGAAACTACATCAAGACCAGAAAGACGAGTTAAGATTAGAGCATCTCTAGTTCTCCTTAGTGTCTCTTCTAGTCCTAAACCTTGTCTTGAAAATTCTGTCGCAGCACCAGCGGCATCTTTAAATGAAGAGCCAGTATTTTTTGCTACTTCAAATAATTGATCACCAAATTTTTTAATTCCAGCAGAAGACGTATTTAATACAATATTGATATCAGTAAGAGACTTTTCTACATCAATCGTAGTATTAACTAATGCTGAAAAAGACTTCTGAACTGCAAAAATAACACCAGCAGAAGCGCCGAATGCGACTACACGGGCATTTGAAGCTTCTAAAGATTTGTTAAACTCATTAGCAAGGCCAGTGATTTTACCCAATGGTTGGGTGAAATTCCTCGTATTTAAATTAAGTGTGCTTTTGCTTTGGATACGAGTTAACGCTGATAACACATCTTTTTCAAGCTGTGCTGCATTAAATGTTGCCGTAATTGGAATTGATCCTGCTGATGTAGCCATATATCCTTAAACCTAAGAATAATTACACTTAAACACCGTGCAACTTCATTAAATCTTCAAAGCTTAGTGAGCCACCTTTTTTCTTCGCCGCATCTTCCAAAGAAACGCTTCCGGTGTTGTCTTGTTTTAATTTCTTTAGGTCTTCCTTTGTGGCTCCCATGACAGAAACGGCTTGGACAGCAGTCTCTTTACCGTTAGTCATGTTCTTATCTTCGTGTAATTTTTCAAGATTGCTACTAGACTCATACCAATCTATAATCTTGTCTACATTATCATTATATTCATCAGGGTGCTTAACTGTAGACTTGCCCATTAAATCTTTAAAGTACCTTGCATAACCAAATAGCTCGACCTGATAAAATGTTAAATTGCAAATAGGTTTGCCATAGAAGAAATAAGCATTGTCATCACATAAATAAAAATAATTAAGGAAAAATCCGCTAACTCCAATTCTTTTTACGTTATGATTATTAAATTTATGAGCAGACTTAGAATAAGAACTAACTAATCTAAATAACTCATTTTGATCTAGTTCTTCAAATTCTTCTAATGTAAAAGCGTGATTTTGGCAATTTTCGTCAGAGTAAACCGAATAATAAATGTAAAACTCATTCATCCGTTTGCCAGTGTATGTTTCGCAAGTATTTTCTAACAAATCATTTTTCTTAGTCTCTAGCAGACTTGTCTCTTCATTAATTTCTTTTATTTGTTTGTCAATGTTATCAAGGTCTCTAGTTAAATAGAGCTTGCGTCTAGTCTTATTTAAATTAGCAAGGGTTAATCTATTGTTTATTATTTTCTGATCGTCTTTTTCGTCATAGATTTTTTCTTTAATAAGTTCTTTTATCTTTTCTTCATTTGTGGGTATGCCTTGTGATCTAGCTTTTTCGTAATAGTGGTTTTCGCGCACTTCGATCTCTCCTGCATCTTTTGGAGACATGTGCTTTATATAATACTGATTATTGTTGCATAGAAAAGAAGATGAGCCCTTTACTATTTCCCAATAAAGAGATTTTAAATTTTTATTAAAAGCTTCTAGATCCATATGCTAAAAAGCCCCCGCTCGCGCAGGGGCTAGGATTAATTTACGCCAAGAGATTAAAAAATTTGTTGATCCGTTTTTAATAAATCAAAGTCTTCCTTTGATGCCGCTCTTCCAACATACCAGAAGCTAATAAAATAAATAAAAGCATTAGCTACTTTTATCATATGAGGATCTTCTGATTCAAAAATTTCGTCATACTTGTTCATTCGGGTTTCGTAATTTCCTTCGCCAAAAAATGGTTGTTTTTCCCCGTTTTTCTCATAGTATGACAAAAATAATATCCACCAAGTTATTACTTTATTACGAGCCCTTGTCTCTGCGGTATTATCAAACAGGGATTCTTTTTGCATCTCCAATTCGGTCAAAGAACTCTTAATAACAGAAATCTTGTCTTGCAATTCTTTTTTCTTGGTTTCAAAATAATCTGGACGATCTTTTTCTTCTAGAACGTCTAACCTTTGAATTTCGTTTTGAGCATTATACAGGTCTTTATAAGCATCTGCTTCGGCACCTTTAGCTTTATCCCCTAAAATGCCGCCATCATCAACGTATCTTTTATTTAACAAAGATCGAGTAAGGAGGCCAGCCTTAACGCCTTCAGAAAGTCTAACTCCATAAAATAATTCAGCCTCATCAAATAAAACTCTTGTGGGTTTCTTAATAAAGTACTTATGAGGAACTTGAGATACAACATCTTTGGTAATAGTTACCTTTTGTCCTTCTTCGTTTACCGACTCTTCTGTTTCTTTCACAAGCCCTTCTTTATTAATTGCAAATTCGTATGTAGTCTTCATTATAAATTTATATTATTTAGATCTTCTTCAAAATTTCTGATGCTATCGTTGCCGCTGTCTAGTATTTTCTTTCTTAGACGTTGGTACTTTTCATCATTAATATTATAACCATCTTCCTTTAAATCTTCAAGTAAGATTAAGAAGTTTTTATATAAATTTACGACTTGTCGCCTATTTTTAAATAGGACATATTCTTTTAGCTTAATATCTATTGCCATATAACCTTTGAAAAACCTTTACCTAATGGTATTTACACTCTGTAAAAATAAAAAAGCCCCAGTTTTTAGGCTGGAGCTTAGTTTAAATATTCTAACTATTATTGGAGAGGCAATGTTTCAAACATGAACATTCCTCTATCGGTTTGTTGAGGAGAACCAACTTGAGTAGTGAAGTTTAGTGTTACTGATTTATTAGCGCCAATTGAAGAAGAAATATCTTGAGAGTCTAGGCTTAATCTCTTGAGAACATATCCAACGCCTTCACCAGTAGCCAAATTAGTGTTAGCGCTAGCAGGAGCGCCCAACACAACGACAGCGTCATAAGTAGCATCATTATTTATTACATCAACAAGATTTCCAGTGGTAAGATCTTGGACTAGAGCATTCACGCTGAAAGAAATAGTAACTGGGAAATCGATTTCTCTAGAAAAAGCGTATTTACTACCGAGTTTTTGTAATGGAGTTCTATTTAAACCCATTGAGATAGAGAAATTTTGGATAGCAGCAGCAGTAGTGACATCTGTACCACCATAAGCTGTTCCAGTTGTTTTTGTTAGAGTGAGGGTAATATCGCCATGTCTCAGTGCTGAAATTCTGCCTAATGAGTTTTCACCATTAGGATTTGTAGCGGTTTGTGGTAAAGAGAAAATCCCGCCAGCGATTGCTCCAGCACTAGTTACACCGGGAGCATTTCCTGAATTTCCAGCAGTAAAATTCATGTTTAAGCACTCAACAGTAGAAGAAACAGTTGGGAAATCTCCTACAGCAGCATTTATGCTATAATTAGTCAAGAAACCATTTCCTAAGCCAATTGTATTTCCTTGAGTAATATTTGGAATAGCGTCGGATGCAAATGCAGAAGCATCATTACCTTCATTAACTGTTCTAACGTAATAATTTTTAGTATTTACAAAGCCACTAGTTAAGATTCCAGATAAGCAAGACTGAACAGCATTGACAGAAGTAATGCCAGCGGTAGTAGTTTGACTTGTTATAACAGAAAATCCTAAATTCTTTTCATTAGCCATATCTGAAAGTAGATATGAAAAATCTAAACCAACAGTTGGTTGCTCTACGATAATACGATCAATAGCAGCAAGATTGCCGAATTGATTGACATCTTTTCTTGCAATATTAAAATTATAATTGCAAGATTGAACGCGAGAAAACTGGTTAACAAATAAAGCTCCAGTTTGTGATGGTGTAGAAGCTGATACGTCAACACTATCATTTGTATTGAATAACGCTTCTGATTGGTAAATTACACGATTTCTTGGCATATTTTTAATCCTTTAAAATTCTATTCATTATTACATTTTTTATTCAGTTTTGAGAAATAATTAAATTATATCAGGTATTTGCATCCAATAATCTCCATGCATTAAAATACCCTTAGTTGCGTCTTGAGGAGAACTCATTTGCCCTCCAAAAGTTAAAGTTGCTGTTTTATTCGCTCCGATTGACGAGCTAAAGCTCATAGATTCTAATAGTGTAGATTTGGCTGTATATTTAGCTCCTGTGATTCTTCCTAATGAAGAATTTTCTGTTCCGGGTTTAATGTGAGAAATTGACACATCGAAAGAAACATCTTTGCCAGTAACCATAGTTAGTAGATTTCCAACAACAAGATCAGAAACCAAAACATCTACAGAAAGAGAATAATTAATTGGGAAAGTTATTTCTTTAGAAAATTCGAAAGTATTTCCTAATTTCTTTAGCGAATCTCTTTGCATAGCAATTGATAAGCTGTAGCTTTGAGCATTTAAAGAAGCTGAAGACGTATCAATACCAAAACCAGAAAGGGCATATTGACTTAAATCAAGGACAATGCTTCCGGGCTTAAATACTGAAACATTGTTAGTCAAATCACTCCTATCATTAAAATCAGGCAAAGAGAATGTTCCATTTACTCTAGATCCATTGGAATCTAATGAAGGTAATTGATAACGTTGCCCAGCCGCAGAAGATTTAAAATCATTAGCGCCTGTGTGGAAAGAAATATTCCTAGCTTCATTACCAACAGTAACAGTAGGGAAGTCTCCAACAGCGCCATTTGTAGAGTAATTATTAATTACAACATTTCCAAATGCAATAATCGCTTGATCTAATGTGCCAGTAGTAGCTACTGTTACGTCGTTTCCTTGAGCGACCGTCCTAACGAACATGTTTTTATCGTCAGTGACTTTCGTTAATATCCCAGATAGGCAAGTAACGTTGATAACGCTAGCCGTTCCTTCTGGATAATTATTTGCTAAAGTTGGAGAAAAAGTTTGGATATTGCTCGTACCGCCGATCCCGACATTAACTGGCACATTAGTAGGATTACCAGCGCTAGTTTGAGATCCATTTATAAAAATAACTCCTGACCCTTGGTTAGTTATTGAGACCCCTGTCGCTTGACCAGCAAATAGGCCTCCCGTTGCGACACCAAAAGAAAGCACTGGAGGTACGTTTGCTCCTCCTTGAGGTAGCGTTAATGTAAATGGATTTAAATATCCTTGACCGCCATCGGCAATAGAAGCCGCAGTTATTGCATATTCTGCTTGTCCAGAAGTAACGATAGTTAAATTTACAGTAGCACTCCTCTTAAGGGCCTTAACATCGAATCCTAATTCTTCTTCATTATTGAAGCTATTTTGAAGATAAGAAAAATCCAATGAAACAGTAGGCTGATCAATTATAACTCTATCAATTGCGGCCAAAGCGCCAAACTGGTTTACGTCTTTCCTTGTAATATTAAAATTATAATTAATACTTTGAATACGATCAAGATTAGTAATATTTGCGGCCAAGCCGCTAGTCATTTGCGCCAAAGAAGCACTCGCCGTAGTGCTGCCTGAATTTACTGTTCGCACAGAAAGAGGATCTAATTGATTCAATTTTTGAGTTGGAACATTTACGGCATTATTGCCTGTAACGAATTTATAGTGTCCACTTATAGCTGGGCTAGGGCCAACATATAAAGCTTCATTTTGGTAAATTACTCTTGTTCTTGGCATAAAATATTATGTTTGTCTTGGTTGTCTAAACTTGATCAGTTCAAAATCAATCAGCCCATAATAGGAGCTAGGATTGAGATTGTTCTCTATATCTCTTACACTCGCGACTTTAGAGACAGAAACACTATCTATCATGCAGTAATCTTTTCCAGATGTTAAAGAATCGTAATTAAATGCTATTCCACTTTTGAAGCTCCCTAACACATTAAAAGGATTATAAGTTGCGTCAATTAAAGGAACATTATCATAATTTCTATCTCTGAATAAAGAACAAACTGCATCTAATGTATATTGAGAATCGGCGATCACGATTGCTCGGAAATCCATTTTCGTTTTGTCAGTGCCGCCAAAAGCCCAAGGGTCATTTGTACTGCTATTATTTTTAATAAAAACCACAGGATAAGTGATAGTATTTTCTTTAAGACTTGACTTTAAAGACTCTGTTGAGGTCTTATTTCTTCTGACGTATTGAGTCTCAAAAAGTAGGACCTCTTCTGGCTGAGAGGTTAATAATACATTAAATTCTTTAACTGAGTAAGTCCCTGAAACAGTAAGAGACCCAGAAGCCAAATAGATTTGCCCTTCTGAATAATTAATACCGCTAACTGGGTTTTGACCTAAATTATAATTTACTCCACCAATACTAACCCCAGTCATTACTGTAGCGCCAGATATAGAAGTATCATAAACTAATCCTTTATAAGGCCCATTGTATGCATAGAACCCATTGACGTAAGATGAGTTGGCAGGAAAAGCACTTGTGACATTATAATAAGCCTCGCCTTTAGATAATAGAGTATGGTCAAACCACATTAGGAACGAAGAAGATATTTGGTTATCAAATTGGGGTTTCATTATTTAAGTTTTTCCTTTAGGTTTCTTAATATCTCGCTTAAGTAGTCTACAGTAACGAAAGAACCTTTTCTAACTTTATAACTTGATTGAATACCTCCGCCAGATTGGCTAGGCTCTGGACTTTTGAATCGGCCAGACAAGTAGTAACCAAGGCCAGAAATTCCTCTCTCAATGCCCTTAACCCAGCTTCTACCATTTTCCCAAGGCAATGGAGTCTCCGCTTCTATTGCTTTAAGAGTTGGAGCTAAGACTTTGAAATTGAATTGTATTCCTGTTTCTATGTTTCTTACTGTAGGTTTTTGATTTAGATCGATTTCTTGTTCTAAAATTTGCCTTACTTCTTGAGTTGGGTTAGCGCCTTCTGCAAACCCAATAAATGAAAACAAATTTGCATCACTTTTCGTTCCGGGCAAAGTCTTTGAAATATTTGAAGCGCCAACCCCCTCCTCTAACTCTTTAGTAACAGGGTGTTGATTGAACTCTCTAAGAGCTTGTTTTTTAATCCTTTCAAATTCCTTAAAGGCTCTTTGATAAGCTAAATTTTGAATGTCTTTATTAAAGAGAAGTTTTTTGACTTCCCTATTTAAGATTGTCTTATTTATGGTTGCCATTATGTAGACTCTTTCATCATGTACTCATAATAAGGTTCATCAATAAATCTTTTAACAACAAAACCATATTGGACATTCCAAGATTTGCCATCAAAAGTTATCTTTTCAGTGCTTCCATTTTCAATGTAATCTTTAGTTTCTGTCTTTACTCGGATTCTCGCAATTGCTTTTGGATTTTTAATCTCTGAACCTAAACCAATAAGGTCTTCTTCTGGATTGCCATAGAAGATTCTCGCTTTGTAAGTGCCATACACCGGGGTATAAGTTACGCTTTCTGGCAACTCGTCGCCGGGGTATCCAAAAGCTGGAGTTTGGTTTATGGAAGTGATGTTTTTAATAGGCTCTTTATAAATGACAATATCCTGACACAATGTATCAAAAAGATCATTGTAGTTTGATCCAAAGCTAGCTCTTTGTTCGTTTGTTAATAAAGATGCCATAATTAAACTCTATTAAATGGACGAGGTGTATAATATTTATCAGTGATAAAGGAGCCAGCGACAGTATCGTCGCCAGCAATTTGAAGAGGGCCAACATCATTAACGTTATAATCACCAACCATCATAGTTAATTCAGTCAAGGCAGTCTTCTTTGCATCTAAGTATATTTTACTTGTTTCGTTTCGGTTGATTCTTCGGACAGTCCCGCCGCCATCTGTTACTTCTAGGACAGAATCGTTATTTATTGAATTTAGAGTTTGTTTGACTTTTAAATCATAGAAGTAGCATTCATAAATTTTCTTATAAACAGACTTCTCTGCTTCGCCAAGGTTTGGGTCAAGCTCTAAAGTGGCGTCATTAATAACGATATCTTTATTTAATTTATTATTAAGGATACCAATATTGTTTCGAAGCCAGTAGCTAATAGCTGGTACTGAAAGGTCAGTTGGCTGACCTAATTCGAAATAAAGTTCTTGAGCCATGTCTACGATTTTCATATTAGTATGTTATTTCTGGGTTAATGATGAAATATCCACCTTCAATAGTACGAGCATAATCTGCTCCTGAAAATACTTGAACATCAAACAATAGGTAACTAGAGGGTAAAGCTGCCATTCCAGCCCTGCCTACATCGATGTCTACATATCCACTACTATATAAGGAACCATTTGTTCCTGAGATTATTTGTGGATTTAAATTTAATAAGATACCAGAGCTAGGCACATAAACGTTATCATTTGTATATCCCGCGCCATAACTAGCTCTTATATATCCAGAGGCCGTGAAACCTGATAAATTCATTATATTATTATCAGAATCACGGGCTACAAGTCTCTTGTAAAAAGAGTTTCCTTGCGTACCTGTTAAATTCATACACATTATTACACAAAAAAAGCCCCTTTCGGGGCTTGAGAAGAGATATTTTAAAAATTAAGCATTATCGCTAGTGGGAATTGGATCAGGGACCACATCAGGGATAACATCAGGGATTGGAGCAGGTGGAGGAACGGGCTCAGTGACAGCAACAACGGCAAGATCACTTTGCACAGATCCAGCTACATTACTAATTGTTACAAAATAGTTTCCAGAATCAGAGATCTTGGCATCCGCAATCTGCAAAGAGCTTCCGCTTGCTCCAATAATAGTCTCATTATCTTTACTCCATTGGAAAGCTAATGGTTGATCGCCCATTGCACCTACATTTAAAACACCAAATCCGCTAACGGTCAAATTAAGATTTTGAGGTTGTGATGTAATGGTTGGAGCTTGAAAGAAATTTAATGATGCATAAGAACTGATAATCGAACTCACTGGATTATTAATTTGTACATTGTAAGAGCCTAGATCGCCAGTCCCGGCTGAATTAATGGAATAAACTGGAGAGGTAGCTCCTTCGATAGCGGTTCCATTTTTAACCCATTGATAATTCAATGGAGAATCGCCACTTGCGACTACGGAGAATTGAGCAGGTTGCCCATCTATAACTTTTTGATCTACTGGTTGGGTAGTAATAAATGGAGCAATAGCTTCAGTATAGCCTAAATTATCTAGCACTACTTTCTTTACATAATTATAGTCAGCTTCGGCAGTTTGTTCAGAGGGCCAATCCTGCCAATCATCTCCGTACATGCAAGTATAAGTCCTATCTAGGCTTAAATCTTGTGGGTTTTTAAGGACTACTGAAAATTTGATTCCATTATGTGGATCAAAGTCATTAAAGTCTACGTCCAATCTGGTGACATTCGCGCCAGATGGTTTTGGGTAAACGGGTATAAATATTGTATTCATTTTCTTATTTTAATTGAAATTTAAGTTATTCTAATGTTTTTTACACTTTATAATCCAAATCTTCCTTTTGTAGCATTGTAATTTTGTAAAACTTGAGCGGCAGATAATGCAATATTATAAACTCTTGTTTCTCCTATTCTTCCATTGAAAAAATAACCACTGCTATGTCTTCCGATATATTGATCTGTTTGACCAGTAGGAAGCGCTCCAGAAGCGGCTACACTTTGGACTTGAATGCCATTAACATACATAATTTTTGAACTTCCATTATAAGTGCAGACAATATGATTCCATGCGCTTACAGTTAAGTAAGTAGATGGAGAAAAAGTCGAACTTTGATTACTTACTGAACCCATCGTTCTAAATACAAAATTTGCATTTTCAAAAAACATGCTATATTGAGTATTTACTTGTCCTTTTTCAAATAAGAATCCATTTTGACTCAAGCTATTAGGATAACACCAACATTCCATTGTTATTGTTTGAGAATCATAAGCTGCGGAAGTAGATGATTGTAACCAACTATCACTACCATTATAACTAAAATATTTTGGATCACTTGAATTATATGTTGCATTATTAATTGTCCAAGATAAAGCGGTTGGACTTACATCATAAAATGTTGTTCCTGCGCCGCCATAACTATATGGATTACCAGCATCAAGATTTAATACTAATCCTTGTTGTACAATTGTATTTGCAAATTTTGACTTTTGAGCTTCGTAATTTTGAGCAACTTCTGTTGCACTTAATGCTCTGCTATATACATTACATGCGTAAATATTTCCGGTAAAAGAATCGGTTCCTACTGATGGACCAACGCCAAATCTTAAAGTAGAATTTGCGGTTAAAGTTTGACTATTCGTTGTTGGTGAACCATATGACGCACCATTTAAAAAAGTTTTTAATGTTGTTCCTGATTTTTGAAATACTGCGTTATAAATAGTATCTCGTACTAAATAAGTTCTTGCAGTAGGAGAATCAGTTACTGAATCTGTGAACCACGCACCATAATTCCATCTTAATTGACCTGAATAAACTGTCAATAAAGTTCCTCCTCCACCTTGAGCGTAATCCATTAAAAAATCCCAATCTGATGGATTTTTGTGTTTAAACCAAATAGATACGGTCCAATCTTTATTAAAATCAACATTCAAGTTTTGAGATTGAAAAAAACTATTTGATGTAGATGAGCCTACAAATGATCCTTTATTGTAATAATCAAATCTAGGCAAATTAGTGCCAGCATAAAAATAATTACTTGTGTTTGCTAAATCAATAAAACTTCTATCAGTATTTGATATACCCCATTTTTGTCCAAGATATGTGTGGACTTGTTTCATTTCAGTAGAGCTTAATGATCTATTGAAAATAAGTATTTCGCACATATCACCATTATAAAAACGACTTGCTCCACTAGCTAAAGAACCAATAACTAAACCAGTAGTAGATTGAACTATAGCAGCATTAACAGTTGAAGATGATTGAGCAGTTCCATTTGCATAAGGAGTCGCAGTCGAAGAAGATTTATTTAATGACAATATCCCAATAACATTATCTGTATAAGACCATTGGCTAGATGCAGTATCTAAATAAGCAGATCCATTTCCATTTGCATAATAAAAAGTACTTGCATTAGAATTTCTTTGAATTACAAATCCCGTATAGGTTACAGCGGCATGATAGTTATCAATTAATACAGCGTATTGATTCGTTTGCGTTGTAGGTTTATAAATTATAAAAATACTAACATCATTTGGGACAGAAATTCCAGACGTTATTGTCAAATAATCAAAATTACCAGCAATAAAATTTATGCTCTTTCTGCCATTATTTACTGATGTCCTACCCGGTTGATATGCAACTGTTGCTTGATTTGCATGAAAATTATTTCCGCTTTTATCTCTCCATTGGCTTACTTCTGTGCCTGAACTGTAACTAAAAGTAGAGTCATCAGCAGCATCTAACCAAACCAACAATCCATTTTTTACAGGCAAATCAGTTGGATATGATTTATTTTGTGATGCATCTAAACACATCACTAAAGAATCCTGAACTATTTTGGGGCTATACTGAAGCATTTTGTTCCTTTATATTGTTAAGATAAATATTAAAATTTTCCTTGGTTGCGTCTTTTAGTTTGACTAGTTTATGATACTGCTTATGACAAGGATTGCATAATGTTATTAAATTATTGACTTCAAATCTATCGCCTGAAAAATGTTTCCATGAATTTAAATGATGAGCATGTATATTTTTATTAGAATCGCAAATAACACATTGGAATCTATCTCTTTCGAAACAAGACCTAGAGAGTCCTTTAAGGATAAATTTTTGATTTTTTCTTAATTTTCTTTCTTCTTCTGTTAAATTGTGATTCCAAGCATGATGTTTCCGACCAACTCTTTCTTTCGATGATCTTCTAACACCTTCAATTTTTCTTTCTCTTTGCAAACATTTACATGATCCTACGTTTCCATTTTTTAAATCTTTAGAAATAACGTTGTGTTTATTGCCGCAATCACATTGACACAGCCAATACCATCTATCATTTCTTCTGTAAGATTTTTCTAAAACGATTAATCTATTAAATCTTTGACCGATAATTGATTTATCGACTCTCTCTTCTCCTGAAATTCCTAATTTACATTTATGACAATAACAATCATTCGATCTATTAAAAGCAGAATAAGGAGTTTCTTTTATCACTCCACATTTATCACATTGATATTGAATTCTAGAAGCGCTATTTTTCTTTAACATTTCTACAGGCAAATTTATTTTGTCGCCCACGTTGCAAACAACTCCTTTGGATCTATAATAATTTACAGTTCCACCTACAATTAAAATTGGTAATGTTTTTGTTATTAACATATATTATTTTCCAAATCTATATTTTTGAGCGTTGTAATTTTGAACTATTTGATTGCTTGTTAAAGACGCAGTATATAATAAGAAATTAGCAAAATTTCCTTTAAAATATTCTAAACTAGAAACACTATCAGTCAAATGTCCTATAAAAAAAGAAGACCCAAATCCAGACGGGATATGAGAGCTTGTCCCAACAACAACACCATTTAAATAAAGCGTTGAAATTGTCCCATCACATGTAAATGTAATATTATACCAAACATTAACAGTCACTGTTGAGGATGAAGTGATAGATGGTGTGCCTATCCAAGCGCTTCCATTTCCAAGATAAACTACTAAATTACCAGCACCATCTCTGTTTAATGATATTGCAATAGTATTATGCGGTTGACCGTTAATAAAAGTATTTAAAGCTTTAGCTTGGTCTGTATACTTCATCCATCCAGAAATAGTCATTGGCACAGATAAAGTTCTGGTTACTGACACATACTGAGTAGAGCCATTAAAAAAAAGATTCCTTGCTTCAGTGCTAGTAAAAGTAGGAGCATTATTTAGACTTCCATTTATTTGACTGTTGGTTAAATCATACCAAGTTGTACCAGATATCGGATAACTTGAATAATAATTACAATCTAACCACAAAAGAAGATCATCAGTTACAATTTTGGGCATAGAAGTTATTCTATTTTTTTCCAACTCATATTGATAAGATGCTTCAGCAGTTGTTAATGCTCTATTAAATATTTTATAAAATAAAATTTCTCCTTGAAGATTTTGACTTGTACCGGTTGGATAAAACAATGAATCTGTCGCCGTTGTACCTTTGTCAAAGGCTACAGCATTTGTTAACGATCCATTCAAATAAAAACGAACAGTAGCACCATCATACGAAACAATATAATGATAATACTTTCCAGTTGTTAAAACGGTTGTGTCATAAAAATCAGTAAAAGATGTAGCTCCACCTCTGCTTATTCTCACATACAATCTTTTTGATGCACCATCAACTCTAATAACCACACCTTTTACTTGATATGATTCTCCATTATCAAAAATACCATAATTTGTACCATTATTTGGTCTAGCAATAATTGCAAATGCCCATTCAATAGTAAATGGAATAGCACCTAAAGTTTTTATGGTAGTGTTTGAATTAAAACTAATATAATCTGATTGCGCATTTTGTTCAATTGCATCTTTGTATGGATGTTGTAATATAGGATACGTGGTTGGATATATTGTATTTAATGTTGTAGTATTAGTCAAATCTCTAACATTGGTTACTGATGTTGTTAAACTTAGTGGTATTGCCCATTTTGAACCCAAATATTGTTCAATTTGTTTTCTTTCAGTGTCAGACAAACAACGATTGTAAACTATAACTTCAGAAATAAAACCAGTAAAAAAGTTCACATTTGAAGCGGCTTCTATTTGTTTTCCTATACTAGTAACAAATGAACCAACAGATGGAGTAAGTGTCGGGCTAAGTGTAGATCCACCCATATCTTTACCATTAGAGTAAAGTTTTAATGTAGACGATCCAGCAGATCTTGTTGCTGTCGCAGTAATTATATTTGCGGCGTAATCTCTAATATTGGCTGTTTGTCCGGTTGGTTGAATATAAGGACCGGCTCCAGCACCAATATCAAAATATATCCAATCTGCACTATTAACAACAGCAAGTCTTATTTCTTCATTTGCATCACCAGATCCTCTTTGAATTAAAACTCCATAATTAGTATTACTTACTTTTGTGTATTTATAAACTACAAAAATTGTTTTTTCATTTTGAGTTTGTAAAGCGGAGTTATTTGGAATTTCAAAATAATCAGTTCCGTCAAAATAAATACTAGACAAACCATTTAATGCATTACTTGTTAATAGTGGTTCATTCGCTAAAGTTAATCCACCGCCAGTAGCCACAACACCAGATGTGCTTTTATCAGACCAATATCTTACATAACCTATACCTTCAGTAGTTAAAGTTGAAGAATCCGAGGCATCGAGCCATAATATACATCCGCTCAATTGCTTTGGAGTTTTAACATATGAAACGGAAAGATCACCATCTAATTGAAAAATTAAACCGTCTGTTATACTTCTTCCGCCTGCATTTACTGTACTCATATTTTATATTCCATAAGTTTTACGGGTTGCATTGAAATTTTGTTGTATTTCTGTTACGGTTAACGCTCTATTATAAGCTTTAATATTTGAAATGATACTATTGCATGGCCAATTAGCGTCTCCTCCGCCAATAAAATAAGGAGTAGTAGAAGTGTATTGTCTTAATTGTTTAGTTAATGTATTGCTATCTACTAAAGCTCCATTTATATATAATTTTCTAGTACCTTCTTCTACATTTGCTATATAAATACCGTGATACCAAGTATTTAAACTTAAAGTTACGCCTAAAGACGCATTTGTTGCGTCATTATACCATGTTATAATATATATAACATTTGAAGGTGATTTATAATGCCCAAATCCTTCATGATACCCCTGTCTTCCAAAAAGATAACCGTCATATAATCCGGGAGGAGTCCCTAATAATTTAAACCAGATTTCATAAGTATGAGTATTATTACTCAAACTATCTAACACTGAATTAGCTACTGGAGTTATAAATTGCCCTCCAGCATTTCCATTAAAATAAAATCCTCCACTATCAAATGAAATAGCAGAACTAGTAAGATCAATATTATAATTATTTCCACTCATATCCAACAAACCACCACCACCAGCAACAGTATTAGCAGAGCGAGATGTTGGTGTAAATTCTGATGCGTATGCTTTTTGTTCTAATTGTAATTCTGCTATATCAACAGTAGCAGGTAAAGTAGCAATAACTGGAAAAAAATAAAAGAAAAAAGATCCTCCCGTTGCACTACTAGTAAATGTTCCTGTCCATTTTTGCCAATTAGAAGTCAAGATAGGAGAATAAACTCCAGTAATTTCTGGATATGTTGCCGTGCCTGTTTGATACGCACTAATACTAACCTTTCCACCTATCGCATTTTGAGATGTAGCTCTAATGTAAGCGGTAAAAGCGTATTGTGTATTTGCTATATAAGTTGGCTGAACTCCATAAGCCATTCCATCGCTTCTATCAGATCTAAACCAATTTAACCTTACACAATCATGAAGTCTATTATCATAAGCAAAACCATTTGTTATTGCTGTTTTAATTAAAGCGACATTAGGAAGGTGAGGTTCTCCCCACCACATTGTAGGAAAACTTGTAGCATTAACGCTAATTCTTGTATCAGAATTTATATAAGTTAATACTTGCTCTGGAGTTTTTGAAGCGTCATTGGTTCCATCGTATTGATGCAATGTGAAAGTAGTAGATGTTAATCTTTTAAAATAATAATTAGTGCTTAGATTTAATCCCCCTCCAGTACTTTGAGGTCGGATTACATCATAAGTTGCAAAACTATTAAAATATGCAGTAGGAGACGAAACGGTTATTACGTTATCAACAGAAACAGAAGCTATTGTTCCTATAGATCCATAAACTCCTCCATTATACAAACTATCTCTATATGTTCCCCAGCTATTTCCTGCGGATGGATAGGTATTTGCCGCTCCTCCTGCAACTGTACTGTATATATTTGTAGTAGCTTCGCCTCTAAAGCTTTTAGAAAATTCACGGTTATAATATAACTGTAAATCTTTTTTTACTACTCCTCGGTTGGCATGTTGGACAGACATACTTTATTATTATATTGTTAATTTGAAGGTAAGAATACTTTTCCTATTACTGAGTCTCTTTTACTCAATAGTTTTTGCTTTAGAACTTCGATTCGATCTTTAACTTTTTCATAAACTAATTGGCACACCTCTTCTTGGTCTTTGCCTGTAGACTCTAAGAGAGTGGCTATCTCTTCGATGTTTAAAGACTTGCCATTTGTAGTGTCGGTTATTAGGAATCCAACAATAATCCTGTCTGGATCATCGACTGGACAGAACTCGTATTTGTATATTTTGTATTCTATTTCTTCCATAAAATTTTATTTAAATAGTGGGATATAGACTTTGTCTCCTGCTGCTGCGCCGGTCATAATTGGCAGCCAAGAAACGAAAGTTTTGCTAGCTGTACTTGTCCCTGCTTCTAATAAAGCAGATTCTACTCTTAATACAGGGGCAGAGCCATCGCCTTTAATATGAAGCCTTGCTGCGGCTGGATTAGTTAAACCAATTCCAACGTTGCCATTTGTTTCGAATGAGTGATAGGTCGTTGCTCCTGCTCCTACTAATAGTTTACCATTGTCTGTTCTAATAGTAGAGTTACCTGCGCCACCATCAGTGGTTCTGTTTGAAGAGTTAGTAAACATTACCAACCCATTAGTATTACCATTTCTGCGCAATACTATTGCTGAATAAGCATTTATTCCTGAATTGTTATTTCTAACAAAAGAAAGATGCCCCGCATCTGTATCATTATATACATCAAGTCTTCCAGCAGCAGTATCAGTTCCAATACCAACATGACCATCGTTTGCCTGAATACGCATTCTTTCATTTGTACCATTAGCATAGAATCTTAAATGACCAGCAGTAGTACCACCGTTATTATAACCGATAAACATTCCGTCTGCATTGGTAGTCGATTCATTTCTAATGACTCTTATGTTTGCGTATATATCTTGAGGATTAGAGGTTATATTTAATACTGCGACAGTTCCAAATCTTAGAACATTTGCACCAGCGATATTAACATCACCACCAGAGACTTCAAATTTATAAGCAGGAGTTGTTAACCCTATACCAACATTACCGCCAAGAGGATTTAAAACTATAGGATATGATAAATCACCACCAACTGTGGCATGTTTGCCCTGCAACCATAGGCTAAATGGAGAAGTGACCATTCTGCCAACCGCTAGTTCTACGCCTAAGCTATTAACATTAAAAATTGAGGCAGAACTAGGAGTTAAACTGGGGTCCATTGACGTACCGTAAACTTCCAAAGGACTTCCTACTGATGTCGTTCCTATCCCGACATTTCCATTATCATAAATACTTCCAGTAACTAATAGTTTAGTTCCACTCCAACGAGGGACATAGTTGGATACTCCGACTCCAGAAAGGAAAGTATTATTTGCATAACCACTCAGAGTGTTGATTTTCGTATCAAGGACCGAACCTGTGGCAGCTAGGTTCGTGTTCGTAGTGTTAATCTTAGTATCAAGGGTAGAACCAGTAGCAGCTAGGTTAAGGATCGTCGCAAAGTTCGCGTTGGAATAACCGCTCAGAGTGTTAATCTTAGTATCAAGGGTAGAACCAGTTGCAGCTAAGTTTGTTATCGTCGCGAAGGTGCTGT